GATTTCAATTTCGTTTGCCATAGTCGTATTGTTTATACTCGTTTTACATTGTTATCCTTAATCCATTTTTCAAGGGATTCATTTGTTCTCTTTCTGCTTTTGTAATCTGGACAATAACTATACGGCTTTGTGAATTTCATAAGCATATAGCAATATCCGTCAAAATGCTGCCAAAAGCACCTTGTGCAATATCCGTGATTTGCCATAGCTTGCTGCTTTAGGGTGCATAACCTTTATATATCCATATAATATCACCGATTTTCCCAAAAAAACCCAAGTCTTGGTCAACGCGGAACTTCTTTTTTGACAATTTATCTAATGTTACTTTTGTTTTATTATCTTTTGCCATATTATATCACCTTTAGGGGTCAAATTATTTGGGGTTAGAATTGGTCTATGATTTTCGTATCAATGCTGCTGATGATGAAACTGTTTGTCCATCCTTGATAAGGGAGACAGATTCTATCTCTGGTGACATATTGTATGGGTTAGTTGAAGCATAGTGTTCTTTGTATATACCTATTGCCTCCACAACATCGCTTGCCACTACCAGCCTTCCATTTATTTGATATACCTTTGTTGTACCTATATTTGCCATAGTCATAATTGTTAAAGTGTGATTTCAATTTCCGAACCACATAGCCTTAATGCTGCTTGGAGTATGTGGACATAATGTCTGCAAGGGCTTTGGAAGGTCACCTCTCCATTACTCCAGCCATTGTTCCATCGCTCAATAAGCATTGAATCCTTGAAGCGATATTCAAGCCATCCATAATTTTCGATGGCATAGGTTGCACTGCTTAAATCAATGATAAATCCGCTTGAACGCATTATATCTTCAGAGATACGAATTGGTTCATAGCAGTCAAGTCCGCGATATACATCTGATTCGTCGGTCTGCACATAATGCTGCCCATTCGTTGTCATTATGCCAGTCACGCGGTGTGGCTCTTTTAATATTCTGTTGCCTTCGTCTATCTTTAACAAGACCCAAGCACAAAAAAACAATTCTTGAATATCCATAGTTTTATTTGTTTTGGTTTCACCCTTGCTGCTTTAGGTAGCTAATTGGTCTGGAGAATCTTGGCTGGATCCGTCGGCCGGGATGGGGTTGATGTCCGCACAGCGCATGCCTTCGTTGAAAGCCTTCTTCGCGTGCTTGTGGGCGTGGTGAAGGGCGGACTTGATCTCGGTCTCACTGGAACCGGCTGCCGTCATGGCTTCTCTTATCGCCGTGCGAAGGCCTTCCAGGTATTTCTGTCTCCACTTGCGGCGGGCTCTCTTCGCCATGTCGGCCACTGAGGTCGGGTGGCTGCACGTGACGATCTGCTCCTGCTGGTCTTCTCTGAGGTGGTGCTTGCATTCGTTACATACCCACGAACCAACCGTGCAGTCTTTGCCGAACGGACAGGGGGTCAGGAACTCGTTCCCTTCTTCTTTGTATTCGTACTTGATCTTCATGGCTGCGGGGGTTAGAATGGCTCGTTGTCTTCCTGTGTGGGATAAGGTGGCATCTCGGGAGAGGTGGACATCCAGAGCTCGATGAATCGGGGCTCCTCTTCCCATGTGGGAGGCTCCATCGCTGTGAGCATGAACTTGGGGACAAGAGCAACTTCGCTGCCGTCAGCTCCTTCCCATATTCCCAGCTCGTAGTTGCGGGAAGGTTTAAGGTCGTAGAGAAACACGTCGCCGTTGCGGTCGGTGGCGATGTAGCCGATGAAGACGGTGGTGGCACGGTTGACACGATGGGCGAGTAGGCCGATAACGATGAGGAGGGCGAGTGCCAGGAGGGCGAGGCCGATCCAAAGAATTGCGGTGGGGACCATAGTTTTTTTTGATGTTAAAGGGTTATTATTTGGGTTTGTTAATAAGTTATGTCGTTAGAAGGGGGTCCCGCTGTCGGGGTCGTGATATCCATCGTCGGGTGGCAGGATCGTCTCTGGAGGGAGCGGTGGCATCATGCCAACCATGGAGGAGTCGGTGAAGCTGCCGCCATCGGTGGGAGACTGAGGAACCTGGAGGGGCGCTGTGCCCTGGATCTCCTCGGGTTCCGGTGCATCGTCGGCGACACGTTGGCGCTTCTGCTCGAAGTACTGGATGAGGGCGTCGCGGTCGTTGACCAGGATGACCACCTCGACCACTCCGTCGTAGCCTTCCATGCGGGCGTTGCGGACGTTGTTGAAGCGGACGTTGGGCGATGTCTTTCGGTTGCAGAGTTCCTTGGGGTTGAAGTCGAGGTCGTAGTAGTTGGCGAAGTGACGGAGCTTCTGCATGAAGGTCTGAGAGCTGAGCGTCTCGCATCCGCGCACCTGACGGGCGAGTTCCTGGATATCGCGGCGGACGACTTCGCAGTTGAGGTGTGGAGGGATGGCAGGCTGCTCCGGAACCTGCCCGTGGGCTGGAATCTTCTCACGTCCGAAGAAGTAGTCCTTGGCCCAGTCGTGGAAGGGCTTGCCCATGGCATCGAGGTCGGCACGCTTCATGATGTTCTGCATCGGTGGCGTGAACTTCGGGCCGAAGATCTCGGAGAGCCGGAGGTAGTCCTGGCAGCAGTCGATGGCGAAGTTGAAGTCGGCATTCCAGTCGGCCTCGGTGTACTCCTCATCGTGCAGCTCCATGTCGAAGTCGTCGTGGATGTTCCAGCGCTCCTCCCCTGTCTCGGGCTGTTCGCCGTGGTAGTAGTCGCTCTGGATCTCCGGAAGGATACGCTCCATGGTGGATGGCGAGAAGTCGGGCATGACGTAGTTGGACGAAAGCATGAACTTGGGGGTCTCGGATGCGGTCAGCTCGAACGACTCCTTGTTCTTTCGGTTTACGGTCATCGTGCCGGTGATCTGCGAGTAGAGGGAGGTCAGCTTGAAGTCCTTGCCACAGTCGTCGAAGTAGCAGATGTCGGTGTCGCGGGTCACTCGCTCCCACTGGAACGAGCCGAAGAGGTTCTTCACGTCGCGGCCGTCGAAGCGGACCACCTTGCGCCCGCATTGGGTGATGAAGTTCGAGATGAACGACTTGCCGGAGCGTCCGTTGCATCGCCCCTCCTCGTCGATCTTGTTGTCGAGGAACATCATGGCGACGCTACGGCTGGCCACCTTGCGGCGGTAGAGCATGTAGCCGGTGCCGAAGACCTTGGCGACGTAGGTGTCGATCTGCTCCTGACGCTCGTGCTCGAAGAGGGCGGGTCCCTGCACGGTGAAGCGGTTGGCGGCTCGGTAGGCCTTGGCACCTTCGGGGTCGTTGTCCCATCGTGTCTGCAGCTCTTCACGCCAGTAGAGGCGGGACGAGTTGAGGTAGACGCCCTGGACGTTGCTCTGAGGCCATGGCTGGCCGTCGCGCTCCTTGTAATTAACCTGCAGGTTAACCTTGCGGTGGCCGTCGGGAGTGGTGACGACCTCGATGTCGTGCGAACGGCGAAGGCGACGGAAGGGGTGCTTGATGATCTTGTCGGCCCAGACGTAGTAGCCAGAGGGATGGCTGTCCAGGCCACGGACCTCGACCTTGTCCTTCGAGACCTCGACGAGGCAGTTCGAGAAGAAGAAGATCTGAGACGTGGGGGTGCAATCGACCATGTTGAACTTCCGGATGGAGATGCCCTGCACGTCGGGGTCCTTGAGTCGCTTGACCTTGTTACGGATGGGCTTGGGGCAATAGTTGGCGGGATCCTGGCACCAGCGATTGAGGAAGGCAAGCATCTGGGTGGTGGAGCTCTCCTCGATGATGTAGCCGTGGACCTTGACCACCTGGTCGGGATCGACCGTGCCGTCGTCGAAGCGGCAGTAGCCGTTGAGTTCGAGGAAGTAGTGCAGCTGCTCCATGTCGAGCTCGTACTTGATACCCTTCTTCTCGTCTTCCTTCTCCTGCCAGAAGCGGGAGGGCAGCGCCTTGTCCAGGAGCCCCTCGAACCAGCCCCTGACAGGGTGCAGCTCCATGGCGTCGCGGAGGTCCTTCGACATCTTGTGGCGGTCGTTGATGCCTTCCATACGTCCCCAGTGGAGCCACGCGGTCTTCACCTTCGGGTACTGCAGGGCGAGAGCAGCACCGCGGTCGCGGCCTGTGCCGTCGATGTCGGGGATGGAGTAGATGGTCTCGGCGATGGCCTCCAGCTGCTTCATCTCGGACGGCTTGATGTCGATGGTCTCGCTGTTGAACCACACGGGGTGGTAGCCCATGTAGGCAGCCACGAGGGAGTCACGCTCGCCGCAGCAGATGAGCAGCTCGGGGAGCTTGACGGTGTCGGGCTCCACATCCTTGGAACATCCGCGACGCATGGCCTGGAGTGCATCCTTGGCTTCGTCGAGGCCGTTGATGTAGCTCTCCGGCTTGATGCCCGTGGGATAGTACTGGAACTTCGGCTCACGGGTCTCCTTCCCATCCTTTGTGACCCACGAGGCCGGCTGGGCCTTGTAGATCTTGACGAACGGCTGGCCTTCGGCCGTGCGGCATTCGCGGTAGAAGACCATGTAGTCGCGCGAACAGGGCGAAATGACGGTGGTACACGTTCCATCAGCCTTGGGGTGACCCGTTGTGGCTATGGATTCGCACGAATGCCAGTGCAGGGCCTTGACCGTCTCCTGAGCCTTCTGGAGGCCGGCTGTGGTGTTGACCATGGGGCCGAAGAGGAACAGGAGCTCGTCGGTGGTCATCTCGGGCCGTGTGCCGAACTTGATGGAGCCGGGGGCCTCGTCCTTCTGGGCGGGTCGGAACACCTTCTTCGGGCCGGTGTCGCGCGGGCCGTCGGCGATGATGTAGCCCATGTAGCGGCAGAGGGCCTTGAGGTTGTCGTAGTAGGTGTCGGTGCGGTCGCTTAGATTCTGCTCACGGATGAACAGCGCCCACCATGAGAGGCCGTTCTCGCCTCCGTGATCCTTGAAGTACCACTCACCGTTCTGCCCGCGGTAGAGGTAGCAGGAGGCGTTCTTGTCGTCGTAGAACGGCGAACGGAACGGCTTGGAGTTCTTGTGCGTCTGGCAGTAGGAGGCCACGTCCTGCGAGAGCCCGAGGAGCTTGACCAGAACGTCGAGGCCGTTGCCTGAGCGTTGGAGTATATCTTCTTTGGAGACCATTTCTTGCTGTAGGTAATGTTACGGATTTACGGGCGTGTCAGTTCCAGGGGAGGTCGTCGATGGGCCCCTGCTGATTGAGGCGTGAGACCATCGGGTTGCGCTTGCGTTCGCGGCCTCTCCACTCGTAGAACGAGGTGATGAAGGCATCGGCAGCGTGGTGGGCGCATGGCATGTAGATGGCATCGTCGAGGCGCTCCATGCTCCCGGTCTGGAACTGGCAGAACCCGAGCGACTCGCTCAGCTCGACCACGGCGATGCCCTGGGCCTTGGCGAAGGCCACCTCGGCCAGACAGCCGCGCGACGACTCCCATCCGTCGAGAACCACGACGAGGTTGGCCTGGCTGATGACGTGCAGATCTTCGAGCAGGTAATCGACATCGGAGAGGCGGCGGGGCGTGGCGTAGGCGGGGTTGAACATCGCGGCACGCCTGGCCTCGGCCTTGACAGCTTCATTGAGACGGATGGCAGCGTCGAGCGGAGACATGACGTTGATGGCACAGTTGCCGCCACCGTATTGCTCGGCCCATAGCTTGCGGAAGCCTGCGTTGAGCACTTCCTGGATGTAGTTCTTGGCACGTTCGGCGCGGTCGCGGGTGTCGGCCTCAGAGTGGCCGTGCATCGGGAGGGATATGTAGATGATCATGATGAAAGTCGGGTGTTTGGGTGTCTGCGGATGAAGATCGACGAGGCGAGGAGCGGAGCGAGGGTTTTGAAACCCCTGGATTTGCAATTTTTGAAAAATGAGCTTTGCGTAAAAAAAATGATTTCTATATGTATTTATATAGGTACAAAACAATGGCAAATGTTTGTGCCTTGATTCACGATTTCGCTCCGCTCCTCCAATCGTCCCTGTCATTTCTTCATGGGCAAACGGGTGTTAAAGGGTTAAACAATAGGGTTAACTATTCGCTCAAATAAAACACTTAGGGTCGGGATAAAAGCCGCCGCCTGGCTCACGCCTGTCGGCGGTGAAATACTTTATAATGATTCAGGATATGCTATGTGTTGAACGAGCCGCTACGACCACGCTCGAAGAAGTCGATGATATCCTTGTAGGGCTCGAGGTGCATGCGGCGCTGCACGACGTTGATGATGCCAAGCTCCTCGAGGTGGATGGTGCTGTTGTCGATGCCGTTGGCGTCGCGGGCTTCGATGAACGAGCTGACCGACATCCTGGAGAGCTGCTCGGTGAACATGTCGCGGATGAAGGTGAGCTGGTCGTCGGAGAAGAGCTGCTCGGTGTCGTACTCGAGGGAGATGTGGTACTGGATGACAGCGTGGCCACCGTCGAACTCGTCGTCGGCCTGCATCTCCTTGCGGAACGACTTGAGGCTTGGCTCGTCGATGGTCTGACGCCATCCGCGGGCGAGGTGGCCGTTCTTCTCGGGGTTGAACCACTCCCAGAGCTGGGCGAGGTTCTCGAAGGTCTTGACGTCGGCAGCCTCGACGATGGGCTTGCCCACGTTGGGCACCAGGCGCTTGATGCGGAAAACAAAAAGATTCATGGGGTTGATGGTTTTGTGTACTTGGTGTGGTATTCCCTGGTTAAAAATACATAAGTGTCCGGACGATAGCGGAAGTGAGTGCAGCAGCTCTTCTTCGGCATTGTTTGAAAATGTAGCGTGCAATACACCACGCCATGGCCGGACGTCGGGGCCGAATGCTTGCAGTGCTGGCAGCGCATCCGTCGGATCCACTCGAACTCATTGGCCGTCGGCATTGGGGGACATCTCCTTCTCCTTGGCCAGGATGCGGCGCTTCGTGGCAAGCTCCTGCATGAAGCCCTCGATCATGTCCATGTACTGCTGTTCACTCTCGGGGCCGAAGATTTCCTCGATCCAGTGGCCGACGGAGGCGATCATCATCGAGCAGACCTCCTTGTTGCGTGTCATTATTCCGGCGATCATCTGGATGACCTGGCCAACTTTCTCATGGTCGGGACAGGAACAGGCCACGCTGACGGCCTTGCCATCCTGTGGAGGCTCTGAACCGAAGAGGACCAGCAGGTGGTCGGGGTAGCATTCATCGGTGGTCTCAGCGAACTGACGGCAGGCCGTGATGAAGAACGACGGCTCAGTCGGCTTTGCCTTCTCGGCTTTCTTCTTTCTACTCATAGTCTTTGCATTTTGAATGTTATGGGTTCTTGTTGTAGTCCGTGGTGGATGCAGTAGTGGCGGTAGGAGTTGGCCAGCCGGATGACGAGGGGCCGCTCGTCGCATCGGCACTGCCACCAGGGGTAGGATAGGATCTCGTCGGCCGACATCTCACAGCCCCACCATTGGGAGCGATGGGCCTTGAGGAAGTCGAGCAGCTCGGATCGGTGGCGGGCGATGGCCGGGCGGTCGCTCCATCGGACGATGTAGGTCTCAACATACGCCTTGAGAGTTATGTCCACCGTTTTCATAGTGTTTATGGCCTACGACGATACAGAGGGCGAGGGAACCGAGGCCAAGCCAGAACGTGGCGTTCCAGCAGAGGGCCACGAGCGAGGCGACGAGCCAGGCGAGGAGGAGGAAGGGTGTGCGGTTCATAGCAGGTAGTCGTCGCCTTCGTACATGTTTCCGAGTTCGCTGGTCGGGTCAATCCACACTGCAATGTGAAGGAGACCGAGGACTATGATAAGCAGTCCCAGGCAGAGCCATTCTCTAATTTTTTTCATAGATCTAAATTTTTTTTAAGGGTTGATATTTGGGTTTGTTTAGTTTCACCTTAATCCCGACAGGCCTCGGTCCTCCCCGCAATTTTGCAAAATAACCAAAATTCGACGATTGCGTGTTAATAATAGGGGTTAACTTGGGAGGGCCTTGCCCGTCTCCGTCTTACTTCATAGGCCGTGGGGTTTTGGGTTGATAATTTTGGGTTAAAACACTATTTGGCACCAAGTGGTGCAGCCGTGGCGTGAGATTGTCCTGCTTGTGACCGTCTGGTGCAGCCGTGGCGTGAGATTGTCCTGCTTCGTACCGAGGAGAGCAGCACCCATCGTGAGATCGTACTACTTCGTACCGAGTGGAGCAATCTTGCCGCAAGATTCAGGCACTCGAACGCTGGGAACCGAAGCACAGCGTGAGGAAGGCCTCCGAGAACCGGGTGGCAGCATATCGGGCCGTGTCTGCGTCGCGGAAGGCGAGGGCGATGGGATATTGTCCCTGCATCAGACCTTGGCCATCTACGAGGGGCGAACGGTCGGGATAGACGCGGACGATGGCGTGATGATAGATTCGCCCACACTGGCACTCGATGGGCCAGTTGGCCTTGTCGTGAGGTGCGAGGTGGCCGTACTCGGTGTCGCTCAGCACATCGAACCACACAAACCAGCGGATCTCCTGGGTGGCGTGGCTTGGCTTCCATCCGTCGTTCAGCGCCTCGACTATGTAGCGGAGGGCGATGAAGGCGCGGACATCATCGGGCAGGCCTTGCGTCTGGGCCTTGTACTGGTCGATGGTCACTCCACAGATGCGGAGGGCATCGTCGAGGGTACGGATATCTTCCTTTTTCATAGCTCGTCGAAATTGATCTTTGTCTGCGATGGCGGGTCGATGACCTCCTCACGTGCTCCGAACTTCGCCTCCTCTCCCATCTCGTTGATGTACTCGTCGGGGGTGAGGATTCGGCCGTCGGTGGTGAGGATGTCCTGCATGTCGTCATCGACTTCGGTGGCTGTGGTCTCACAGCTGTCCACCTCTGGACCGTCGAAGTCGGAGTCGTCGATCAGGAAGTCGTAGATGTGCTTGTTGGCAAGCTCCAAGGCCTGCTCAGGGCTGTCGGCCTCGACGTGGATGTAAGCGGTCTTTATTACCGACACTTCGTAGATGTTGTTTGTTCTCATATATTGGGGGAATTTAAGTCTTGTAAAAACCCCTTTCTGTCTCCCGACTGTAAGGGGAAAAATGTCTGCTTATGAAATTACATTTCTTATATGGATTACAGCATTGAAATGGATTTGTCAAAGAAAAGCCGTGGAGGTCGCCAAGTTTTGCGAGAGTCGCGGACAGGTGTGGCCTGCCTATCCGGCCGTCTATCGTTCACTTCTTGTGTGCCGAAAGGTTCCGTCCTGAGCTGCCTGGGAGCACACCCCTCCACGGCGTGGGTTATGTTGACAACTCGACCAGCTGGCCACCGAACTGGGTGAGGGCGACGTGGCGGATCCTCTTCGCAAGGTCGGAGTCGCGGTTGTAGTTCAGAGCGTTTGCAACCATGCCCTGGGTACACCCGAAGACCTCGGCCAACTTGGCCTGCTGCCCGTGTTTAATTATTATTTTCTCTTTTTTGCTCATTTTTTTGGATGTTTGAGGGAAAATCCTTATATTTGGGGCGTGAATAATTATTTCACGGTGCAAAGATAAGATTTTATAAGATACGCACCAAATTTTGTGGCGGAATCTTACACGAATTAAATATATTTTAACATATAACCTATGAATTATATGCTGTAAAACACATTATTCACCTTAAAAGTTTAAGTTATGACTACCATCAAAGAAAGAATTTATCGGATTGTCGAAGCTGAGCACCTAACTCCTCACGCTTTTGAGGTGCGCTGCAACCTCACAAATGGGTATATTAAGAACATCCGAGAGGAGATAGGTTCCAAAAAGTTGGAACTTATCTTAAAGAGTTTCCCACAAGTCTCCCCAGCCTGGTTACTCCTGGGAGAGGGCGAAATGCTGCGAAAAGATGACAACTGCAACTGTCAGACAGCCCACGGCGTGGACATCTCCCAGACGATGATCAACCAGCCCCCGGACATCGCCACCCTCATCGAGCAGCTCAGAGCGAAGGACGAGCAGATCCGCCACCTGCAGAACCAGGCAGCATCCCTCACCGAGATGCTCCACCACGTCATGTGCAGCCCTAAATAGTGGAAACTCTTCGCCAAAAATCGCCAAAAAGGGTGGAAACTCTTCGCCAAAAAATCGCCAAAAAGGGTGGAAACTCTTCGCCAAAAAGCTCGCCAAATTCTCGCCAAAATCCCATCACCAACCAATCCCCCACCCCATCCCTATGACCTCCAAACCCACATCAAAGAAGGGGCCCTCGACTTGCGAGACCCCCTCCAGCTCCACCATCGTGGCAGATAATGCCACGAATGACAGAGAGTTACAAGAAGGGCGAGAAAAAAATCTCGCCAAAAGTTCGACAACATCTTTCCCGAATTTTTCTGAGATTCGGGAAAGAAAAAAAATGACCCAATTCCAACCATCACACGTGCCGGCTGTTCTGAGGTGTAACAGCTCTTGGTACATCGAGTATTACTACACTAACAGTCACGGCGACCTGGTGAGGGTTCGCCATAACCTTAACCGAATACTTAAGCGTTTCCGGAAAGTGGCCGACAGGAAGGCCTACGCACAGCAGGAGGTGGCGCGGATCAATCTGAAACTCTCTCAGGGGTGGACGCCTGAAGCTGAGGAGCGGATGGCCGCGAACAGCCTGGCAGGCACGCCATGGGCCGACGTGAAGGCGCACTATCTGGAATACCTGGGGAAACAGGAAAAGCCGTACAAGATGTCGCACTCTACGGCCTTGACTTATCGTTCGACGTTCGGGATCTTCTGCTCATTTGTTGAGACGGTCCCCACATTATTATATATATATATGATAGACGCGGACGTGGTGAGGCGGTTCCTGGACTGGTCGATGGCCGTTAGGAAGGTGAGCGAAACGACGCGCGACAACTACAGGAGATGGCTGCACTCGTTCTGCTCGTGGCTGGTGGACTGCGGATATCTGCAGGAGAACCCGGTGGAAAAGGTGAAGCCCCTCACGGGTGGCCACCACACGAAGCAGCAGGGGCGGGACGCGATGAAGTCGAAGTACATCTCGGAGAGGGACAGGGTGAGGATGTTCCGATGGATGGATGAGAATGACCCGTGGCTGAAGCTGGCCGTCCTGCTGTGCCATGAGTGCTTCCTCCGGACGAAGGAGGTGGCACAGCTTCGGGTGGAAAATATCCGGCTGCACGACTCGCTGATATTCGTGCCAGCGGCCATCTCGAAGAACAAGACGGACGCATTCGTGACGCTGACGGATGAGGTGGCGCGGCTCATGATCGACCTGGGCGTGCTCGAAAAGCCCGGGCACTGGTATCTGTTCTCACGGGATCTGCGCCCGGCGGAGAGGGAAAAGCCGACGAGAGGTGACGAGATACGGGAGCGATGGAGGGCGATGTGTGACGCGCTGGGGATGCCGAAGACCACCTGGTACTACCACATGAAGCACACGGGCATCACGGACATGGCCGCGTCGATAACGCCCAGACAGGTGCAGCTTCAGGCAAGACACCACTCGATCGAGATGACGGAGCGGTACATGCAGAAGACGGAGCCGAAGGCGAACGAGGACATCAGGAGATGGAAGGGGGCGAAGAGGTAGGCCGCGACGGTGACACTTTGGCAGCGGACGGACAAAAAGAGAGAGCCAGGGCGTTATGCCTTGGCTCTCTTGATTAGTTGGTCGATGTAGGCGGACTTGTTGGCGACTCGGTCGAGCAGCGCGGCCGCTTCGGGCGTCAGACGGATGGAGAGACGGACGGAACGTCCGGAGGTTTCGGGGCGCCCGGCTCCTTCACGGGCGCCTCCGTGGGTGTTGGTCGGCATAGTTAGATGGTTATTTTACGGCATCTTCAAAAATGGTGTCTTCGGTCTCGTTGCAAATCACTCGGACTGTGCCTCCCTTGTACGACTTGAAATAGCCGTCTGCCTGGCTCCATCCGTTGTTCATCTCAACATAGTCGAGAGCAGCCTGTCGGCCCAGATGGTAGCCTTCGTTGTCGCTCATGGTGGCGGTATCGAATACGACATCATAGGTGTATTCGTCGCCATCCATCGAGAACAGACAGCCTCCTGCTCTGTACACGATACGCTCGCTGTCTTCGGGGAGGTCGAGCTTGCGGAGAGCGATGGCCCTCTCTTCGGTGTCGGTAATCATAGTGCAACCGGAGGATTCAATCTCAGCCAGGATCTCCTGTGCCAGTTCTTCGTCTTCTACGCAATAGGGGTCGGCATTGAATGTTGCAACTGCATACATGAGATCGTCGGTGTTAAAAGTCTTTTTCATAATGGTAGGGGTTTTATTTGTAAAAAAAATGGGTTAATAATTCGCGGGGTTGAAGGAGTCGAAGCTCATGATATAACCGTTGAAGGTGTTGGCCTGCTCGGTCTTGTGGACGAACCAGTCGGCCACGTCAGCGCTACGGCCTTCGACAGACTTGACAACAGACTTGGGGAACCATATCTCCTTCATGCGGGTGCTGCCGTTGCCCCAGGTGACCGGGCAGAGGAGCAGGATGGCCTTGGCTGTCTCTTTCACTACGCTCTCGATGTTGATTGTGATGCTGTTCGTTTTCATATCTGTAGGGGTTTTAATTGTTGTTTTGTTCTCTTTTTCTACTGCAAAGATAAGGCTTTTATTTTGATTTTGCAAGACATTTTCAAAATATTTTTTGTTTTGGCTTGATTTTGTCGTGCATTTTCAAGTTATTGACATCTTCGGGTGTCAATTTTTGAGCGTAAGACGATAAAAAAGCGTCCCCTTCGGGCTGATGAAGCGGAAGGGGACGGGGATTGCAGCCAAAAACGGCTGCGGCGGGGACACGGGGGAGCGGGTCAGGATGGGAGGATGGGAGTGGGAGCAGATGAAGGGTCAACCATGAGTTCCTGCTGGAGTTCCTTGATCTGAGCGGCTGTGATGCCGACGACCTCGGTGAGGAACCGGTAGCACTGGGTGTAGTAGTCGGAGCCGAACTTCTTCTCGATGGCCTTGTCGAACTGACGGAAGTCGTCTTCACCTCCGATATCGTCCCACATCTTGGTATTTAACCAATACAAGAGGGACGTGAGCTCGTAGTATCCCTGGGCGATGCGCTTGGGGACACCACAGATGCCCTGCAGGATGTAGCAGAATGTCCCGGTGCGGTCGGCTCCTGCGTAGCAATTAAACGCGACACGGTGGCCTGCCTTGAGTTCGGTGATGAGCTTTGTGATTGCGGTTTTCCATCCGGTGGGCTTGGTGAGGCATGACGTGTAGTCGTTGATGGTGCAGTCGATTCCGGCAGGGAACAGGTCGGGACGCCATGGCTTCTCGGTGTTGGAAGATGTGCTCGGCTTGCGGAGGTTGAGTTGATAGTCGATGCCAAGGGACTGGATGAGTTTGTAGTCATTACTTCCAACCTCCACGTAATCCGGGTTGGCTCCTCGGAATACGCGGTCCATCTTCATAATTGGGCCGTAGGCGATATCCCTCACGTTTGGCCACGTAGGGATATTGATGAGCCTGATGAAGCCTATGGTCTTGAAGTCGCCCTCCTTGATGATGGTGGTTCCATTCATGACGGTCCAGTGGTACACCTTGCCGGGCAGCAGCTGGTAGCACGCATAGACGTTATTTTCGGGGAGGATGGTCTGAGACGGGAGGCCTTCGGACTCGAGCAGCAGGGAGTCGCCGCCGCTGCAGAACACGAGGAAGGGGTTGGACCGGTCTGCCATGTTCTTCTTGCTGGACTCGCTGACGTACTTGGTGAAGTACCACATACGGGAGACGTCGGAGTACTTATACCCGAGCGTTGGGAGCAGCTTGAAGTAGTAATCGACGATGGGGTTGACGATGTTGTGGATGGGGATCTCGTCGGAGACGAACTGCTCCCACCCGGCCGAAGCCTCGGCAGCGGCGGATTTGACCGCCGTGCCGATAGTCCGGTCGATGAGCTTGCGGACGCCCGAGAAGATGGCGCCCAGAGAAGAGAGAGTCAGGAGCTTCATTGCTTGGCGTTGAGGATAGCGTCGATGGCCTCTTCGACCTCGGTGTCGGTGGCGAACTCGTCATTAGAGGCGGGCTTGGCCTGCTCGACCCAGCCTGCATCCTTGCGGACGTATGCCTTGCCGTCCTTGGGGGCTTCGCCTACCTTGGCGGCAATGACCTTGTCCTGCTCGGTGAACATGGTGGCGATTGCATTCATGATCTTCGCAACGACCTTGACCAGTTGTGAGAGGGAGATTTTTTTGTCCATAATGCTGAACGGGATTAAAGGGTTAGACATTGAGAATCTTGTCGAGACTCTCGGAAACTTCGGAATCGGTGGCGAAGGTATCGACTTCGACCCATTCGCCATTCTTGCGGACGTAGGGACGTCCATCCTTGGGGGCCTCGGGAACGAGACCGAGCCATCGGTAGATGCGGTTCATATCAGTCGGATATTTGAGACAGGATGATGACCAGGGCGGTGGCCAACAGGATGAGCCAGCCGAGGATCTTGGGGAGGGGGTTCTTGATCTGTAGTTGCATGGTGGTGGGGTGTTATGGCGAAGGCAGAGCCTGCGCTTGCTGAAAAAAAACGGGAGGGATCCCGCGCATCCTACGCGATGTGGGCTACGGTCCGGACGTAGCCGTTCAGATGAGAAGGACCCCTGCCCGAGGAGGGTGCCAGGGGTGCGATTTGGGCTTCAGGAGGGAGGCCTGCACCCGGGGCTTGCGCCACGTCTGGCGCCGTTGTGGGGGGTGGACGCTTTAGGGCTCTAATCGGGTGAGGTCAATCGCTCCAAGGCCAGTTGATGCCATAGCCGTTCTCTGGCACATTGTACCATTTCGCCAAGTCAGTACCTGCTGGGTCAATGAAAGCGTCAGCATCATCCACCCTTTCGCCTTCAACCATGCCCAAGTCCACCATCTTGTTCCAAATCTGCACAGCCTCTATGTAAGCACAGATTGGGAACTGATGGACACCTTGCTGGTCAAGGAACTCTTCTTCCCAATCGCTTGGCTCCAGAGTATCGTCAGACAACAGTCCCCACCTTAACGCATCATATATGCCATTCCCTGCAAGATACCCCCTTATGTTGAGATATTTTGCTCCGAACATTGTGGTCGCGGCTCTCACTATGGCATCGGTGCAGTTGCTTGTGTGAGTGGTTACGACAAGGAAATTCTCACCGAAATTACGTGCGGCCGCATTGGTCATGGCTGCATATTGGTCTGCGTCATTCTCAAAGCCTCCATTCTGTCCGCTGAACCAAATATGCGGCAACCCTCTATCGGTAATCATCCTGCCGTCAAAGCATGTTGTCCCCACACCCACCTTGATGGAGTCGCCGCTTGCATCGCGTGTGAAGGTGTAAGCATCAGGGGTAGCACATCCGTCAAAATAGAGTGATGTCGAAGATACTGAAATATAGTCGGAGTGCAGATAATCGGCATCTGATACAAGTGCGTCATGCTCGTTAATGTATCCGCTGATGGTGCATATTTCATCAATATCCAATGCGCTGCCTCCAACAGTTACATGAGGCTCACCGCTTGTTGCAACCGCGTTGATGTTGATGCGGATATACTTGGCAGAAGAACTCATCATCTTGTTGCCGCCATCCGTGTATGTACCTAACAATGTCTTGCTGTTGTCATAGACAAGGATAGCCACCATCTCCAACTTTACAAGCCTGCCCAAGATACCCTTAATCCAAAACGCTTGGCCACCAGATTGCGACCAATTGTAGGGTGTTTCGGCATATTGACCATTGGAGTACATCCACGCGCTGCTCAATGCAACATTCACCGAGCCACTTGCAGGCATCACGAACTCCTGCTTCACCCTCGCCATCAATCCTCCTGCCCTTGTGAGGTTGCCGATGATGTTCTCGCCACCCCTTGTCCTGTTGAGCAGTTCATAGCCTTGATTGTGGCAAATACGCATGAGTTGCACACCCAACTGATTGCAGAGGCTATCACCATTCAATACAATCTTCTTTGATACTTTCGGCTCCTCTTCTCTTGAAATACCATATTTGGTTGCCTTGACTATGACATCTTCAAATGCTGGGTAATTCGCTTGAACCTGCGAACCATTGATTTTTAGTTTCAAGGACTCATACTCTTTATATTCTGTCAAATCAATTTCGCCCTCGTTGTCTGGATGAGCATCGTTTCCCTGTAGATTGCCTTTAATCGTTAGCAGCAAGGTATCATCATCGCCAATAAGATAACCAACATTAACATAATCCTTTGCACTCATCGCATTTGCAAAACTTATCTTGTCATAATTGGTCACGTCAAACTCCGCTGCCTTACCTGACGCCCAAGCAATGGCCACGTTGTACCCTCGAATCTCGGAAGTCAAGGGATTGTCGTTCATGTCATACCTTCCATTGGTCCATTGAACATCATTAGTTATATCCTTGTCCTCAAATCCCAATAGGGATGCCATTCCAGATTCAAGGGTGGTCACCCTCTCGATTGATGGCACCTCGCTCTTGTCGGCCTTGCCGCTTTCCAGGCTGCTCAACCGAGCTTTCATTAAGGAAATTTCGCCAGCCTTGTAGTATAATGTTGCCGTGAAAGCTGCATTGTTCTGTTGCCCAGTGGAGTTAGATGTGTCCCATCCGCAAAACATGATATAGGCAGCGTTGGGATAATCTTCAATGTCAATGTCGAAATCGCCATCACTTGAATCAATGGATACGGCCGAGAGGAATTCCTTGCTTGAATCATACAACGCGGCAGGACAAAATGTGTTGGTATTGTTTTGACATCTATAGGCAGTTACCCTTTCAACCTTGTCAAGACTGATGTAGTCAGACCTCAAGTATGATGTGTATCTTGATGTGTAGCTTGTACCAGGTCCAGTAGGGCTTCCATCCTTTCGCACGGCTCCTGTTTTCGATAAGGCGGTTGACGTGAGTACAAGTGTACCTCCTTCCGACGTAAGGTCGTCCACTTTGGGGCCTAAAGCGTCCACCTCGGCCTCGAGGAGGCCCTGCTTGGCGGCGAGGGTCTGGATGGATCCTTCGGTGGAAGTGGGGTCGAGGGCGTCGATGGCGGCCTTGATGGTGTTGAACTTCTGGAGGGCAGCAGCGGCATCGTCGGCAGCGGACTGAGCGGAGGAGGCGGCGGCCTGGGCGGCAGCTGTGGCATCGCGGACGAGTTCGGCCTTCTGCTCGGCAGTGAGGTCGGCATAGGTGAAGGCGTCGCCCTTCTCGCCCCTGAAGACGAACTTGAACCAGTAGGCGGTGTTGGTGACGGGAATGCCGGTGCATGGCTGCAGGCAGACATAGCCGTTGCCTCCGGACTCGACGAAGTTCAGGAACTTGTAGTCGGCGGCCTCGTCATATGCTCCACGCGGGAACAGGGTCCCGGGGATTCGTAGTACTTCTATTGTCGTTTGGATTGCCATTTTAGTTGGTTGGTTTTAAGTAATAGATTTCGCCGGTGGTGGTATCGTAGTGAGGGACGAGGTAGGCGGGCTGGCCTGTGTCCGTGTCGCCGTTGTACCAGTTGCCGTTGTCGCCCACGTGAGGCGTGATGCCTTCGGCCTGGACTCCGAGGTTGCGGCCGTCGATGTACCAGTAGCCGTTCTGGATATAGGGGGAACCTGCGAGGATGGCGAGCTCGGAATCCTCGAGGTCGAGATCCACGGAGATCTCGAGATTGTCGGGGTCGAGGGGCGTGGCCTGGTGGGTGTGCTGCACAAGCTCGAAGGCAGCCTTGTCGAGACGTGCCTGGCCCAAGAGGCCGCGACGCTCGTAGAGCTCGATCATGTAGATGCCCGTGTGCTTCTGCAGGTAGCCCTGATAGATGAAGGTGATGACGTTGCCGTTGACGGTGAAGTCCATCTGATGGGTGAACTCCTTCGGGTCGATAAGGACCAGCTGGAGGTCGAGGCCTTCGAGGGATTCCTGCCCGTTGGCCTTGACTCGCCATCGGACTGCGAGGGTGTTGCCCTTGGGGATGCGGCGGGGAGTTAGTTTTGTCATGTTGTTTGGGTTTTACGTTTTTTCGTAAACAATCTCGCCCGTCGTTGTGTCGTAGCGGACGCTGTCGAAGGGAAGGGCTGCGGCGATGAGCTCATCGACCTGGGCCTTGGTGTAGGTGTCGCCGCTGTCGGAGGCTCCCTGCTGGGTGCCCATAACTCGGACGATCTTGACGGTGCCGTCACGCTGGCGTACCTGATAGGTGTTGCCTCGGGAGGTCTCGGAGGTCTGGACCGTGGTGACTTCGGCCACATCGGCGGCTGGGGCTATCGGGATATCGCCTACGACGAGGGTGCCGTCTTGGACGGTGGGGGATATTTGGCGGGACATGGGGAGGAGGTGTTAATAGCCGAGATGGGATATCCTGTCGGCGACATATCGGGCGAAGTACTCGTTGGTGGACGTCTTCAGGTGGACAGCCTGGTTGCCCTCGAAGAGCTGCAGCGGCGGATATCCGGCTGACATGGATGCCTTGTCGGCAGACGTGAGGGTCAGGCCCATCTCCTTCCAGCAGTAGTCCTTCAACCAGAGGCGGGCGTTGATGAAGCGCTCACCGAACTCGTGCTCGCACAAGCTCTCATACTTCTCATAGAAGGCCTTGGTGTAGTATGTCGGGAGGTCGCCACAGAAGAAGCCGATCACAATCATCTCGCCTGCCATGTAGGAGAACATGCGCTTCATGACGTCGAACAGGTTCGCGGCACGCTGTTCATCCGTCTGGTCGCCTCTGAGGTCGTTGTCGGCCACGTAGTTGGCGTTATAGTTGAGATATCCGCCGTTGGTACCCATGAGGCAGACGAGAAGGCTGCTTCTCACGCGCTGCACCTTCTGAGGAACTATCTCGGTCGGTTCCTTCAACGTGACGGCCGAACCTGCAGAAGAGCGGAGGAAGTAGGTCTTGTCGTCGTCCGTTGACGTGTAGAGGTCGCCCTCGATGCCTGCGATGGAGCAGTAGAAGTGGTTGGTCTGCACGAACATCGGGCAGGTGTACTGGTTCTGAGGAGCCGGAGAAGATGGCACGCCGTCGGAACCGTAGCCCTGCTTGAACAGGATCCTGGGCGTGACCTGTACCTCGACAGCCGTGGCCGTGGCCGGGATGGTGACTGGCATGGCCAGACAGGGGATGGCTCCCATTCGGGCAGCAGTGGCGAAGACGTTCTCGGAACCGACACCCATGCGGAAGATGCGACGGGGTGTCTTCAGCATGGAGCCTTCGAGAGACTCACCCAAGCCCTGGGCGGTGGAATCTCCACAAAGGACGATGGCCTTGGTGCCGAGATTGCCGTCGAGTTCGGAGTCGCTGAGACAGTACAGCTCACAGTTCTCATCGTCGATGGTGCGGAAATTGTTGACCCAAAGCGTGCCATCCTGCTGGACCTCGATGAAGGAATCGGCGAAGACGGTGTTGGTCTGTTCCTGTCGGGAGCTCTGCTGCACGGCTGTGCCATTTGCGAAGATGGCCCAAGCCAGGCCACTGTACCCGCCGGTGGATGCGTGACGAAGCATGAACTTCTCGCCCTTGTGGACTGCGAGGTGGAAGCAGCGGAAGTAGCTGTTGCCGATAGTGGTGTCGAGAATCAGCACGTCGTTGACATATCGGAGGACCTTGGGGGCGTCGAAGCCGTCGAACTCGACGAGCTGACGGAACAGCACCTTGTCGGCTGCTGTGATGGCTGCATCGTGGCGAAGGATGGCTGCACCCGAGTCGGCGAGGGCTTCGATGACCGGGCGGGGGTATTCCTCGGCAACTTCATCGTGATAGCCGAAGCCCAGATAGAGGATGCAGTCGGAGTCGGCGATGAGCTCGAAGGGCGTGCCCGGCTGACGGTAGTCGATGTTGCCTGACCACTTGAGCAGAACCCCATCGCCATCGGTGAGCGCCCAGGACATGAAGCTGAAGGCAGAGCTGCTCGCGCCTGAGACCTTCACGTAGGCGCCCTTGTCCAGTGCCTTGACCATGTAGCCGTTGTTGGTGTTGCCTCCCGTCGGGAAGGACAGGACACCATCCTCGACGGTGAGATACTTGCCGGTGACGATGGAGTCGGGGTCGATGGTCTGGTGCAGTGACCTGGCATTGATAAGCGAGAGGGAAGCAGTTACACCCTGGCTCCTTGCATTAAGATCTGCGGCTCGGTAGAATGACGGCTTCGGACGGGTGTCGGACTGCGAGTTGTAGTAGCCGAAGGATGCGTAGAGCGTGCCAGTGGCCTGGCAGATGACCACGGTGTCGGCCAGCAGGGAATTGGTGGAGCCCGATCCGCGCTGGACGATGCCTTCGCTGTTCAGAATCGTCCAGTAGGCATTGCCAAATCCTCCGAGGCAGGCGTTGACGATCTTGATGACGTCTCCCCTGTTGACAGGGATGGAGCAGACTCCGTTGTTGGTGTTGCCGCCGCTGTATATGGCATCCTCGATGTGGCCTTTCTCGAGACCCTTGTTGTCGATATACACGCCCGTCTGGACGATGGCCACTTCGGGGACCTCGGAGAAGGTGGTGGTGGTCTTGATGGCGGTGTCCGTCTTGTCGAGCGTGACGTTCTGGGACGTGGCCTTTGTGACGACAGGGATGTCGGCATTGTACTGCATATAGACGTACAGCGTGCCATCGGCCTCGACATCTATGCGATAGGTGGGAGTTGCACCCGACTGCACATTCTCGTCGGCGTGCTGAAGTACCTGGTTATTGCTCCCGAGGATAGCCCATGGGAGGGATTCGTAGGAGCCGATATTGTAGGAGGAGACGTAGATCACGTCGCCGGCAGACACGGGGATAGTGCCGCACACATTGTTGGAGTTGCCTCCGGACACCCACGTCACGTCCCCATCCACGAGGCGCATGATGTGGGAGGGCTTGGCCGTGGAAGAGAACCCGACGGTCTTCACGCCAACCTGAGCAGCGACGGCAGCAACTTCGGAGGCTGTCTTCTCAAGTAGTTGGCCCTTCATAATCTCACGGACCAGTACGAACGTCTCGCCCACGAGCTGGGGGCTGACGGATTCGGCCTGTTCGGCTTCGCTGATCTGGAGGATCTTCGCCTGCAGCAGTTCGTCTTTTGTTGCCATATTACATAAATTGTTCGGTGAATTGTTCGGTGAAAATGCGCGGCTTCACGAATGCGCCGTCGATGAAGCAGAAGCCGGTGAGGGATTCGCCCTCGACCATGCGGAGGGTGATGTCGTAGGACTGGGGCTCGGTGGGGAGGAGCGGGACGTTGAGCTCCTCACAGGATGGGATGACGCGCCACTCCTCGTCATCGACCACGAGACGGACATCATCGGAGGCGAGCATGTCGCGGAGCATGAGGATCTCTGGGATTCGCTTGATGCCGGAGGGGACGGTGATGGACTCGACCACAGACTGACGTTCGCGGATGTTGACGTAGGAGTCGGTGAGCGGGTCGTACTGGAGGGAGACGGTGGACTCCTCGGTGTCGGTCTCCGGGTCGGCTGTCATTACTGCACGGCCTGCCAGCTCGATGCACTCGTAGAACCCGAGGGATGAGCGGAAGCGGATGAGATATCGCTCGGGGGACGGGACAGCCTGCTCGATGGCGATGCAGGAGGCGAGGGTGAGCGAAGGGCCAGCGACTTCGGTGTAGATGCGGAAGCAGTTGCAGATGGTGCCGTATTCTTCGATGAAGTATTCGCGGATGGCCTTGATGTCGAGTCCGTAGAGGTTGCCAGGCGTGCCGGAGAGCGTGATCCGCTTGGAGTGGTCGTCGAAGGCGTGGACGTCGATGTTGCCCGTGCCTCCGGATGGCATGAAGAACATCAGAGGCGTGTCGAGCTCGGTCTCCTTGATGGAGATGCGCCATCCGTTGGAGCGGACTGTGTAGAAGAAATTGCCGTTTGTGACGTCCTTCTTGGCGAAAAACGTGGTGCCTTCCTCCTCCATGGAGCGGAAGAGGCGCTTGGTGATACCTCCACGGACGGCCGTGAACTGCTTGGACCAGGTGGTGCCGTCGGAGTCGGCGACGGTGACCAGGCATGGCAGGATGTGGTCTGTGGTACGGTAGGGCGTGAGCAGGTAGGGATAGCCGGTAGCAGACGAGACCCACGTGTTGAAATCGGTGAACCTGCCACGAAGGACCTCTGAGAGGTTGACCGTGAACGACCCGGACGATATTCCCCGGAAGGCCACATAACCGTTGCACACCACCTGATAGGTGGCGTGGTCGGCGGCATAGACCTCGAGCTGGATGGGATTGTCGGCGAAGGCTTTCGAGCCGACAGATAGGCTGCATGTCATATCGTCAGGAATACGTGGGGATACAGAATGGGCCGTCGAACGTCAGTTCGCTGCTACGGCTTCGCAACCAGCGGAGACGGTCGGCAGATGGGGTGGTCATGAACTGGGCGAAGGTTCCGGTATAGCCCGGGAACATTGCAGCCCATTCGGCCTCGATGGCGGGCGTGACCTCGGTCTGTGGGGCGGTGATGATGTTCTGTGCCATGATGTTTTTTCGATGCAAAGATATACATTATATGTATATGGGAAAAGTACAAATCCGGAGGCGAAGGCTGAGCCGACGGAGGGCGAAGGTGGAACCTTCGCTTGCGGGGAAGGGGTCAGGAGTCGATCTCGGCGGTGAGGTAGATGTCGATGCGGTCGGCGGGGAAGGAACCGGCGAAGTCGAAGGTGTCGAGACCCGTGGACTCGTAGGCCGTGAGGTTGGCGATGGTCTTGCCTCGAAGGACGAAGCGCTTGGTGTCGGTGGCCGTGGCTGGCGGGAGGAGCGTGGCCATGTACTCGTCGAGCGTCTGGCCGACATATTCGAGGCGGTAGGAGTTGAGGACGGTGGTGACACCGGAGATCTGCTCCCATTCGGCACGGATGGCCTCGGCACGGGTTGCCTGGTCCCAGTTGGGGGTGATGGCAGATGCCACCCACCGGTAGGTGTTGCCTTCGGCCTGCTGGAGGTTGGGGATGGACTGCTCGACATCGAGGTCGTATGGGCCGACGAGGCGGAGGGTGCGGAACGTGAGATCGACGGGGAGACGGGAGCCGCTGGGGAGCGAATAGGACATCTTATCGACGAGCATCGGCTGACCCTGGAAGAGGGCAGGCTTCATGATGTCGAACTGCATGACATCGGCGGGCGTGGATGCGACAGTCACCTCGACCTGGTTGTTGGCGTGTCGAAGCATAGCATCGTATTCACGCCAATAGTGGGCGAAGAGACCGGTGTCGAACTGCCAGAGGAGAGTGTGCTCGGCGTACTGGTTGGCAGATGCGAGACCGACGGCCGACGTGTCGCCCGACGAAGGTACACAGATGACGAGCATGGCTGCACCTTCGGGCATTGTGACGACTGCGCCCACATCTGATCGCCCGTTGGCCGGACTGGGGTCGGAAGCCGAAGCGATGAGGGCGGCGCGTAGGGCTTGGTCGGTGGCGGCGTTCTCGGCCAATGTGATGACTTCATCATATACGGCCCAGCACAACGAGGCGTTGACGGAATTGCTCATGAGTCCGGACATCCTCACGATGTCGCCTTCCTGCACTGCGAAGGCGAGCAGCGTGTTGGTGCCGTCGCCGACGAGGACGTTGCCGCTCAGTCCTGGTGTGGCATCGCCGAAGATTCGGGCAGAGGGGAGCGTCTGGATGGCTTCGTCCTTGATGTCGTGGTAGGCCTGCAGCTTCACACGTTCGCCCCATGGGGTGTGGACCAGGGTAGAGCCGAAGGTGTAGCAGTTGCGCGGACGGATGTAGGCGAGGCAGAATGAGAGGGGTGTCTCGTTGATGGCCTCGTTCTCCTCAGAGACATCGACGTCGCTGGACTTGATCTCGGTGTAGCGGTGGACGTAGCCAGTGAGGAACAGCGGATTGAGGATGCCGTTGAGGGCGAAGTCCATGGGCAGCATCTCGTCGGTGGCGCTGACCTCTTCGGTGGCCACGCCGTCGGATTCGCGGTCCCAGTCGAAGTTGGCGCTTCCTACATAGGCCTGCAGACCTGACACCTCGTCGTACTTCCAGATCTTGCCGGTGCATCGCTCGAACATGATCCAGGCGGGCTGAGCCATGTCGGAGCGGACACGGGCGACGCTCTTGATCTGCCCGCTGCTGTAGCGGATGAAGGACTCGAAGCGGTCGTTGGGAGGGGCAGCGCCTTCGAGGCTCTTGTTGGAGGATAGACGGACCTGTCGCGGCTCCTCGTAGGTGATGAAGGGCTCACGGATGCGGGAGTTGGTGAGGTCGATGTCGGGCTGATCAACGGGCTTGGCGAGGTCGCGTAGGAAGAACAGACGGGCCTCGGCCGTGTTGGAGTCGGTGACATAGACGAGCCCGAACTTGGCACGAAGGGCCTGCATGAAATCCTCGATGGTGCAGTCGGGCATCAGATCGGAGTAGTGGAGCGTCCCGGTGCAGCAACAGTCAGCGGCATTGTTCAGGATGACCAGGCGACGGAGGGTGTCGTCTTCGCGGAAGGGGTTGCTCCTGAGCGTGTAGCCGTAGGCATCGAAGATGAGCTCGATGACCTTCCAGACGTAGAGGAACGGGGTGACGCCGTAGCCTGCAGGGAGGCTGACCTGTACCTCCTCACCGTTGACGAGGATGGTGTTGGTTCGGGCCTGCCACACCAGAGACTGGGGGACCTGCGTCCAGTCGCCGGCATCGGTGTCGGGGTCGGTGACGGTCATCTCGTTGAGGTACTCGTTGATCTTGGTGACCATCTCGATGCCTACGGATTCGGTCGTTGACTTCTCGACGATGTTGGTGGTGATCTGGAAGACTGCGAAGTCGGGGTCGGCTTCGAGGCCGTTCATTACGTTCTCCATCCGCTGACAGAGGTCGGCGACGGATGCGGCCTCGTAGGTGGGGAGGTTGAGCGAAGAAAGGCGCATTGCACGCCACGCCTGGTAGGCCGTGGACGTATCGAGCCCGACGTTGAACTCGTAGCCCTCGGAACGACCTGCAGATACCAGGTGTATCTTGCCGCGACGGAGATATACGCCATCGGAGATGGTGCAGGAGTCGTCATCGCTGAGCGGACGTGCAGCCATGTCCACACGGTGCGCCTGCCCGAAGATCTTGGCATTCTGCGGCGTGCAGGGGACTGTGACGGGGATGGACTGCGAGCCTCGGTCGTTGGTGGCGGGGTTGGTCTCCTCGAGGGCGAGGCGGAACTGACTGGAGAGGTCGAGATATCCGCGTGAGGTCTCAATCTTGGTCATCGGCGGGTGAAGTAATTACGGGCATTGTCTAAGGTGCGCTGCTTATCCTCGAGGTCGGTGAGCACGACGTAGGCACGGATCTTCTCGATGGAGCGTGCAGCCTGTGCGAGGTCGCGGGTGGCCTGGGAGAGGGCAGCCAGAGAAGGCTGGGACTGGAATGAGGGCGAAGGCGAAACCTCCGCTTGCTGAGAAGTGGGGCCTCCCTTGGCATAGCCGTGGAGGTGCTGCTGACGAAGGGCCTCGATGTTGCCGATAGCGTCGAGGACGAAGGCATCCTGCATGAGGAACTGAGGCACGACGTACTCGTTGCGGTGAACCACGCCTGCCACTTCGAGCGTGCCACCACTGCCTGTGGGACCACCCTGAGAGAATCCGTTCTTCAGGGCGCGGGTAGCGGTTGCAGGACTCGAAGATGACGAGGACGAGGAACTGACCGATTCGGGGAGGGACTTGATGCGCTGGTACTCCTTCCAGGCTGTGGCCTGCTGCATGAGGCCTGTGGCTCCGATCATGGCGGCGGCAATGTTGCCGGCAATGGGACCGAGTTGGGCGTAGGCCAGCATGATGGCGACAGCCGTGTCGGCAATGATCTGAGAGGTCTTCACAAGAAATTCAGAGAGGGCGTACTTCTTCTGAATCTTCAGCTTGGCGTTGGCCTTCTCGGTCTCGAGCTGTTCGGTCTCTCGGCCTTCGTTCTGTGCCTGCTGGATGAGGACATCGTACTTGGCATCGGATTGGGCGATCTCGTAGTTGGAGATGGACGACACGAGGTCGGTCATCAGCTGGGAGTAGTACTGGGCATACTGGGCAGCATACTGCACCTGCAGCTGCTTCTTCTTTCGCTGGTACTGCTGCTCGGTGATGAGTTCCTGACGCTTGAGATGCTTGAGCTGGAGGAGTTCGTTGTCGAACTGCTGCTGCCACGTTACGCCCACCTGCTGCTGGAGCTGGAAGAGCTTCTGGAGATAGTCGTAGTTGAGCTGCTCGAGTTCCTGGTTCTCCTGACGCTTGAGGTTGGTGGCGTCGAGCTTGTTCTGCTCAGCGAGGGTGATGATGGCATCGTAGGCGGCCTTGACCTCCTGGATCTGTCGCTCGTAACGAGCCTGCAGGCCTTCGAGGCCTGTCTTCTCGTCGGCCATGCGTGAGAGCTGGGCCGTGAGCTTGAGACGTTCGGCTGCAAGATGGCGGGACTCGGTGAGGATCTGAGCGGATGCCTCCTTGACAGCCTTGACACGGGCTTCGTCGGTCTTCCACTCGGCGGCCTCGATGTTGTCGAGGTTCTCACGGGCGAGACGGACACGTTCCTGAGCCACGGCGGTCTCGACTGCCTGCATCTCGACCTGCTTGGCCACCTGCGAAGCTGAGGAGCGACGGATGATATCGGCCTGACGGTCGGCAGCGTCTTCGGCCATCTTGAGGCGTTCGTCGTAGCCCTTCTTCAGTTCGTGGGTGAGTTCGCGGTCGGACTCCTTGGCGGCTCGTTCGGCTTCGCGGGCTTCGGCCTTGGCATCCCTCATCGCCTGAGTGGTTCCACCTGTGAGCAGGCGAAGACGTTCGGTCGCCTCCTGGATCTGCGCGTTGAACCGTGCCAACTTGGTGGAATCGGTCTCAGCGTCGCGGAGCTTCTTGAGTTCCTTGATGTGCTTCTTGAGCTGCTCGATGTTCATCATCTCGATGTCGAGCTGCTCGTTGGCTGCGTTGGCGGCATTGGTGCCGGATGTTCCTGCCTGCTCGACTGCATCCTTGATGTCCTTGAGCTTGCCTTCGAGGTCAGCGATGGCGGCATTGGTGGCATCGACGGCCTCCTGCGCCTTCCTCAGATCCTCGGCGGCGGTGTTGACCGGAGTATAGGCAGCGTTGCCGCCACCTGATATGATGACGCGGCCGGGCGTGTATGCCTTGGCACGGGAGCGGGCCTCGTTGACTGCTCGCTCCTGTTCGAGGCGCTTGTCGTAGAGCTTGTCGAGTTCCTGCTGGGTGGCTTCGAGGTCGATGCCGCGTGCCTTGGCTGCCAGGTATTCGTTGAGAGCCTTGGTGGATGCCTTGGTGAGACGGCCTTCGCGGTCGAGTTCGATGTTATAGAGACCCGTGAGCCTGCGAAGCTCGTCAATCGGGGTCAGGCCGTTGTTGACTTCTCGGATGAGCTGTCGGATGGGGTTGATGGTGTCCTTTGTGGCTGCGGCAACCCTTTCCTGGACAGCGGCCTCGGCTGCGAGTGTGGCCTTGACCTTCTCGGTAACTCCTACGAGGTTGCCCAACCACTTGACGAAAGCTGTGAGCGTGTCGATGACGCCCTTCATGATGCCTCGGCTGTTGTAGAAGTTGAGCATCAGACCCTCCCACGCGGACGAGAGGGACTTGAGCGAGCCGGAGACGTTGTTGGCCATTTCGTCGGCCATCGCGTTGAAGGCATCTTCGGCACCGGTGACTGAGCGGTTGAGTTCGAGGATGGTCTTGCCACCTTTCAGGAAGGTGTTGAAGGCTGCGACGGAGCGCTTGTCGGTGAGTTCGAGCGTCTTCGCCAGGTCGATGCCTTCCTCGTTGAGCTTCTGCAATCCATCTACCAGCTCGTAGATATCGGTGACGGGCTTGCCAAGAGCCTGGGCGAGTTTGCCGTTGGCGTTAGCCAAATTGAGGAGGATGTTGCGGGTGGCGGTGGCTGCACTGCTTGCCTCAAAGCCTGCATTCGACAGGGCACCGAGGAGGGAAACCGTTTCTTCCAGGGAAAAGCCGAAAGCGTTGGCGACAGGGCCGACGGTGGACATTGCCGACTGGAGGTAGGAGAACGAGAGGGCCGACTTGGTGCAACCTACAGCAGCGGAAGCGAGGGCGCGTTCTGCCTGGTTGGCATCCATCTCGAAGATGCGGAGGGTGGAACCGGCAAAAGCTGCAGCACTGGCCAGATCTGTGCCGACGGCCGTGGCGAACTTCAGTACAGATGGCGTCATCTCCTTGATGGCCTGCTTGCCGAAGCCCAGCTTGGCGAGTTCGATCTGCAGGGAGGTGACTTGTGAGGCGGTGTAGGCGGTGGTGGCTCCGAGTCGGCGGGCTTCGGCCGTGAGGTCTGCGATGCCGTCCTTGGTGGTTCCGAGGATGGCTGCGAGGACGGAGTTGGCCTTCTCGAACTCGATGATCTTGTCGATGGCCTGGCGGAAGGCTCCGACGAGAGCAGCACCAGCAGCTACAGCGAGGCCACCGAAGAATCCCGTCACGGCCGTCCTGAGACCTCCTATCTTCTGGAGTGCTCCGGCAAAGAGGCCAGTCGAACCGGATGCACCGTGCATGGCCTGCTCGGTACGCTTGATTTCGGCCGTTAACGCCTTCCATCGTTCGGGTTCGGTGGCTCGGGATGTGTCCTTGAGTTCCTTCTTGAGCGTCTTGAGGCGCTTCTCGAGCTGGCCCGCCGTCATCTCGTTGAGGTTCATCCTCTGGGTGAGGGCCTCCATCTTCTGACGGTTGGTCTCGAGCTCCTTTCGGTTCTCCTTCAGGGCGGTGTCCAGGCGTTTCCACTCCTCAGACCCCTTTCGGCCTTGGGCTGCGAGGTCGGTCATGGACTTGCGTAGGGCGTCCTGCTGCTTCTTCAGCTCCTTGGAGGAGTCCTGCAGGTTGCGCATCTCCTTCTGCGCGTCGGAGCCGTTGATTTTGAGTGACCAGGTAATGACGTCGGGGGTCAGTTTTTTTGCCATTTGGTTTTATTTTTAATATCGGGAGGCGGTAGAATAGACGGAGAGGTAGGCATCGTCGGCAGCCTTCTGAGCGTCGTCAATATTGAAGGCACGGCCAAGCTGGAGGCGCATCTGGAAGATGATGTAGGAGCGATATTTCTGACTGAGGTCGGAGAATACATCGCGGTAGAGCATACCCCACACCTGCTTGTTGTAGATTTCCCAGTTGCCGTAGCGCTTCATATCGACGAATCGCATGACGAGGGGGATCTGCGAGATGACCTCGGCCGTGGAACCTTGCACCTGCAGCTGGGACAGACGCTGACGGAGGGTGCCGATGATGTGCTCGCCCGCGCCGACGTAGTAGCGGCGATGTTGAAGGCGGCGCTCCATGCCTCGTTGGGTGGCAATCTCGAGCTGTCGGTCGTAGATCTTGCGGATGCCGTAGTCGAGAACCTGTTGGAGGAAACCTTGCACCTGCAGTTCGTTCTGGTCCATGGTCGGGTGTTACAGTGTTACGTGGTTACATATCGGGAGGGCAATCGACCGTCTCGAACGAGAACCCGAGGGACCATCCGGCGAGGTTGCCATATACTCCCGTTTCGGGCATCGTAGAGAAGCTGCGAAGGTCGAGGCGGTTGAGGAGGTGACATCCGGCAGCCTTGTCGTTTATCATCGTGTACTTGATGGCCTCGATGAGCGGCTGGGTCTCCACGCACACCCTGACTGCATCTCTTCCATGACGCTGGGGGTCGAACTTGTCGAGCAGTACGATGACCACCGTGGTCCGTTCGGTCACGTCATCGACATCATCAGAGGTGGAGACAGCCGACGGGAGGAGCAGACCGAGGACGGGGAGGTCGTCTTTGGTGAGCGCCTGGTACTTCTTGCCGGCATCGGCATCGACCGTATCAACGACGAAGCCGTGGATGCCTTTGATGCGCCCATCTTCGAGGTGGTGTCTTGACCTGTTGCCGGCCAGATCCTGGAAGTAGCTGATGAGATCCTTGAGATTTACCATTGATCATTTTTGTTTTTCGCGCCATTCGGAGTGGTTTTCGCATTTCGGGTGCTCACTGTGGGAGCAGTAGGAACGGCCGAAAGCGAAGGCCCAAAAGGCACAGTTTTCGCATCGTTTATTTCTTGGCATAGTATTCGTAGGCTTTCTTTAGCTTCTCATCGTATCGGTTGATTTTATAGCCCGAGCCATTGTAGAGGCGGGCGAAGGTCTGCCAATCCTTTTGGACGAGTGCAGCCTTCATTCGGGAATTGTTGCGGATGAATACAGCCGTGAGGATGAGCTGCTCTTCCTCAGAGGTGGACATCTTCGAGACGAAGGAACGGACCGACGATTCGCCGCATGCCTGGTGGTTGAAGCCCATGACCTGGAACATGCCCCAAGATGCGCTGCAGAGCGCTGCTTCCTCGTGGATGGCCTTGGCACGTTCGAGACGTTCCCATTCGCCTGCGCCTCCCTTATACCAGGCTTTTGTCCACTTCGGGTAGAGGATATCCTCATTGGCCGGGAGGTACTTGTTGGGGTCGATGCCTCGTTTCTTGAGTTGTTGCCAAAAGATGTGGCCCTCGAAGAGGATGGTGGGCTTGCCACACACGAGGAACCCGCCACGGCCACCTGTCTCGACCTTCTGCACGGCCTGAAGGGCTGCAGGTTCACATCCGAGGATGCGGGCTGTACGAATGAAGTCTTCCTTTTTAAGCATGGGGTTTGGGCTTTTTGGAGTGAAGATACTCGAACTTGACCTTGTAGATGTAGATCAGCACGTCCCAGAAGTCGGACTCGTTGACCTGATTGAGAGGACCGAAGGGTCCATCCTTGGCCACTTCCATGGCGACACCTATCCATCCGGTGTGGTCGTCGAGGTGGGCGATGGCGTTGTCGGCCGACTTGAAGATGATCGAGAAGTCGATGTCGCTGCCTCCGATATTGATGGGCTGCGTCATGATGGCGTGCCACACCGAGGCGAAATAGTTGATGCAGTGGGTGACGAGCATCATCGGAGGGTCGGCCAGGTTCTTGCCTTCGCGGTGGTAGAGTGCCCTGGTCACTTCGATGAACAATCGTTCGCGCTCATCTTCGTCGAGGCCATCCTTGACAGCCTGGCAAAATGCCGTGTAGGCCGTGAGCCAAGCGCCGAAGGTCAGACCGTTGAACATATCGCCCGGGCCTTTCCATCCGTGGAACTCGGGCATCAGGTTGCGACAGGTCTCCAGCTTGAGCGTCGCGCCTTCGAGGATGCCCGATATCTTGTCCTTCTGTGCCATGACCTCCTCGATGATGGGGACCTTGTATGCCATGACCGAAGTCACGCCCAGGAGGGCAGACATCACTTCGTCCAGGAGTGTGTCTTCGTCGATGGCTGCGAGGCTGAGCTCACAGCTGGCACGAAGCAGGCGGCGGTACTGCTCGGGCGTGCATTCGTCGGTGATGCTTGGCACCTGACGGGGTTTGCCCTTGAAGATGATCTCTACCATGGTGCGTCAGAATGATATGCCGGTCTTCTGGACTGTGGCCTGTGGGACGTAGTAGTCGGGCTCGTCGATGAGCTTGGCTTCGGCATCAATCGTCTGGATGGCGTTGGTGAGGATGTTCAGGAACTCCTCGGCATCCTTGCTCAGATTCTGGGCTACGCTGTTGCGTGCCTGCTGTTCGGCCTTCATGCGGTCGCGGACCATGCCAACCTGCTGCACCTGGACGATGCCATCGGGCAGCACTTCGATGGGGAGACGCTCGACTGCACGCTTCATGGCGAGGAGGGCGAGGGGACGCTGCACCATGGGGAGGATATTGGCGGGGAGGTCGGAGGTGCCATCGAGGAGGGCCGACATCCTCTGATATCCCAAGATGGGGACGAGGTAGGCATCCTGCACTTCGCGGATCATCGGGATGAGCGTCAGGAACAGACGATGCGAACCAATCACGAAGAACTCGTCGAAGGTGTCCTTGTCGCGGATGAGCAGCGTCTGCAGCTGCTGGTGTTTCTTCGAGGTGGTCCACCACGAGAAGGCCTGCTCTTCCATTTCGGCTACCAGCGCATCGACTGCCTGGTATGCCATGGAGCGGATGTTCTCTTCATCCTTGAACTCCTGGACGGCCGTCATTCCGTGCTCGTTTTCGCCCAGGTGCTTGCCTCGACCGGCGGTTGAGTGCTGGGCGTCGAGCGTCGGGATCACCTTGATCCAGGCAAACATGGCAATGGCCTGCTGTGCGAGTCGTAGGGCTTCGTCCCAGTCCTTGTCTGCATCGGCCTGCGTCTTCGTGTCTTCACGATAGTAGGCATCGAGGGCTGTGACAGGTTCGGGGCCGATAATCGAGACGAGCTCCTTGGTGGCGAGTGGGAGGATAGGTTCCCACTTGGTAAATTCGAGGTCGCGGTCTATCAGGCCGAGGACGTTGACCAGTTCCTGATCACCGAGGCCGTCGCGGTTGAATAGTTTGGTAATCATTGCTCGTTGGTGTTTCTGACCCGATTCTCGGGCGTTATGTTCTGTTCGCTGTCAATGGAGGGGCGGTAGAAGCCGACGCGGGTCTTGGTTCCCGGATGGTTGGCCATGATGTAGTACGTCAGAGGTCGGCAGATGATCATGTCGGGGATGGATGTCTCGGTGGCGAGGTGCACCTTCATCGAGTAGAGCTTCTCGCTGCCTGAGCTGAGCTTGTTCTCCATGATGAGATTCGCAAGAGCAGGGTCGAGACCGAAACCGGATGTCGCGGCAGCGTCGGCCTTGTTGGCGATTTGGATCTGCGATTCCACGTAGTCCTTCAGCTTCTTGTCGACTGGGGTGATGGTCCAGCCCGTGAAGGCATCGGCTTCTGCGTCGAACTCCTTCGTGGTGTGGAGATACTTGCCCGCGTTGTCGGCTCCGGAAATGTTCTCGGCGAACTTCTTCATCTGTGCATCCTTGAAATCCTCGAGCATTCGTGGCGAGTAGGTCTTGCCTTCGCGGGCACATTTCTCCTTGATGCGTTCTTCGGCCTTGTCCCAATATGATTGAGGGCTTTCGATGTGGAGCGATATCGACGAGGCGTTGGTGTTGTAGTTCTGAAGGATATCGGCGAGACCTCCGGCAAGTTCCAGCCACTTCCAGGCTCCCAAGAATTTCGGCATCGCATAGAAGTCCTGCCCGAAGGTGTACTCTGAGCAGTAGAGCATCGAGATGGGATGGCGGAATGGGTCTGAAGGGTTGAACATCGGATAGACGCCGACGTAGTTCGGGTCAACGAACGGGAAGTCGGCAACCATCACACCGGGGCAGACGTCTGAGCCTTCGTGAGGATAGAGGAGCCTGCACTTCTTCAGAGGCACATGTTCGAGCTTCATCAGCCGGCCGGGGCCACCTACACGAGGGGCACGGTTGCGGTAGATCTTGACGAAGAAGCCGCGCATGTGGTTGTAGTCTTCGGCGCACGCCTTCAGGAACTGCTGCCAGTCAGGGGTGTTGGTCCAGCCCTGCAGGTCGGCCATCACTTCCTGGTCTTCCTTCCATCGACGGACGAACCGGTTCGCCTGCATGTCGATGTCGTCTTCGTACAGGTGAGGGCCTTGACCCCATTGCAGGCCGGTGATCTTCGAGAGGATGCCTTCGGCTGCGTAGAATCGGTGCAGCAGGTGGCACACGGCCTCGGGCATGTCATTGTGTGGACCCCATGGCACGATGTCGTGACCTGCCACCTTCATCTTGGGAATGCCTCGGGCTCCATTGCCCCACAGCAGCAGGCTGCTCGGCACGAACGACTTGCCCATCGTGAACTCCACGAGGCCGTTCACTCCAGGAACTCCGTCTATGATGCCGGTATTGCCGGCTCTGTAGTACTTCATGATGATGGTAGTTTATGAGTTAATCGAGGTTGCAGCTCTCTCCGTTGAACTCTACGATGAGAGGTTGCCAGCATGTCATCGACTGCTGACGGTCGAGGTCGGTGAAGAACAGCTTGTGGTCGGCGTTGGCCACGCTCTCGTTGGCTGCTGCAGCCCTGCATCTTGCCCGTGGCACGTAGCAGAGGTCTCCACCTGTCCCCTTCTGTCGGTTCCACTTGCGGAACTTGATCGAGAAGGTTGCCTCCGTGTCCTTAGTTGCCCTTGCTTGGGCTACCGCGAGGAAAACATTGATTTTAGACATTTGATCAATCCGATTTTGTGCGCCAATATCACCAGGGCAGCGAGTAAGATGAGTCGAACCACGATCCCCACATAGGGGCGAAGTCCCACGACGCGAGTCTCTCGCACATGAGCCACTGTCTCCACCTCTCGATCTGTTCCTCCGACATGGGTGGAAAAGGTGGCCGTGTCTCTGATGACGTGCATGGAGACGTCGTTTTGCCACGTTTTGCCGCTTGAAACGCCCGTCCGCTCTCGATGGATCCTGATGACCGTGGGCTTTCCGGCTTCGTTGTAATCGACATCGACTCGCACGTCTTCGACCTCTCTGAGGCTGTCTCGCTCTTCGTGGATCTGCTCGACTCTGAGCGTGTCGGCGTGCAATCGCCCTGCATGTTTGGTCGTGTCAGCTGTGACAGTATGAACCACTTCTCGACTATCGACCGTAGAAACGCGCTTAGTCCTGCAAGAGCTGCAACCAAGCAGCACAACAAGAAGAACCCAGCCATAGATCCACGCTTTCATGCTATCCGGTGTATTTCCGAGAGCGACGTGCTCTCAGGTTCTTCCACTGCTGGCCAGTCTGCTGCAGACGGATGCCATAGTACTTCGGCGGCAGTCCGCTCTCATGGGCGAGGAATCCAGGCACAAACGGGAGGCCGTTCTGGACAGCCTGCTGCTGACGTACCACTACCCGCTGCTCTGGGGCGTTGCGGTTCTGGTTGGGTGCAGTCCGTTGTCCTTGCTGCTGGCTGATACCAGGTGTGTTGTTGATTACTTCTGGAGCAGTTGTCGAAGCAGCTCCAAGCATTGCAGCCAACAGGGCTGCGACGGTTGTCGTTTTCTTCATAGGTTTATGAGTTAGGGGTTGATGAATCTTCGTCTTCTGGAACTTCGGGAACTTCCGGGGTTTCCTGCGAGTTCCACCACAGCTGCTGCTCGGTGAGCTTCCGTTTCGTTTCACATGTTGGAGCAGCCGAACAGGTGAGCGGCAGCACCTCGTTGAGTTTCCGATTGACGAGCTGCACCTGGTTCTGCAGGGTGTTCGACCGTTGATCCAATCGCTTGACCTGTCTCTGTGTCTCGGTGAGTTCGCCTCGTAGCTGGTCCTTCTCTTCTATCAGTCGGCCCCTGTCGGAGTTCAGGTCTGTGATGAGAGCCTGGTATATTTCCTGCGATGTCTTCGTCGCGTTCGCCTCTTCCTGCTTCCGGGTATAGCGAATCGTGAAGATCCAACTGATTCCGCCGCCGGCAAATAGTGAGGCGATGCAGGGGATGATGATGTTAACCAGTTCGATGTTGTCCATGTCGGTGTTATTTTTTTTACGATGCAAAGATACGCGATTGCATTTTAAATTGAAAGTACAGAATCGGCGGGCGATTGCTCGAAATTTCGGATTTTTTGGTCATATTTCACCCTTTTAGGGTGAAGGCGAGCGCGAGGCGGCTTCTGGGCGGCTCGGCAACAGAAACGCGAAAAAAGGGGTTCGGATGAATGGCGAATGTTTGTCCGCTGATTCTCAATATGTACGCGCGCGCGAGGGCAAAATAACACGTAAAATTACAACCCTTTTCCGTTTTGTTACAACCCCATTTTCGAGTTGTTACAACCCTATTTTGTCGAAATGTCGCCGATTTTCGGGCGTTTGCGTTCGGGAAATTGGTGTTTTGTGCCAATTTGTTGACGTTAAACGCCAATTTATTGAACTTTCGGGACGATTTTGGCCAAATTTCGGGGGATTTTTGGATAATTCTCGCCAATTTTTCGGCAAAACTTCCTCAGAGGCCGGACGATGGGTCGGACTGGGAGGTGAGGGAGTCGAACCACTGGTCAACAGCTCCGGAGGAGGAGCTTCCAGAGGTGGAGACAGTGCGATGAGCGACACTGAGCCAATCCTTTCGCATGAGGAGGTACTTGAAGGCGTCCGAGAAGTTGGTCGAGAGCATCGGGAGTTTCTTGAGATCAAGTTTCTCTGTCTTCTTCACTTTCCGGACTATCTTGGAGTCGCCCTGATAGGTGACTTCGGCCTTGGCCAGCTCGATGGACGATATCATCTCCCGGCAGTTGAGTGCATCGACCTGCAGGGCGGGGAGTGCCGGGCAGGTCCCTCCGAGGAGGGTGATCATGAAGGTGTACTCGGCATTTTGCCGGATGATGCCTTGTTTCCTCGACTTCAGATTGACGATCCATCCGGTGCGGTGGCCGTCGGCATCCTTCTCGACGGCATCCTTGAACTCGGAAGCCTGGTCTTTTTTCTGCTTGGCGTAATTATTACCGGCTCGGTCGTAGTAGAAGTCGAGCACCTTGTTGCCGTGACCTGCGAAGAACAGGAGGAACTGGTCGGCCAGCTGTCGGATGGACTGGGGTGCCAGCACGTACATCGACTTGTGGATGCGGTAGAGCGACGGGTTGTCGTACTGGCCGATAACCAGGGAGGTCTGATTGCCGAAGTCCATGCCGGCTTCGATCGGTCGATGCTGGTGGAGGTAGCGCAACTGGGACGAATTGGTAGCTGCCACACCATCGGCCGTGCCGTCGTAGTACTTGTGGGTCTCTGACCACAGCGTGTAGAAGCGAAGCTCTCGCTTCAGGCCCGGGCGCATACCGAAGACCGACTTCATTGCCTCGTGCATCTCGAGCGTACCTGAGAGGAGGCGACGGATGTACTCGACCGTCAGGATCTGGACGTTGACCAGGGAGGAGGCATTGAAGAAGAACGTCTGCCCCTTGCGCATCTTCCAGAGGCCTGCCTGCAGTCGGTCGATGCGTTCCTGCTGGCGACGGATGCGAAGCTGTGAAGAGTTGGCGCGTCGCTTTATGGACTCCATCTCGAGCAGTTCCTCGTTGAGGGCACAGGCCACGCGGGCGATGTTGTAGATGCGGTCGGCATCCATCTCGTCGGCATAACGGAAGAACCAGTCGAACTCTCCCTCGGTGATATCAGGCATGTCGGTGGTGATGGTGATCCCGAGGAACAGCACCGAGTTGCCGTAGGCCAGCGCATCGCCTCGAAGGATGGGGAAGGCACGGTTGACCTTTTGCTCCTTGTCGTACTTGGCCTCGTCCATGAAGAGGTGGACCACAGACTTGCCTGCGAGGAGCGAGGGATTGTCCAGGGAACCGAGGAAGATGACGCAGCCGTTGGGGAACGATATCGCGTTGCGGTAGTCATCGACGATGACCGAGCAGCGACGGCGCCATGACTCGGGAGGGCGCTTGTACTTGATATAGTCGCGGCCCTCTGCCCAACCGAGGAGACCCCAGCCCTTCTGGACGGCCGGCATGATGTTGTCCTGAAGGTTGACGTAGGTGTTCGAGACGAAGGCGAAGGCTGCACCCGGCATGTCATAGACACAGCGGTAGGAACGTAGGGCCTGGATGACCGTTGACTTGGCCAGACCACGGCCACCTATGACGACCATGACCGTCGTGCCTATCCAGTCGGTGAGGACCTGCAGGATGTGGCAGTAGCGGACATCCGTCTCGGGCGTTTTAGCTGCCCTCTTGATCGCCGAAGTTCTTCTGGTCATATAGGAGTCGCTTCTTGAGGTCCATCTTCGCCACGCCTGCGTCTTCCTTCAGGTTTTCGCGGACAACCTGCGGAATGTTAGGCACAGAGTCGATGATCTCGATGATCTCGGCCTCGTCGGGTTCGGGCAGACCGAGGTCAGAGGCCTTCGTGGTGTAGATAACGGTCGATGGTGGCGGGAGTTCGTCGGCTGCTTCGGCATCAAGTTCGGCAGCCTTGTCGGCACCTCTGAGGTGTGCAGCCTTCTCCATGATGGAGACGGCCAGCTTGAGGTTGCCGATAGCGACAGCGGCCTCGGCCAGCTTGTCGAGCTTCTCGGCGTAGAGATTCGCCCACGCCTTGGGCGTGACGTTATCGACAGCGTAAAAGAAATTGATGGAGTCGTTGAAGATCTGACGGGCTGTCCAGTCGGTGACACCGTACTGGTTCTTGAGCAGCTTGATGATGCCGGCCTTGGTGATGGGTTTCCCTTCGGGTGTCATGTGCCGGAGATTCAGACCACGCACGATGTCCATGAGCTCGTAGTATCGCTGCTCCTCTGGTGAGAGCATCGAGATGGAGCCCGTGGTCAATACCTGATTGATGCGGGTCAGGTCTATCGATCGAAAATCTATCTTAGACACCGATTGTGAACTCATCGTCGTCGATTGCTTCTATGATGGCGTAATAGTGGTTGCGGTTGCAGATCTTCTGATAGGCTTCGATGGCGTCGGGGTCGCCACTTTCGGCAGCCTTGAGCACTACCCTATCGACGTGGCTCGACTCCTGTGCCGAACGAATGATCTCGTAGAGACGGGTGCCTGAGACCTTCGCCTCGAGGACGAAGGCGCGGGCGTCCTCGGGGTTGAGACCGAGCACCTGGGCGATGCGCTTGGGCGAATAACCCAGCGACACGAGGTCGTACACGGTGTCGGCCTGCAGTGGTGTGAGGGACTTGCCTATCTGGTCGGGCATGGTGGTAGGGATTTAAGCTGCTTCTTTATAACGTCGATGCGGGCGGTGAGCCGGCACAGCTGGAACCGTGCCTCTCCCCTATCGCATGGATGACGTGGAGGATGTGAGAGCAGTCGGTTGCGCTGCTCTGTGAGTCGTGTCAGTTCGAGTTCGAGCGACGCTCTATCTCGGCCTGTATCGCTTCTTTGCGGGCTGTCCATTTGGCGAGTCGGGCTTTGTTCTCCTCTACCTTGTCGGGGTTCCTCTGGATGGCGAGGCTGGCCTTCGAGACGTTGCTCATGGCGTTCTTCATAGCCTTGGCCAGCTCGAAGTCTGACATGGAGGAGATCTCGTCGGTCTTGCCCTGGGCTGCCACCTTGGGATGCTTGCCCAGTAGCTGGCCGTTGTCGCGGTAGTATTCGAGCTCGGCCATGATGGCGCGGTCTTCCAGGAAGTTGTCGAGGACGGTCTCGGTGAGTTCGGGTGCCATCTTGTCGGCGGGGACCTCGGTGAGCTGCTGATGAGCGTCGCGCATCTTGCCGTAAGCCGTGAACATATCGGCCACGAGCACCTTGAGGACGTCGGGACACTTCGGGTCGTTGAGGAACGGGAAACGCTTCCGGAAGTTGATCATCTTCTGGAGAGTGTCGGAGACGGGCTTGGCGGCGGGTTCTTGGGACGAAGGCGAAGCCTCCTCTTTCGGAGAATCGTAGTGAGCCTCGTCGAAGTAGATGGTGACGTGGGAGCCGTTGGCCTTGGTCTCTTCTTCAGGCGGGCGCTTGGCGTATCGCTTCATGTGGGCGAAGGCGAAGGGCGTGAGGCCTGCCATCTTGCGAAGCTCCTCGAAGACTGCACCGGCGTAGGGTGTGTCCTGACGACGGCGCTGGAGGGTTCGGATGAGGGGGACGTTGCGGGAATGGGCGAGTACCAGGGCGATGCCTTCAGCGAGGTTGCGAGGGCCTTCGAGGTAGGTGATGATCTTCTGTTTCACGGGTAGGTGGGGATTTGGCACGGGGAAGGGAGAAACCAGCGCCTGCATCACTGTAGGCGCTGGCCCCTAACACGTGAAAACTATGAATTAACGGACACGGCTCGAGGCCGGTCGGAATGTCATGAGTCGGTATCGAGAGCCGGGAGGGCTGCTGCGTAGAGAGCGAAGTCGAGACCCTTCACGGCCTGGGCGAAGGTCAACTGGTTGCGGTTGCTGGTGCCGTTGCCTGTATAGTTGACTTGCAGCTTCATGGGGTTGCAGGGCGAACCTGCGAGCCATACCTTGTCGCTGTCGCAGAACTTGAGGATGGCCACGGCGTTGCGGGAGAGCCAGTTGGTCTTGAAGAGCATGACAGCCTCCTCGTTGCCGGGGTGGTTGAACTGGATGGTGGGGGTGAAGCCCTGCTCATCGGGATCGCCCTCGGAATTGCTCGTGACCTCGGTAGTACCAGGAGTCATGTAGATGGCGATGGCTGTGGCTCCGGTCTTGAGGGTGATGGCGTTGGACGATGAGATGTTCACGCCATCGGCCTCACGCTCGGGGAACGATGCGATATCGTCCACGTCGATGAGGATGAGCTGGTCCATCGGGTGAAGGCCTGCTCCGGGCATGCCGGAGGGACGGGCTACAGATGCTTTGGAATATCCTGCCATTTTTGTCGATGTTTGATGGTTGGGGAAAATGGAACAGGGCCGAAGCCCTGCTCCGTTACAGAGTCACGAATCAGCCGCGGTCAATTTCGGCGAACTTGCCGTTGTCGATGGCCATGAGCTTGATCCACTTGCCTTCGCTCAGGGTAGCGGCGGCGGTGAGGACGAAGTTGCCGCTGTTGGCGATGGTCGAAGCGTAGGTCGAGCCTGCACCGTAGATGGTGTAGATGGTGCCCACGGTTGCATCGTCGAGCTTGGTGATGGCAGTGGCCTGGGTGTTGGCTCCGATGACGAACTCGGTGCCATCTTCTACGGAAGGCGTGGTATCGTCGGCGGTGAAGGTGAGGGCAGCGGCAGCGGCGGTGGTGCGGGCCACCTCGAAGAACTTGCCGTCGGAGCGCTTGACGAGGGTGATGGTGTCACCTACGGCAGGCTCCCAGTCGGCAGAGAGGAGCGAGAACTTGCCGGTGTTGTCGATGGTCACGCCGTAGTTGGTGGAGCCGCACTTGAGGGTTACGGGCACGCCTACCTTGGCATCCTCGATGTCGGTGATCTCGAAGAGGGCCGAGTTCTGGGCGGTGAGGATGGAGGTGTGAGCAGCAGCCGAAGGATTGACGTCGGCACCAGCCTGGACGAAGTAGTCGGCGGGGAGGTCGTACTCGTTGACGAAGATCATCTGCTGGTCGTAGCGGGTGTTGGCAGCGCTCGACTGCTTGCGGCCCACCATGGTAGCGCTGACGCCTTCCTTCCAGTTCGACCAAACCTTGAGCTTCCAGTCCTCCTGCTCGAGGCTGAAGTCGGTCATCTCACCAGCCTTCTGGCAGTAGGTCTTGAAGTTGCCGTCGAGAGTCCAGACGAGACGACGGTGAGCGTCGGCGTTCTTGATCTCGCGGATGGCGACAGACGGGTACTCGATGACGTGGTTGAGGGCGTTCTGGCCGTTCTCGCCACCACGGTAGTCGGTGATGAGACCGTTCTTCGATACGCGCCAGTCGGCGTACCAGCTGATGAGCAGCGAAGGCAGATAGAGGACGCATGCACCCGAGTCACGGATGACAGCAGGAACCATCTCGGTGCCGGCCTTGATGACGTCGCCGATATTCTCACGGGTGATGGTGCCAAGCTCGAAGGGCTTGATCTGATAGATGGTGTTGCCGGTGATGTAGTCACGGTAACCCTCTACACGCTTGCGGATGTACTCATAGAAGCCATCGGCAGCGTTGATGGCGAGACCTGGCTGGTTCTTGGTGGGTTCCTTGCGGACACCGTTGACGTAGCGGTTCTCGCGCTCGTTGTGCAGCACCCTGACGGTCTCGGTGAGGAGGAACTCGATGAGGGACATCTTGAGGGGGTTGCTGGCCTCACGGTTGAGGTAGCCGATCCAGGTCTTCTCGATGACCTTCAGGTTCGAGAACGTGTGGGCGAACATGACGGGGTACACCTTGAGCGTCTCGGGCTCGAACGTGTACTTGCCTTTGACCACTTCGGCGAAGTCTGACTCGTAGCTGTTGTCAGCCTGCGAGAACTCGCCCAGGAAGACGTTGACCAGAGTCTCGAGGTCCTGATAGCCGGACTCCTCGGGCATGATGCTGTGGATGGAAGGCAGCGTCATGAGGAACGACTGGAGGCGGTCCTGATAGCGCTGGTTGTAGTACTCACCGAGGTCGGCCTGGAGGGTCGAGAAGTCGGTCGATGCAGCCTTGGGCACGATCATGCCGGTGTAGCCATGGAGCTCCATGGCAGCGGCGCGGGCACGCTGGTTGTACTTGCGGTCGAGGCCGAATCGTTCGCCGGTGAGACCGAAGAGCTGCTTGTCGTTCATGTAGTCGAGGCCTGGGGTGTTGCCAGCAGCGCCATGGAACTGGCTGCCTGCCTGTGGATCCTGCTCGGCGGCGGCAGAGAGGATCTTGATCTGCTCCTGCAGGTTGGCCACCTTGGTATTGAGGCTCTCGATGGTGGTCTGCGAAGCCTTGCCAGCCTCTACGGTAGCATCGAGGCTCGACTGTGCGTCGGCCAGCTTCTGCGAGGTGATCTTGAGAGCCATCTTGAGACCTGCCACTACGGGACTGTCTTCGGTAGCCTGGCCACCATTCTCGGCAAAGTTGGTAGCGAGAGCGGCCTTGAACTCATTGAGGAAGGTGTCGGAGAATCCGGCCTCCTTCATCTTGGCCACCTGGTCGTCGAGGAGGACCTGGCAGCCCTTGTCATCCTTCGCCCAGCTGGTGATGCCGAGAACGGCCAGAATAGGAGCGGCGAAGGCTTTCAGTTCTTTAATCTTGAACATTAATTTTGAGGATTTTGGGGTGAATAATAGAAAATAGTCAAACCGTAGCAACTGTCCCATGGTTGCACTTGTAGTCAGCGATTAGCTGGGGATCATCGGCGGGTCTGCTGGGCGATGCCTCGGGCGAAGACCCAGAGGATGGCATCGTCGAGCGTGCCGTACTGGTCAACATAGCCAAGGTCGATTGCCTCCTGGCCCGAAAATAGCTTTCCGCGATAAAGCTCTAAATCGGGGTCGTAAGGCACGCCTATCTGCTGTGCCACATCTTGGGCGAACATCAGATGCACCTGTTGCAGTGATGCCTTGATGGGTGCATCGTCGCCCTGTTCCAGCTGACGGGAGAGGTAGTTCTTGAGGTCAGCTGAGTCGGGATAGATGTCGCGGGCGACGATTCCGAGTTTCTCGAAGAGCCCGGCGAGGCTCAGATATCTCGTCATCACGCCCACACTGCCCACTTCGCACAGAGGCGATGCCAGGAAGATGTGCTGCGCAGCTGTACCCAACCAGAAGTGGGCCGAAGCCATCGTGCCAGCGACGTAGGTGGCGATGGGCTTGGGGTACTCACGGATGGCACGGGCAGCGAGATCGACGTGAGCAATCATGCCGCCGGGGCCATTGATCCAGAGAACCACGCCCACGATGCGGGGATTGTCGGCAGCCAGACGGAGGAAACGCTCGAGGGCGTAGGTGTCCCACGAATAGAGCGGACCCTCTGAGGCGATGACTGCGACGCTGTTGGACGGGAGGTTGACGTCTTCGAGATCCCAACGGGTGACGACGTTCGGCCCTGCCCCTTGCGTGACAGCGTAGGCCATCACCTTGCTCGCATCCAGTTGACGCTCCACGGCCTCCAGATTGCCGGCCTTGAGAGCAGGCAAGATAGAGAGCAGCAGCGAGGCGTAATCCGCATCGTTGATGCTCCATCGTTCGGTGAGGATGGATTGAATCTTGTTCATGGCGTGGACAATAAATTTTTCGATGCAAAGATGAGCCTTTTGCGCACGCGAACAAAGTACATAAAAAAAAGGCCCTCGTCGTCATGACGAAGGCCCCACTTGAGCACGGGTAGGGCGAGAATGCCCTCAAAAAAAATTAGATCATTCGGGAATCACGGCGAACAGGTCCATCGAAGGGGACTTGCCCGCGAGGGTGCAGGTGTAGGTTCCACCTGATGGCTGGGCGGAGAGCGTGAGCGGATAGAGAGGCTCGCCGCTGACCTTCTGGCGCCCCTTCTCGTCGAGATAGAGGGCAACGAGCGGAGTGTGGGCCAGTTCCTGCAGCTGCTGTTGCTGGGGAAGACCAGAGGAGGGGACACGGAACGTGTGGCGCTTCTGATAGACGACCGAGCCTTCGGTTGGCTGGTCGGAGATCTTGAAGGTGCCGGGAGTGAGCGGGATGTCGATGACGTCGGCCGAGTAGAACTCGATGCGGGCGTTCTGGTGGATCACGGCGTAGCGGACCACCTTGGCGGCTGGAATCAGCCGGAGCTGGCAGGGTGTTGAGATAGTTTTGGTGGACATAAACGGGAAATTTTGGTTAAAAAATGCAGTCGGAAGATATTCGGAGGATTTCGGACAAAACGGGGGTTTTGTTGCAGTGAATTTTTGCAAAAAAAATGCCTATTTCTTGAAGGTTCGCTTCAGTTGTCGGCGCTGCTTTACATAATCGCGTGTTTTCTTAAGATGGCGGGAGCGGTCCTGCCAACGTGTGAAGGCCTTGCACAAAGTGTCGGGAGAGACGGAGAGGCTGTAGATGTCGATGAAGTCCTCGACGGCATCCTGAAGGGGGAGGCCGTAGTATCGGTAGCGATACCAGTAGTCACCAAGATCGGTGAGCAGCTCATCCTCCATCGTCCGCTCGATGCCCGGGCGCTTGTGGCCACCCGACACCTTCTCTGGAGGAATCCAGTTCCAGGCATTGGTGTCGCGCTTCTCAGGGAAGTCGGTGGAGCAGGGAACCAGGAACTCGAAGTTGCCCTTATCGACAGGCACGTTGGACGGCCGACGACGGAGAGAGTTGAGGATCTTGACGCGGACGAACGTCGAGAGAGGGAAGCGAACGGTCTGGAGTTCTTCACTCCAATATTTGCGCCGGAAATACTCGGCAATGTGGTCTTTTATCTGTATTCTGGTGGTCATGGCAGCCTAATTTGGTTTGAACGATGCAAAGATACGAAATTTTGTGCAACAAAACAAATTTTTGTGCAACAAAATGCGAAAAATCGGCCGTTTTTCGGGTATCCTGGCACCGATTGCAATTTTAAACAAAAAATTTTTGTGTGAGTTGAGTCTATTTTTGAAAAAAAATTGTAACATACCCACTTAAAAAAATAACATGCTAAAACATAATAACTTAATAACTAAAATCGGCCTTTTCCGGGGACTTTCTGCCGAAGTCGAATTGTAACACCTCCCCTTCTTGTTATTCTTTTTCTTTAAATGTTATTTTTAAAAATAACAAAAAAAAACTCTTATATATAGAGAGTTAGACGCTCAAATCCTGCCATGTTACAAAGTTATTGCGTTTTTACACTATTATATAAAAAAAATGGGGGAGGGAAAAACGAGCGGAACCTGGCGGTTCGGAGGCCGTTTGCGCAACCGAATTTGTTAACATTGGATTATGTTAAGTTGATAGGGCACAAAAAAATCCGCTCAGACGGGCGAAAGTTCGCGGATCTGAGCGGATTTGAGGCAGCCAAGCTCGACTGCGGCTGGGGCGATGGTCAGTACTTCAGATTGGTCGGCACACGGGCGTCCTTGTTATACAGCTTTGCCAGGATCTCACAGGTGGCCTTGACGCTGCCGAGGGGATAGATGTAGACCGGATAGGTCATGGCCTTGCGGAAGAGGCGGGCAGGATCGAAGGTGTCGGGGTTCTTCTGTACGAGAGTGAGCCAGGCTCGGCACCATGCGGGCGAACGAAGGATATCCTTCGAGGGGTCGATAGCGTTGGGAATCTTCGCCCAGTCCATCAGGCGGTCGAGCGTCTTGGTGCAGCCCTCGAAGTCGATGGCCTCAAGCTGGCCACGGGCGATGGTCTTGATGTTTGCACGACCTGCGACACCTCCGAAGGCACACTGGTCGATGATAGCCTTGGAGAGGCATGGATAGTTGACGTAGAGCTGCTGCAGGAGTTCGTAGGGTTCACGGCCTTCGGTGCTGTACGACTGGATGAAGTCGGCCTTGGTCCAGTTCTTGGAGTCATTGTTGTAGAGTCGCATCTCTGTGGGGCCGTAGTGGGGCTTCTCGATGTAGAGGATGGGGAGGCCGAGGTAGCGTCTGGCAAAGAACCGGTTCTGGCCGTCGACGATCTCCATGGCCTCGTTGACGATGATGGGCGACATCAGGTCGGCCTGTGCCATGGATTCCACCAGACGCTTCCAGTGGTCCACGTCACGGTTCAATCCGGGGACGAGTCGGAAGGCGTTGTAGTCGTAGGTCTGCCAGACGACATCGACATTGATGGCGTTCCATTTGGCCGGTTTTGAGTGATCAATCTCGTCCCATGGCGTTCCATCAGCGTGCTCGAGACAGTTCTGCAGCTGTTGTTCGGTCATTCGTCCGGATTCGACGGCCTCCTGGAAGAGGCGACGGACAGTGGTCTGATGCGCCATGACGGCGGGTGACAGTTCGGGCGTTTTAGCCTGGTTTGTTTTCTTCGTGCTCATTGTTGTTGGGGTTTATGAAGTTATTGGGTTATAAAGCAGCCGTACTTTCGTATGGTTGGATAGATATGGGAAGTGGTGTTCCCATCGGTGGTTGAATTGAGTACATTGGCGGCATCTGAATCGCCCTACGAACATTTAACTCGGTTAGCCACTCTACAAGTTGGAGAAGTTCCTCCTTATATTGTGGGTTTTGGTCGGGAAAAGCCGCTTCTGCAACAAGTCTTTCTATTTCGGCATCTATGGTTATCTTGTCTATCATAGCCGTAATTTTTTATTCGCGTTATTTAATACGGGTTATAGTTGTATTGTTAATTATACTATTTCTCTAAAATATCGGTCACTTCTTCCGCTTGCGTCCTCACAGGGCATAGGGTCGTTAATTCCAACTTTTTCACAGATTTTCTGCAATGCGCAATAATCGCAAGCGTCTGCACCATGCTTATCTGTGGCGAATTCAACCCTCTTCCCAAAGATTTCAATTTCGTTTGCCATAGTCGTATTGTTTATACTCGTTTTACATTGTTATCCTTAATCCATTTTTCAAGGGATTCATTTGTTCTCTTTCTGCTTTTGTAATCTGGACAATAACTATACGGCTCTGTGGATTTCATAAGCATATAGCAATATCCGTCAAAATGCTGCCAAAAGCACCTTGTGCAATATCCGTGATTTGCCATAGCTTGCTGCTTTAGGGTGCTAATTATGTTACTATTTCAAAATGTCCATCACACAAGTCTTCATCAATGATTTCTGGAATTGCGCAAAGTCTCACAAATGCCAACCGTTCATTGGAACACACGTTCTTGAGGGAACAGTTATTACAAGAAGATGCCGCAGTATCTGGCACTAACTTGTGTCTCGTTTCTTCAAATATTATTTCAAAGTTCTTCATAGGGGTCTAATTATTGGTAGAAATGTTACAGGTTGTCGAAGTTCGACACAACGTAGTTCAAGAGGATTTTTGCTTCCTCTTTTGACTTGGCATCCCATTCTATCTTGACTTCACCTTTATATTCCTCAATTGAAATCTTTTGAGTGTGAGAACGTACATATTCGTTTGTCTCAAATTGTTTATCAATCTGGTCAATAGGAGATGTTGTGTGTGACCCATCGTGTCCTGTGAAGATGTAGTCGGTATTTGTTATGCCAGTTATCCACATCGTCTGCTTGCCATCAGTGATAAGGTCGTTTACTTTGAATCTTGCCATAGTTGTTATTCTTCGATTAAGTTCTTAAACTCGCCTTGATATGCACTTATCTGCGTGTTGAGAAGTCCTATCGCCTTGTCAAGCGTATCAAAACGCTTTCTATCGACTTGCACTACATGGGTGTAGGCATCGTTGCGAAAGCTGTTAGGATTCATATAGAAGTCTGTGCGTGCAAAACCACGATTCCGAATAATCACCTTTTTAACGCCATACACTATTTCGCCACCAATGCCTTTTTTCTGCCCAATAAAAAGCCACATAGAGGACAAGTTGTGGTCTCGGTCAAATGCTGCGTAGCACTCACCTGCCTGCATATCTAACTTTTTGAGCATCTTTTCGTAATAGTCCAGCGGCTCATATCTTTTAAGTTTTATTTGTTTTGCCATAGTTTTTCATGTTTTGCACCCTTACCTATTTAGGGTGCATAACCTTTATATATCCATATAATATCACCGATTTTCCCAAAAAAACCCAAGTCTTGGTCAACGCGGAACTTCTTTTTTGACAATTTATCTAATGTTACTTTTGTTTTATTATCTTTTGCCATAATTGTAAGTTTTAGTATATCATCTTTAGGGTGCTTTGTTATACATTGTTAATCATCTCAAATATCTTCTCTAAAAGTCTTGTATCGACACGTCGAGAATCTTGTTCAAGTTTCCGAGTGATTTTTTCAATCAACACTTTGCGGTGGAAATCGCTTGGCATAGGTGTACTAAATGGTTTATACTTGTTTCTTTACTCTTCCGCGCTTTTGAGAATGTCGTCAATCGGTATCATTCTTCAAAAATAGCACCCAAGATATAGATGCCGAACATAATACCAAATGGAATTGCCATATAAATCATGCCGCGTAGTAGTTTTTGAGTTGTTTTCTCGCTTGATGGATATATGTCGGCACGTTAGCCATACTTATGCCCATATTTTCCGAAATCTCTTTGTAGGAGTACCCCTCGGCATACTTCAAGAGGGCAGTTCTATACTTGTCCTTCACCGAATCCAGAGCCTTCGGAAGGTCTTGTAGCCTTTCGTCCACGCAATACCCGTTCTCTTCGGGAATGTCATCGCTCGTCTTGGACTGGTAGCGCATCTCGTCAAGGAAGGCATTTTTAAGGATAGTGAATATCCACGCCTGCCACTCACCGCCCCGATAGAGGGAGAACTTCTCGAGTGCCTTGAGGCAAGCCTCTTGCACCATATCCTTTGCCAAATCCTCGTTGCAAGCCAAGGAGAGAGCCTGCTTGAACATCCAGCCTTGATTCTTGACCAAAGCCAGACCCATCTCTTCGCGCGTCATTTTCTTTCTGCGTTTTCAGCCTTGAAAGCCGTTACCACCAAGGCGACAGCCGCGTTAAGGCAGCACACCCAAATTACACACTCATAGTCACACGAAAGGCTAATCTTCGCCACAACCAGCGAGACTGCAAGCCAAATCCAAGTCTTCTTCATATTCAGCAAGGGATTTCAGATAGAGATTATAAGCTTCTTGTTCACTCACATTATACTTACGGCAGAACTCTCTTCGCCCCAACCGCTCGTAATCGTCCGCAAAGTTACGATATCCATCCAACATAAGCAATAAAATTACGATTTTTAATACAATTTTTAACACTTTTTAAGCAAATATATATCGGGTAGTACAATTTCTGCCCGATATTATGCCACGTTGGACACGATATCCACCTCGCCATCTTCGTCATAGGCGGTGAGGGTGACGTTCACCTCTCTGCGTGTCTCTACGTAAGCACCAGTGCCGTTGAAGTAATCGTCCTCGCGGTAGCCATCGGACTCAATATAGCCGCTAACAACCACAAATAGGTTGCCGAAGTCGAACTCTTTGTCGAACCCGCCATTGGGGGCATTGTCGATATATCTCTGAATCTCGGCATTCTGCTCTGGGGTGAGGGTGTACTCTTTCATATCAAGAGAGTTTACACGGGTGCGTTGCCCGCCCGACTAACGAACCATTTCGTTTTGCACTGCAAAGATACGACATTTATATCATATATGCAAGATTTTATCCAATAAATTCGTATTGTTTAACATTTATTAACGTAATATATCGTATTATATGATGTGGTAAACATATTTTAACAGAAATAGCATCCCACAATGTGAGATGCTACCTATTTAACCCATCCAGTTTTTCTCGGTCGGGCAATTCGACATTAACTACAATGTTAGTTATGAACTCATAGAGACTCCATCTTGAGGAACACTTCGCGGCTGTCCATCTTGTAGAACACCCTCGAAACGACTTTATAGAGCCTATCGGGATGTAGCTCGCCAGTCACCACCATATAACCACTCTTGACTCTAAAATCAATGTCATCCTGCGAAGGTGACTCACAGCAATCGCCCACTGATGGCAATACCGCGTTATGAACGTCGAAATTCGGAATCTCAATAAATGTCTTCTTGTCAATACTAATTGCTACTCTCATAATGTCTTTTTTATTATAACGGATTAGTCGGCAAAATGTTTATAAAACCTCATAGTCCTAACATATATTCAAAGTTTAACCTCTCGTCTATATCTCCGTATTTCTTCTTGTAGTCCTCGAGCCTCAACCTATAAGCCTTGTAGAAGCCATACAATGCGTTGTAGTCGCTCCTCTGCGTTTCGGAGGTTGGATGTACCGCCAAGACACCTTTCGTGTGCTCACGGGCATATTCCTTCTGGCACTCCCGACAATATGACTGCCTCTTGAAGAGGGTGGTGTCGGTGTGGAGGTTGAACTCGCTTATCGGTTTCTCCCTCTTGCATCTTGCGCACCTCTTGGTGTAGGGAGGCGAACTATCAAGAACCAAGTCCATACTAATACTTTTTAACGTGGTACTTCCAGTCAGTCCTTATTCGGTTGTAGCGCATCTTCCTCTTGCACGCCTTGTAGAGGTCGATATTCAGTTTCTCTGCCCACTTGTTCACATAGGCTATTCCGTCACACGCGGCTATCAGGGCGTTCTCTTGCGATAGAATCCTAACAAGTTTCATCGCGTTCTCCGTGAAGGTGTTCTCGTCTGGCACTGGCAGATACCGATAGCCTACATCATACGGGATTAGCTTGTCAATTTCCTTCATATAGTAGAATGATAGCAACCTCAACATCGTGTCTGCCAGCTCGTCTTGAACAGTGTCCTTGCAGTAGTATTCAAAGGACTCCTTGAAAAGTAGGTCGGAATCCATCTCGTCCACCTCCGTCCTCAATATATCCCAACTCACGCTCTGGCTGACGGTCACGTTCCCTTTCCTGTCGGCTTGGATAGCCTCGCACACCTCACCGATGATGAGCATAAGATAATGCGAGTTGGAGAGTTCCTTGTCTATCCATCCCAACCTGACCATATCAGCGTAATGGTCTTTTCCGATTTCCGCGATTTGTTCTCTTGTCATAATTTGCAGTCCATTGATAACCGAATATCTTCCTTAAAAACTCCAAGATTTTCATACCGACACCTCTCCTTTTATTGCAGGGTGACACTTGTACCCAGTCAGATGAAAGTCCTCATAGACGAACTCGTCGATGTTGTCCCTCTTGTTGAGCGTCATCCTCGGAAGTTCAAACGGAGTCCTTTCGAGCTGCGTCTTGACTTGCTCGATGTGGTTGAGGTAGATATGGGCATCCCCAATGCTTATAATCAAGTCCTTCGCCCTCTTGTCGGTGACGGAGGCTACCATCATCAGCAGGCACGCATACTGCGCGATGTTGAACGGACACCCCAGAAAGAGGTCATTCGACCTGATGTAGAGTGAAAGACTCAACTCATTCCCATCAACGTAGAACTGGTAGAAGCAATGGCAAGGAGGTAGTGCCATATTCTCCAAGTCCTCGACATTCCAAGAGGAGACGATTATCCTCCGTGAGAACGGGTTGTGCTTGATTTGGTCTATCGCGGTCTTTAACTGGTCATTCCCCCAATATCGCCACTGATAGCCGTATATTGGTCCCATCTCCCTCGTCTGCGGGTCGCCCCACTCCTTCCAGATGTTCACGTTCTTATCCTCGAGAACCCTCGCGTTGGTAGAGCCGCTCACAAACCAGAGCATCTCCTCTATGAATCCCCTTGTAAAGACTTTCTTCGTTGTCACGATAGGGAAGTTCTCGCTCACGTTCTCGAAGCGCATCTGCCGCCCGAAAACACTTAATGTTCCAGTCCCCGTGCGGTCTTCCCTTACTTTGCCGTGTTCGAGGACATCCCTTAATAGGTCAAGATATTGCTTCATCGCTTTTTTTCTAATTGTTCGAGTATTTCACTTCTCGTTCTCGCCTTGATGGTAGTGCGTGGAAGTGGTGCGCAGATGGATTCCCACCAGTTCTCATACATACGCTTGGGTCTTGCGTGGTAGTCCTTCTTTGCTCTATGTCCGCTAACCATCTTTACAAGTCCGTATTGTCTCATACACTTAAATGTTTGTCGCTTGGTATCTTGTGCCAGTGTGTCACTTTGCACATCTTGTTTATGAACTCCCTATCGTCCATCTCCTTTGTGTGCCAAGTGCCAGTTGTGTGACCATATTCGGCAACTTCGGGGATATACCGATAAGTCATCCCCTCCTCGTAGAAGGAGATTAGCACCCAGTCCCAATACTTCGGGTTCGGAAGGTACTTGTCACACGGAATCCAGAATCCCAAGCGTGCCAAGATTTCCCAAAATAATGTTTTCATTGCTCGAAGAACGGACACCCAGTAGGGCATCCAGAAATGTTTTTGTTGCTTTCCTCCCCATCAAACGGGGTCTCCTTGTGTTTGCAGCTTCCGAAATGATTTGACTGCTCCTCGAATAACTTGCACTTGAAGCATTCCACGTTGGACGTGTCTATGCTCGGTCGGAAGAACCTCTTGTTCGCCAAGGTCAGTATTTTGTCCAGTGTCTCGTCATTGAGCATATCAAGGAGTTCCTCCAAGGAGTCGGTGGCGCAGAGATATGCCGCAAGCGGTTCGAGGAAATAAGGCGAACAGCCGTCTTGCAGCGCGGAAACGCTTTCATTATCTTCGATGATGGCGAAGATTGTCACATCCTTGCGCCCCTTCATCAAGTCAAGAATCTTCTTCTGTATCTCTTCGTACTGTTTCATAAAACGGACAACCTTCCTTGATTTTCGTTACCTTTGAGTTTGCCTCCTCGCCATCGAAATATGCCTTGTGGTGCTGGCAGATTCCGAAATGGCTCGCCTTTTCCTCAAACTTCCGACACATTATGCAAGGCTTGTCCCCGTGTGTCGGGTTGAGGTTCTTGAGCATCATCCTCTTCGTGTCCTCGGAGAGCATGGCATACACCGCCTTGAAGATGTCCTCGCCAGCATCGGAGTTGAAGAGCGCGGCTACTGGCCCCATCGTGTTCGTCAGTCCACCCGTCTGCACAATGCCAATCTGGTGCGATTCGATGTCGAAGATAAGGGAGAGGGTAGCCACGTCCTTATGGCTTACCCCTATTCCCTTTATCGCTTTCTCCAAGGCTGCGGCAATGTTCTCTATTCTGGCCATTCCAAGAGCGTCACAAAGTTGTTTGACTTGTTCCTAAACTCCCTCGGAGGAAGGACAAATGCCATCTTGACATTGTTCGGGATGAACATACCCCTGACCTCGTTAATCTGGTGCAGTCCCAGGGGTGTCTTGCTCTTCATTGAGAGCCGCCACCTTTCATTGTGCGTGACAATCACCGAAACACTCCCTTTCGCGAAAACACCCGTCATATAGCACCCGTACTCATCCTCCTCGGAGTATTCCTCGATGTGGTAGGGTTCTTGGGGCAGCTTAATCTTCAGCAGTTGTTCCCTCGTCATAGACTTCAAGGATGTTGGATTCACCGATGGAGAGAATCTTCCAGTCTGACATCGTATCGCGCATATTCTCCTTGAGGCTCTTCACCGCCCCGTCAAAGTCCTCTGCCTGTACCAGCATCGTGCTTGTGGAGGTCTTCTCCACGCCAGACTTCTCGTCCAAGGTGATGAAGCCGACCTTTGCGCAGTAGAAGATACCCTCACCTCGGAATATCTCCGCTACGGGGTTCTTCTTCACGGCATCGACCTCGAACTCTCCGCTGATGACTTCGGTCATCTCCTTCGTGATACGCGCCTCGGCTTCGGTGAAACTCTCTGCCTTGACAAGATAGGACTCGCTAACTTTCTTTTGAGTGCCAGTTTCAAGCACTTTGTCATACTTGACCTTTGTTTCGATATACATACTAACAGAAACTTAAATATTGTTTGATGATTGGATATTTGATTTCCTTGATTCTCTCGAAGTCGCAGTTATAGGTCTTGTTCACGAAACCAACCACATCCTCGGAGGGTATTCGCGTATCATAGTTGACACTTCTCGCGAACAACTCGTAGTGTGGGATGTTCCTATAATCCTTTGTCGTCAGGGTCTTGTTTCTTTCCCTATCCTCCGCAACCTCCTTCTCCCTCTTCTCCAGAAGGGCGAGGTCTATTGATTGTGTTGGGAAATACTCCTCCCGATTCTTCAACTTGGTAAGTGAGAGGTGATATTTCTCACCAAAGATGTTCGCGAAGTCCATCTCTATGCCGCCATACGTGATATGCTCGTCCTCGTCATTCTCATCCTTTCCTCCAAGGGTGCAGAACACTACAAGGTCGCCCCTCTCGAATGATGAAACCAGAGATTTAATCCTCTTGTCGAGGCAGTTTCTCGCATAGACGTATTGGTCGAAGGTAAGGCAGCTATCCTTGGCATCCAAGTGGTCTTTGTCCTTCTTCACGCTACCCGTAAGGTAGATGTCCCCAAGATACCTATCCTTGACCTTGAAGAGTTCGGACTTTTCGGGTATCGTCATATACCTTGTGAGGTTCTCCGACTTGTAGCATCGTCCGAAGACATATAGCCAGAAGTCATCCTTGCACATCCTTTCAAACTCCGTGTTGTCTAAATATACCTTCATAGCAGTGTTTTGTTTTTAATCCCTCTCGCGTGTACGCATGAAGTTTAATATAATATATTATTTTTATAACGGGTTATTCTCTTGCTCAACAACAACAACATTAGTTTTACGATGACAGAAAAAACAAAGACAAAAAATCAATGACCATACGCTCCCGTCAACTGGTTTAACCTCCGCTGCGCGCTCCAATTCGGGTTCATTGCCAATTCGTGTATATAGGCATCGACCTTGCCCTGCTCAAATTCTTCTACAACCTTTTCCTCGGACTTGCCATTGCGACCTCTTGCGTTGTAGAGACAATAACGGAACAGACCCTTTTCGGAATCCGACAAAGAATACTCGTTGCAGTCGCGGGTAAAACCATTAACCCCAATGATGATGAGAGCCGACACCGCCATCTTGCCCACGTTACGCGCTTGCAAGACAAGTTTATGGGAAATGACCTTGACCCTTCCATCCTTCTTGAGCCTATTCAAGTACCTTATCAATGTCCTTTCGCTGATTCCCACCTTCTTTGCCAATACCTCTTGTGACAATGCTGGCTTGCACATCAAGCATGAGTTTTCTTTATAACCCCTTCGGGTATTCTCTTGCTCAACAACATTAGTTGACTTGTTACGTGCCTCGTTGTCGTATGAGTTGATGACATTCTCAATGAGGAGTTCGCGCAGAACGACCTCGACTGCCTTGAGGGATTTACCCTCTATGCTTTCTCTCTTTACCTCAATTCTAAATGCTCCGTAGATAGCCTCATTCTTCCTATTGTATTGCTTGACTCTGTAAAGCCTTTTAAGTGACGATATTCGGATGTATTTCCTGCCATTAACCTCATAGAGCTTGGCAAGCATCCTTCCGTTCGGAATCCTAATACCCTTTTCAAGTGCGGATATAAGCTCCTTGGACTTGTAGTGGTTCACTCCAAAGTCCTTTCTAAATTTAGCCTCATTCTCAAAGAAATACACACTGCTCTCGTGCATACCCTTTGTCATAATGGCAAAGGATGCAATAGACCACTGGAGAGGGTCATTCTTCGCCCACTCCAGAAAGTCCTTCGGAACAAATATGGATTCTCTTTGGTACATAATACTTGTTTTTGGTGAACGCAGGAGGACTCGAACCTCCAATCTTCGGAATTAGGGAAGGGGAATTTGGTCTAAAGAAAACTCATGCTTGATGAAGAGAAAATGCCTAACCCCGACACTCTACCATTGAGCTATACGTTCTTGTTTGCGGTCTCGAAAAGGAGTCGAACCCCTACCTTCTGGATTTACACTCAAATGTTGCTTTCTTCTATAACGATTGAGTCGGAAAATTGTTTACAAAACTTGAAAATTTTATATCCTCACGTCAATGTCCTTGTATCTTGCGAGTTTTCGGCAGCACTCCTTGTAGCCTTTGATGAGAGCCTTGTATTCATCTTTGGAGGGTTCTTCGCCCATCTCGTAGTGCAGCCGTTCAAGTTCATCGAACTCCGCTTGACCGATTTTCCTGATGAGGTTCTTCTTGTAGCCTATGAGGTGGTTGGGGTCATTGCAGTTGCATATCGCACATTCCGCGTTGCAGTTCCTCTCGTCCCATCGTGTCGATAGGTTGTACCGCGAGAAGTAGTGACCGCACTGCATCCTCTCAAAGGGGAGGAGTTTCCCGCAAGATATACATCTGGTCATACCACCGACCTCGGCATCCCTCAATCGTATGTATAGGGAGTACACCCTATCCAGTTCTTTTCTCATGAGCGAGATACGGGACTCGAACCCGCAACCCTCGGTATGGGAAACCAATGCGCTACCATTGCGCCAATCTCGCGTAACACCCCGAAGGGCGACCCTGCCTCACGGAGGGATTTCTCACTAACCTGTGTGTATTATGACTCAAATTATGCGAAAAAACATTGTGACCGCATCGGGACTCGAACCCGAATCTAATCCTTAGGAGGGATTTATTACTATCCTTTGAACTATGCAGCCTTCAATTTCTGGGTGCAAAGATAGTAATAAAAATCGTATGTTCCAACACTTGTATCGTATTATTTTCGTGTCATTAAGATTATTTAACACTTTTTATTTGGTCAATCCAATAAAAGGTCGTATCTTTGCAGCGTCAATAAAGACAAGACCCACGGCGGGGTAGCCGAGTTTCATTAAATGGTTGCTATGACATACCAAATTGACACCTTTGGGGCTGTACATCTAAAAGAGCGTAGCTTATATAACCACAACTACTATCTTATGAACGATGGCAACATCATTCTTGAGAAATGCGATGATGACAACTTGTTTGGTTATTGGCTTGTGAACGGCGAAACCACCGAACTATTGGGTTACTACGAGTATGACTCCATCTTTAATTTGCCAGCAGGCATTTATGATGTTGATAACGAGATATGTTAATGCAACAAAAAGACCTACGTGTATGAAGATTAGTTATAAGCAGATGCCGTTTCTTGCGGCAATAGAGAGCGGGACACTACTTGCCCCCGAATATCCCATCAAGAACTATGCCGATGATGACTACGACCCCTCGTTAATCAAGGCATGGCTGATGCTCAACAAGGCTATGGCTACGGCATACAAGGACATCGCCAAGAACGTGGTTCTGGTGAGTTCCACCTATATGGATGCGCTATACCGAAGCAGCAAGGCTTTCGACAACCTCATAGAGAAGGACGCACGAACCATCACCGAAGAAACCCTTGAGGGTAGCGGGTGTTATATTTTCCCCGATGCCCAGCAGAAGGATATTAGGTTGGCGGTAATCTACCACAACTCCCCCGAAGTGCGGTTCGTGTTCGGTATTATCGACAACGACACCATCGCCTACGCGAACATAGACACACCCGCTGGGCAGCACAAGTTCATCACAAGGCGGTTTATCGCCAATGACGGGCAAGAGTGGGTAGAGAGGATTTTCCTACGCTATCTGGTGTACCTCCGTATGATGGAGAAGTATGCCAAGGTAGAGACCAAGGTGATAGCCTCTGGCGCGAAGGTTAGGCTCAACCCGAGGTATCTCGAAACCACTACCAACACGTCTAAACTGAACGTGAAGTACCGCGATTCGCGCTGGTTCACCGAAATCGTAAGAAACGAGGGATTTATGGTGTCGGGACATTTCCGACTCCAACCCAAGAAGGTGAATGGCGAGTGGACGCGAGAACTTATCTACATCAATGAGTTCCAGAAGCACGGCTATCACCGCCGTGCGCAGATAGAAGAAGTATGAGCGACAAAGAGAAGATACGAACCGAGATTCAGCGCAGGCTGGACGAGTACGTGAAAAATCACGGTGACCTTGAGTTTATCCACGAAGAGTTGTACGGCAACAACCACTATGACGATGATGGTTATGATGTCGGTCGTCTCTGGGTGGACGAGAACACGATAAACATCTACCAGTCACTCCTCAAATTCATCGACAAGTTATGAACATCTGGCACGATATAAACACTCCGATTATTCCTAACCATGCTCTGGTAGTGATGACAAAACGCGGCTTCTGCCTAAAGACGGAATATGACGAGGACAAGAATGTATTCCGTGGCGAGGGCATAGAGATAGACCCGTCAAACGTAGCAAGCTGGTGCTATTTCTGCGAACTCGTCAAGTCATCGAAACCCTCCGTTGTAAAGGACTTCAAGTTCAACGATATAGTTCTCTACGCGAAGCACTGGTACAAGCACGGGTACATCTTGGATGACCTCTCCTATCTCTTTGGAAAGATTTATACATATTCCCCGAAGGGCGAGGTTGAGATAGCGGGCATGATGCTCCGCGTGATAGACGAACTCTACATTGAAAAGGGCGAAAGGTTCTCCAAGGACACTTTCCTCGGGTTCAGAAGTATTTATGACAAAGCGCAAGAGTATATGTATTTCTTCGAGTGCTCGTTTGATATGGCTATTATCCGCGTGACATTGACCATCCTGTGCAACCTCACCAGAGACGAAATCATCCTCAAGCGACCGCACTACGGCAAGAAAGAGCATTTTAGAATGGGTAATATGGTCAAGGACTACCCTATCTCCATGACCTATGCAGAAATGAACAGAATAGCAAAAAAGACATTTGGTTAATATGGCAAAGTTAGTTAATTATGAGATAGCAAGTTTCTTCGACAAGAGGGGACACATCTTCGACACCGAGTATTTCATCTACCCAGATGGGGTTATTACACAAATCCCTAACCGCGACAATGTGCGTTGTCCGTCTATCTATGACATTATGGACTGGCTGCGTGACGAGAAGAACATCGACATCGACATTAAGGCTTGCTGCGGTATGCTCCACATCAAGGTCTATGTTCCGTGCATCCACACCTACACAAGAGCCGATAAACTTCACGAGGATGATAATAAGGTTAGATGGATTCAGCACGACCACTACCTACACTATGAGGACGACTATGGCATTATTCCAGCACATCGGGATTTCGACACCTACGAAGAGGCTGCTAACGCGGCTATCGAGTATTGTCTAACCAAACTATTGAAACGCAATGTATAAGAACGGCACTAACAAGCTGGGGGTGAAACTCCCCCGAAAGGTCAAGAAGGTCTATACCTCTTGTTTCCCCGAAAGGTCATATAACAAAATCTACAAGAGGATGAGCATACGCTCCAACACCAACTATGTATCTACTCTTTTCAAGATTTTGGATTATGTCTATTACATCGACGATAAAGCCATTGGCGAGGGTCGGGGGTTTAGACCAAGCTGGTCTGAAATCGTGAATCACAAACTTTACAAGACAAGGAAATGAAAATACTCCAAGGTATAACAATCTATCAATGCGAGTTCTGCGGCAAGGTCTCCCTTTCGAGGGGTGGACTATCCAACCACGAAAGGTTCTGCCGCGTGAAGCATGAGTACAAGGACGGCTCTCCGTGTTTCGGGTGCAAGCTGCTCACCACGCGCAATGTCAAGCCAGAGGAAGATTCTCCGAGATGCTTTGGTTGCGACTACCACGATTACAATGTTGGGTGTTGCACCTCCGACATCTGCCCTACCCCCTATGTGGACTTTGTTTGCCGTCTTTCTGGCAAGGCGATGTACTACCCTCCGAGGATTGCCGCCCGTAGCAAAGAGATTCAAGAGAAGATAATCAAGCGGTGCAACTGCGCCATGCCGAAAGAGTGCGAGGACTTCTCCCCAAAGCCAAATGAAATTACCAACCTTTCCGCGAAGCAATGAAATAGTATGGAATACAAGAAGACCCGTTTATCCACGAAACTCTATGACCTATATGGCGATAAGTACGCATCCCACATAGAGGTAGGAAAGGAATATTGGGAATATTTTACGGCAGACACGGAGATATATAAAAAGACAGGGCAGAACTACAACAAAATCAAAGTCACCTATGTCCGCAGCGGGTGTATGTTTTATACCTTTTGCGATGCTCCAGAAATAGACGAGGGATATTGTTCTATTAACTCCTTTAAGGCGATGAACCTAATTGTTGCCGAAATTGACCCGATAAAGGACTTGGAGAGCATCAAGGAAACCGATAAGGACTTTTATTATTTCGACAGCACCTTTACCATAGTAAAGAACTGGCCTAATGAACCAGTTAGCGAAATAAACGAAGAGACCTTTTACAAGCGTTATGTAGCAATTACCATTTCATCAATGTTGGGAGAATTTTAACATATATGGTAGAACAAAGGGAAATATGTTGTCATTGCGTCCATTGGAAACCTGGCAGATATTGGTCGGCAACTGGCGCGGAATGGTATAGAAACCAACTGCGAAAAGACCTTGAGGACGGCATAAGGGAAATCAACGAGAAATCCTCAAAAATCATCCAAACGTACACGTTAAATGAATATGACAATCGAAATTTCAACCGAGGATTATAATTTCCTCAAAGACCTACAACACGAACTCAACACCCAAGGGACGGATGGCAATGCACAACCCGTCTATTGGCAAGTGATTGAAACGAAGGAGGTGGGTGTACCTGACGGATGCGGTGAACCCAGAATCTATATGGGCGATGGTGTTTGCGGTACAAAAGAAGAGGCTATCGACCGAATCAACGAAAACATAGGCGAATATTCGGAAGAAACACAGAAGGATTGGCAAGGACTATACAAATCTATGCAGCTCGTTGTCTTGTTTGCCCGCACTCGTTTGTTTTGGGAAGATTGGCGAATTATCTATGTGGATAAGGTTGATAGTCTGACCGAGAACACTGGTGCATTCTTCACCAAACGCGCTTGTCAAGAGTATATAGACAACAACCGCCACAACCTCGAGAACCCTCACACCTACGCGATGACCGCATTAAGAAACAAGGAGTTTGAGAGAGTGATAAACTTTCTCCGAACAATGAAATTATAACTATGGCAAAGTTCAAGAAAAACGATTTAGTCACCAATGGCAAGGAAATCTTGTGGATAACCGAAGTGGATGACACCAACTACACCATCTGCTACAACGATGGCAGCGAGATGATGTTTAATATAGACTCCATCGACAAGGAGTATGAGGTATGGAAGCCGAAAAGAATCTGGCACGAATCCTCCGAAGAACCCCGAAACAACAAGAGGGTGGTTATCGTCAAGAAGAGTTATGACGGCATACATTCCGATGTGGGGCGATACTCCAAGGATGAGAGAATCATCATCTGCGAGATAGATAGGTGGAAGCTCAAGGATATCACCCACTGGGCAAATTTCGAGGACTTAATCAAGGCTACTCTTTGATAAATGGGACTATATAAGTGTGAGAAGTGCGGGTGTACCGAGAACACCGCCCTTGGCTGGTATTGGATGGCGAAAGACCTCGCGGATGATGCAGACTGGTCGGACGTGGGTGAAGAGTACAAGGGCAAGAGGCTGTGTTCGGAGTGTGCTCCAAAGAGATATAAGGACGGCAAACCCACTGGCTTCGGTCGGTGGCATAATAAATTTCCAAAACAAAAATAGTTATGTACGAAAGAGATGCAACGTGTGACATTAGGGTAGAACTTTCTATTCCGAATGAAAAAATCATCGGTCAAGCAAGAGAGGTGATGAAACATTACACTCCCATTGTAGAAGAGGCTCTCAAGGATGCTCATTTACGGATTCTAAATGACAGGGACAACCAAGAGAGATTGAAACTGATTGTAGCGGATAGGGTCGAAACCGTATTGAGGGAAATGACCGAATCCTACATTAGAAGAGCCGTGGATTCCGTGTTCTATGCCGAGTCACACAAACTGGAGGATGCGGTGAGGGACGCGATAAACAAGAAGATAGATGACATTCGAGGAACTTGAAATAGGAAAATGCTACACGTCCCACTCTGATTCTCTCCGCAAGGTCATTGCAAAGGGATTGGACTGGGTGTGCGTTCTTCTCTACTCCTACAATCATTGCGTGTGCAACGTGGTGTTCATCATGTCCGATGACGAATGGTTGAAGAACTGGGAGGTTGACGATGACTGCGCCTACATCTTTGACGAGTTGAGGTATTCAGACGATTATACATTGAAAGACTTATGACAATCACGGCTAAATGCAAGAAGAGTGTCAATATCTTTGGGATGGAGTTTGTTCCAGAGAAAGAGTACACCTTTGACCAGACCATCAACTACGAAAAGGATTCCTTCGGGGAGGCATTCTGCCTACGGAGAAGGAGCGAGGTTTATAGCATAAAGATTCCTCCCTGTTTCATCTACTCCTTCTACGATAGGAAAACCTGCGAGGACGAGGGATGGTGCTCCATTGACTTGATGGGTAATATTGAACCGATGTTGTGTTTTGAAGATTATTTCTATGTGGTATAAATTTAATGACTATTGCAACGGAGACAAGGCATTTGTGTGTTGTTGCTATGTAACGCCGTTCAAGTCGCCAAACACAATGCACGTATTGCAAAGTAACGTGTATATACTTCCGTCTATCAGCTTCCGTTTTAATAACTGGGGTGTGTGCATATTCTTCTCGTGGATAACATTCAATGCGTGGCTTGAGTATAGAAACATAACCAAGCAAAAGAAATATCTATGACATGGAAGGTGTACGACCTCTATCCAGACTACGAAGTCAGCGATGAGGGGCAGGTGAGAAGAATTAGGGATGGAAAGATATTGAAACAATACCCCCAGAAGAGCGGCTATGTTGTAGTGTTCCTTGATAGGGGATGCGGAAACACCCCGATACCTGTCCATAGGATTGTCGCGGACGTGTTCCTTGAGAGATTACCTCACCACGATAGGATAGACCACATCAACACGATAAGAAGCGACAATAGGGCGGTTAATTTGAGGTGGACGGACGCGAAAGGCAACGCGAACAACCCGATTACAAAAATCAATATGAGCAAAGCAAGGCACAAAAAAATTGGATAATTTAACCCAAACTCAATAGAAAATGAGAGCTACATCTTATATAATGATGGCGATTGGATGTATTGTATGGTATGTGTCTCTATTCATAATGTGGCCTACTTTCTCCATATTACCCAAATCAATGTTCAGCAAGGAAGAATTGAAGGCGGCTAAAATCGCGGAAATAATAGGCTATGCGGGTCTCTTGTGTGCAAGCATTGGCTTCGTTATATTGATTCTAATAGAATAACAAACAATGATAGAAGTAAAAGATACAGCAACTGGTGAGGTCAAGCAATTTGACAGCATCGACAAGGTGAGTGACGGCTATCACACCTTCGAGGAGTTATATGAGTTCCGCAAACTATTCAATGCGGCATTCTTCAACCTCCTCGCCCAAGACCATCGTGTAATCAAGTCCAAACGTCATTACACTGGAGAGGAGTGCTTCGGTGGCGGCTGGTTCATCGTTATGGCTTATCTACCTACGGGGCAGATTTCCAACCATTACGAAATGAAGGATTGGGGTTTGTTCAAATGCCCAGAATATCCTTATGCTGACGAATGGGATGGGCATACTCCACAAGATGTGGTAGATAGACTTACGCAATACTTGACGGGCAAGCGCACTCTGAATGTACCAGTACACTATAAATAAAGTTATGAATATACGAATCGAATATGACGGCACTATGGCGAAGTGCTATATCCAAGACACCTTCGGGAAAGACCCGTTCAAGGAAGTGCCATTTAACGAGGCTGACAATATGAGCCAAGTATTCGCGCTTGGTGCTTTCTCCTGCATCAAGGAATGCTGGAAACGAGAGCAAATGAATAAGTTGGCTACCGAGATTAAGTTAGCAGAAGAGAAGAGAAGAAATGAAAAGAGCAATTAGACATCCCCTTGGGGCGATTCCGAGGTTTATCGTAAAAGAAAGGCGTATCAATGACCTCAAAGCGGCTTTTTCCCGCTATATGGATGCCAACTACCCCATTCCGCAAAAGTTCATAGACGAGTACAACGAACTTGTCAAAAGACTCCCCGAAGAGGATTCCGACGAAATAAAATTACCAAGATGCGAATCATAAAATTCCGAGGCAAAGACCTCAACGGAGAATGGGTATATGGCGACTTGCACACCCTTTGCGACAAGCCGCACATCCACACCTCCCCATTGGGTAGGAGTTATATCAACACCGACACCATCGGTCAATACACGGGTGTCAATGACAAACACGGCAGGGAGATATACGAGGGCGATATTGTCCAATTCTTCAAGATGAGATTAAAGGTTTCTTGGAGCGATACCACTTGTTCCTTTATCTTGGAAAATGACGAAATGCTACTTGACCTCACCGAACACAATAGTCGCGTGTGTGAAATAATCGGGAACATCCACGACAACCCAAAACTATTATGAAGACGATAGGACTTAACGAGATTCGGAATATCTCCCGAAAGACGGGGATGAAACCCTCCCAGTGCAAATGCAAGTTATGCCAGCAGCAATGCCACACCCCTTGCTTGGGCACTCCCAATGACATTTTAAGGCTCATTGAGGCGGGATATAAGGACAGGTTAGAGCCAACAATCTGGAATGCAGGAATGGTTATGGGAACTACCGACCATCCGATACCGATGGTACAAGCGAGGATAGAAGCGAGGATAGAGGGAGCATGGTGTACGTTCTTCCACGACGGCTTGTGCGAGCTGCACAATCTTGGACTGAAACCCACCGAGGGAAAACTCTCCCATCACTCAATGACACTCGAGAGATGGACACCAAAAAAGTCACTATCTTGGAACGTGGCAAAGACGTGGGAGGATAATGACGAAAAAGTAGAAAAGATATTATCAGCATTTAATATATGAGCGCAACATTAACATTAGACCGATTCCAGTTGATGTGGCTATGCGAAGGAGCAATGGGCAAGTCACATTTGAGATGGGATATCTACCCAATGATGGTAAATGATGTTTACCCCCAGCTTTCCGATGGCGAGAGAGAGGCAATCTTCACCTATGTAAAGAGAGATGAGTCTTGGAAGTTCAAGGACGACTTTGACAAGACCGCAAAGGAGTATTATCTCAAGATGCTCGCAAGGTACAACCCAGCCAACCAGTATGAGGTGACGCTCAAGGATGGTCGCAAGAGAATCAAGGTGGATGCCTACAAATGGGAGAATAAATACTTTGTCGGGTGGCAGAGGTACTGCGCCCCAGAGAACATAGTTGAGACAAGGCAAAAGCCGTTCAAGAAATGCGCCAACGAACTGTGCAAGGCGCGGGATATATGTCTGCGTTCCTTCTATCAAGAAGGGGATATGATGTTCGGTAACGGCTCTCAATTTGCTTGTGACAAGTGCGACTTCATAATCGTAGGAGAGAGTATTGTTGACCCCGTGGCAGAGATTTGTATAACCCCGAAATTCAAGAACAGATGAATAAGAAAAATAGTTTAGATGAACGATACATTGTCGGCATAGACCTCGCATACAACAAACCCGCATTCGAGGAACTCCTCAAACACGGGAGAAGATTGGGCGACACCACCCTTCTTGTCAAGGAACTGCTTGCTTTTTCGGGGGATTCGGATTCGGAACAACCTTCTCTTGAAAGAGTTTCCCCTTCCTAACGCAAAACTTGGCTATCCAAGGTCTATCCGTGTCATATCTTATTATCACCGCGCAGTCCGCTCTCAATATGGCATCCCTTGTTTCCTCACACACGAAATAGGGGATGCCATTCCTTTCTGCCATGCTCTCAACCAGACTCCACCCGTCCGAATACACGAAGGTTATAGGATGCGGATAGGTCACGTTGATGGCGAACTTGTATAACTTGTCTATGTCACTTTCCAAGAAGTCAATGTCCTTGTTCCCTACTATCGCGACCCTCATGATGTGGCTTTAATGATAAACTCTTCGACAATCCTTCTTATCTCTTCGGCATCATCGTGCCCCAGACCCACGCAGACGTGTTCTGCTGACCTTGGAGCGCAGAAGTTCACTTGGATGTAGAAATCCTCACTATGACCCTCAAAGAACGAATGTAGGGCATTTCTCTGCGCTATGCGCTTGTCCAGACTATTTTTCATTTTGTACCTGTTCGTATGCGGTAATATAATCTTGCGGTGTGCAGTTGTATTTCTCCAAGAAGAGTTTCTCCATCGCCCCTACTCCTAAAATAGACTTGGCGGTATCGTAAATCTTCTTGTCCTCGCTCTCCTCCTCTATCTTGACATCCCAGTTGTTTGCCTTGGCGATGGTTCTCAACAATGGCGAGTTGTTGCCTTTTAGAAGTTTCTCGACAAACTCCTTCGGCGCGGCATCCCTCATCATCTCTTCGTGCCTTCTAATGGCATCGTTCTTGTCCTCCTCCTTCTCGAGATTCTCTATCTCGCCCCTGCGCCACGCAAGGAACTGGGTAGCAGCCTCGCCTATCTTCATCGGGTCAACTGCCCCATAGAACGTGCCATAGTCACCCGACATGAACTTGAAGAGAAATAATAGTATCTCACGGACATTCAACCGATACTCCGTGAACTTGCTGTATAGTGTGAGAGCCGTGGCGGTAACTTGCAAGGTGTTCATCTTGGTCTTTGTGCCAGCGATGGCATCAAGTATCTCTATGTTCTTCTCAAGCCACTTCAACGAGGTGTTCTCACCGAAGGCAATATCCATCACGTTAAGCGACGGAGCCTCTGGCTTGTAGTTCTTCGTGGGAAAGCACTGCTTGCCGACGAACCTCTTCATGTTATACAATGAGTAGTGGTTGATGAAGTTGTCCAATGCCCTTTCGGGGGTGAATCGTATCACGTTTCCGTTCTGGTCAGTAATCACCGAAAAACGCTCCACTATCGGGTGTGTTGTCCCTTGCGGCTTGGAAAGCGCGTAATTGTTCATCTCGCTTGTTTCTTGCGCTCTCCTCTTTGGCGAGTTGTTGAGTTCCATAATCTATTGTCCTTTTGGTAAGTTGTATCGCGTTTACGAATGCACCCCAAAACGTCTTCTTGGACAGGTTGGGGTCGGCATCCATGTTCTTCACCGCTTGAATGAAGAAGTCCTTGTAGTTCTGGCTTATCTCCGCTACCTCCGCTTCGGTCGGAAGGGGTACACACTTGACTATGTTCTCGGAGTGGTCGGCAATGTAGTGTATCACCGCGCCATACGACCCCTTGCCCATCGGCTGGTTGTCCTCGAGAATCTTCTTGTTGGCTTCCTCATAGTCCTTCCGTCCATTCTTCCACGTTGTCTCCCACGTCACGCAGCATTGCTTCCAATTCGTTATCTTGGTCTTGCCGCGATACCAGTTGGAACTCTCATAGAAGGCATAGAACTCATCGGCATTGAAATGATAGCCTTTCTCTTGAACATAGTCCCGAACCTCTTGCACGTCATTGGGTTTGTCGCGCCTCGGCTTCTTGATTAAGCAGTCCGTTAAGCAGTCCGTATTTGAATCCGTCAAGCAGTCCGTTAAGCAGTCCGTTTGCGATTGTTTGGCTTGCTTGGAAGTGCCACGTTTACAATTAGTTGAGCCTTGTTTTAAGGAGTCCGCTTTTCGAGCCGTTAAGCAGTCCGTTTGGGAGTCCGTTTTATAATCACTTATTGTAATTATTACAGTAAACCTATTAAACGTCCTCCTCGTTATCATTCCATCGGTTTCGAGCATTTGCAGAAAATGAAAGATGGTCTTTCTTTCCCTTTTCCATCTTTTCGCAAGGAAGGGCGCGGACGCAATCAACTCACCGCGTTTCAATGTGACGCGGTGTGAATCGTGTATCGTGTCCGTGTCCTCATCAGCAGCCATAATAAGCAGGTCGAGCCACCATTTCAGTTTCTCGGGGTCTTCCCATAGCCAATGGCTGACGATACTACGACTTACGCATATCGTGTCATTCATCGCAAGTGGTTTTTACTTCGGAAAGAACGTGTCGGAGTTGTTGGTGATTTTCTTCGCCAGAATCTCGGTGATGAACCTCTCTACTCCGCTCCTGTCAATGTAGGCACGCGAATCAATCTCGAACTCCACTACGACATCATCGCCAACGAGGGGTATCTGCGTGTTGTCATTCGGGTTAAAGACAGTGATGCAGACCTTCTTCGGGTACTGCTCCTTTGTCTCACCGATGAACTCTCTCTTGACCCACTTCTTGCCTGTTGCCCTACTCACTCCGCTCAACTCTGGGAGCACTTGGATGACTTTAAGATTTATTTCCATAAATTAGAAGAAAAATGCCCAAGCATAGGTGGATGAACTACACTTGGGCGGGTGAAAGGAACGCGGATGTGCGCCCTAATATAGTTGTTATTGCCGATACAAAGATACGGGATTCTCAAGCAAGTCACAACCAATATATCCTTGGAAACGGGACATCCACTTCTCGTTTCGTGGCGCAAAGATAGGTAATATAATTGGATTATGCAATACCCATACTATATTTTAACACAAATATTAACATTTTTTAGTTGAGAAAGACCCCCGTGAGCTGCTTCCAATGGAATTGCTTCGTCCTCCAGTCCTGCACCCATCCGAAGGTTTCGGTAGTGCCCTCCGTGCTTTCCCCGATGTATATATTCCCAACCTCACCGAACCTCTGGGTGTTGCCCACGCAGTCAATTATCCACGCATCCTTGCCAGCAAAGGGTCTTAATGCCCTACCTACAATCTGGTAGTGCATAGCCAAGGAGAGTGTCGGTCGCCCGATAACTATCGTGTCCAACTCTGGGAAATCAAATCCGCAAACCAAAACACCGCAATTTGCCAGCACCTTTATTTTCCCCTCTTGGAAGTCTTGGAGAATCCTCTCCCTATTCTTCTTTGTGGTCATACCGCTAATGAATGCAGCCGAATGGACGGCATTGGCTATCTTCTCCGCGTCCTCTACGAACTGGGTGAAGACCAATATCCCCTTTCTCGGCACACCCGTCTTGGGTTGAAGGAGTCTGCGGCAGACCGAAATGAGGTGGGTGGTCATATCCGAAACCTCCATCATAAACTTAACCGACTTCTCAGAATAGTCCGACCCCGTGGTGTTCTTGTAAATCTTCTCCTCGTTCCATCTCGGCGGCTTGACGGAGTAGTATTTGAGGTTAGCCAGATACCCTTGATTAAGCAAGTCCTTTACTTGGACGGTATAGAGAATCCTCTTGAAGAAGGGGGTATCTTCGTTGACGAGCATCGTCAGTTTCGCGTTCTTCGTCCTCATCGCCTTGGCTTCGTAGTCGAAATACCGCTCGGAGGTCAGCCTGAACGGGGTGGCGGTGAGTCCCAGCACCTTGCAGTCAAGCATAGACAGGAAATTGAGGTACATACTATCCGCGTTGTCCGAACCGATTCCGTGGCACTCGTCCACAATGACGTACTTGAACTTCTTGAACTCCTCGACGTGTTTCCTCACCGAGCCAATCATCGCAAAGGTTATCTTCGACACCCTCTTCTCGCCCACACTCGCAGAATACGCAGAACAATCGTCCGTGTACTTCTTCATCTTGGAGAGGTTTTGCTCCAAAATTTCTTTCGATGGCTGGAATACCAATACGTTTGCTTTCAACTCATCGGCAATAGACGTGATGATTAAACTCTTTCCGCTATTATGGTGGACAAATCCCTGACCATCGCAATATAGGTGGTTGCCATCAAGCGTAAAGCCGAAATACTCGCCCTCGCCTATCTCCTCTATCGTAAAGTCGGTAAATTCAGTCTTGTCCCGCTTGTATAGCTTGCAAGAAAAATCATTGTTTTGGAATGTATATCCATAAACGGATATTTCCACAACGATTTTGTCCGTAGGGTCGCAAAGGGAGAGGATATGCCCGCTATTCACGATAAAGCTCTCTCCTTTCTTCGGGGTGATACGGAACATCATATCTATCCCATTGTGAAGGCAGAGAACTATTCTTGGTGTGGAATCATCGCCCATTACAATATCACCCACGCGGATATCCTCCACGTTCTTCATCGTGCCGTCATACATCAGTATAGGCGTACCCTTGGCGTGACACCCCGTAGGCAGCACCATAATCCCGTTCTCCCTTTCGGGGGAGCGGAAGAAATCAACGCCTATCCTAACGGCTTCTTTCTGGTATGGTCTTAAATTAAACATCCGAATATCTCTTTTATGTCAAAGTCAACGAACCCCTCAAGGAACTTGTCGAAATTGTGCATCGAATAAAAGCCGCCGTCCTCCGTGTATTCGAGCGGATGCAACGGTGAGATAATCGGGGAAAGTATCTCTATTAGGGAATCAATATCGGAGGTAAAGACACTTAATCCCTTATATCCCCAGAACCAAGCCACGAGCTGCGGTTCTATCGTTAACAGTTGTATATCCTCTTTCTTCATATTTCGGGTTAGAAATCGTATAGGTTAATCATTTTCCATCTCATAAAGCCATCTCTCAAGAAACTCAACTCGCTCTTTAGATAAGCCTTCTTTATCACCCATTGATTTGAGTAATAGGTTGAAATCTTCGATGTCTTCCTTTTTGTCTGGACGGAAGTCATTTTTGACTCTATCAAATGGCTGCAAATAATGGTCAAGAACGTCGATAGCCTCTTCCCTTGCTTTTTCAGCGCAATACTCGATGTATTCCTCTCTCGTCATATCGCTGTGTGTGATAGAGTCCACAACGGTCGAAAATCGGCAAAATTTGCCATTTGGTTGTTTGCAAATATATGCTCCCATAGTTGTGTTTTGTTTTTAAGTTGCACCCTACCTGTTTAGGGTGCATTGTTATTTACTGCGGTTTATTCTTCTCGATTTTCGCCTCTGCTTGTTCTTGGCAAGTTTAGGCGATTTCTCTTTCTTTGGCGCACCTTTGAGTTTTCGGTCAATATAACCTTTGCCAGCCTCAAGAGCTGCTGCCAATGTTATTGCGTTTAATTTATCCATGCTCATAATATCTTCTATTTAGGGTGCGGTTTGTATTACTAATTGGGTTATAAAGCGGTTATATATCGAAATTTTCAAGACAATACCTTATTACTGTCTCCAACGCCTCTTCTGGACTTTTGTATCTTCCTGTAATCACGTCTTGCTGTGTTTTGAGATTGTCGCCATAACAGAAGGCTTCGGCGAAGTAAACCATTGGATGCAAAAAACCCGTATCATCTGGTCTTATAAATAGTCTTATAAATATCTGGTGTTCTAACCTTAGCCACTTGACGGCCATTTGTATAGTTGGTATTGCCACCGCTCCTTCCATGCCCAACTTCTTCATATACTCCACATCATTCCAGTCCATCATAAATATATCTGACACTGTTCTGATTTCGTCATATTGGGCATTGTAGTACCTATTGGTGACACACCTGAATCCTTTGTCCTTTAATAGCCTTGCCGTTTCAAGACTTACATAATCTTCGGTAATCATATCTTAATTGGGGTTATAAATCGACAAGGTCTTCGAGGTATGCCCATCGTTCGACATTATCCATTTTAACGTATTGCTCAATGCTGATTAGAAAGGATTTTGTTCCTTCGTCATAGAAGCCGACATCGTGGTAGTCGTTCCCATACTCGACCAGAGCCTCTTTGCCCTTGATTGGTGGTTCTTCGCCTACCTTGTGCCAAATAGACTTTGGTTCATATAAGTAATAGTTTCTATCTATGCCTTCAATTGGAAGGAAAAATTTATTCATATCGTGGTCGGTGAACTCATATTCTCTTTCAGTTACACCAGTTATCCACAGTGTCACATTGCCGTTTGTAATAAGGTCGTTTACTTTGAATCTTGCCATAGTTGTATCAAAATGTTATATTGTGTTTGTTTGCCACCCATCTCACGCCAGCCTCAAACGCTTCTGCAATGTCTGACCAGTCATAAAGTGTCTGCTTTCGCATAGTATGTTTGGAGTATGGGGATTCTGGCAGTTTGCTATCGGCATAGTCGGTTGATGCCTTCTCAATGTTCTGCAATGCCTCTTGAGCGATTCTTTCGAGTTCTTCTAAGGCTTCCTTCAAACTTGGTGCTTTTTGTAACGACACCTCAACTGGCGAATTTTCGTATGTTACTTCGGGGAACATATCTGCATCCAAAGGCATAGAGTTGTATTCAAGAGTGCCATCATTCGCCCAAAAGAAGTTATTTACCCTATGCGGTTTGTGGTTGTATAGGTGAAGCGAGTTATTTCGCCACCTTGCTATCCATAGTTTTGCCATAGTTTTCTTGTGTTATGCACCCTTACATATTTAGGGTGCGTTATTCGATGTAAACAAGTTTCTCAATCTCTTTTTGACAATACTCGCCTATTGATTGCAATAACCCTGCATCGTTAATGAGGTCTTCGGCAAGACGCTTCACCACGGCAAGTTTTGCTGCACGTCCACAATAATTGTCGCTATCGTCAAACTCTATCTTTGTATTTTTGACAAATAGTGTTTCGTCTATCTTGATTATAAGTGTCATAGTTGTAATTGTTTTTAATAGTTGTAATTGTTTTTAGTTGCACCCTTGCTTATTTAGTTGTTAGATTCTTTGCATATTCGATTCACTTCCTCTCGCAATAACTTCGCGTGATAATTCACGCCTGCTGCAAAAGCGGCTGCAAGGTCATATCCATTATACCAGCAGATGCTCAACATTGCCTGTTGCGTATGCTTGACATCTGACCTTGCTTGGAATTGTGCGATTGCATAGTCGTATGCAGCATCTTTGTAATCTACATCCATAATTATCATTGTTGCTTTAGGGTTAATTAGTTTCTATTTTTTATGTCTATATTACACAAGTTAAGGAGACACTGTAATTCGTGGACATACAAAATATAATAAACTGTATCGTTGGATGTCTCATTTGGTTTTACCCGCCAATAGTCCCCACATTGGACAAGGCATATATCCTCACCACTTAAACATATTGCATAAGCCTTCCATTCAAAACCAAACTTTTCAAGTATATTGGAAGTAAGCGGAATAGGTTCTGTCCTTTCATAGTCATGCCTAACGCCTTTGGTGTCTATCCAATGGTTGGAAAGGATTTCCTTTACCTCGCATATACCGCTTGGTGATTCGGCACAAACCAATGCGCCTACAAATAATTCTTTTGGGTTCATATTCTTATGGGTTATAAATGTTTTCAAAAAAATTCATTAGGAATAATAGTAAAATATCACCGATTACTCTCATAACTCATCTATCTCTTTGAGTTTGTCTATCTTGTAGGTCTTGATTCTCTCTGCGGCATACGTCACCAGTTCATTATAGAGGTCTTTCGGACATCGTGCGGTGAAGGCGGTGGTGAAGTAGTTCTGCGGATTGACAAGGAGAAGGTCATTCGTCTTGTCGATTTGGGCGAATAACTTTTGCGCCCTTGTAAAGGTATTTCTATCCATTATTTTACCATCTCCTTGTTACATAGTACCACATCGCCTACGATTAAGCCGAAATAAGGCTGGAAACGCATACAATAGGCTTCGGTGGCTATCTGGTTAACGGGTAGTCCCTTCAACTTGCCCTCTTCATTCACAACCAAAATTTGACCATTGTGGAGGTCGAGAATCTCGATATATCCCCCGACAACATTCTGGAGTTCTTCGAGGGAGAAGTCCGTGTCGTTCTTCGGCTTGAACGGGGTAACGCGCCCGTCCGCGTAGATGATTTGTGCCTTCATTGTCCTATTCGTGTCTGGTAACTGAATTTCTCGTCATACTTGCGGTTCGGATGGGATTTGGCTATATTGTCCATATAGGCTCGCGATATCTCAAATGCCTTCTTGAGCCACTTTGTAGGAGGTTTCGTGTTATCGAAGGTGTGATACGTGTCGCGGCATCTCTCTTGCTGCCGCCAGATGTCCTTGATGGATTTTGCTCTCATATCAGTACAAGTCGTTTGCGGAGAATCCGTTGATGTGAATCTCTTTCTTGTTATAGTCTATCTCTACGTCGATGGCTGCTGCCCAGTCGAACCGTCTTTGCATTCTCTCGTCAAAGGAGAGGACGCGCTTTCTTCGCTCTTGCCAGACATATTCTTCGCGGGGTTGCCTATCGTCCTCTACCTCGCCCGCGCCCTTCCAGCCGTACCCTGCTCGCCAGAATACCTTGTAGTCGGAGGGTGTCCGCGACAACAACTCTTTGCATTGCTTGCCGCTAATGAGGTTGAATTTCTGCGTCATAGTGTTATTGAGTCTTTGTACGGGTCTTCACCCGTGAAGTTATAACTGCCGTGCGTACACTCTTTCGTTAGTCCGTTGACTCGGAAGGTGAACCGATGGTCGGAGAAGTCCAGCACACCCCTGTCCAGCCACCGCTTGAAGAGGTTGCGCCATATCTTCTTTATCTTGCTCTCGTCATCGGAGGTGACAAAAGCCTTATCGTCACTACCCAAGGTGACTATCTTGATGTAGTACCGCGTCTTCATATATATAACGTGTGAAAAGGTAAATTATTTACGGGACTCGGGTTAATACCCAAGTCCCTTGAGGGTGTGACGGATAATCGGTTTGAGAGCATCCAGTGCCTCTTTCTCACGCCCTTTGACGGCGGGGATAGACATATAAGCCAGCAGCTTGTGGGACATGTCATAAAGGTTGCAATTGCAATGGTATGGTATATCTTCAAACTCGCCGAAAGTGATGTCAACATCCATCTTCTTGCCGTTGACACATGGATGATACCAAGTTGTTAATTTAGGATAATGGGGAATGAAAGTGATTCTCATATCTTTTAGTTTTATGAGGGGTTGGTTAGACCCCTCTCGTTATACAGACTCTACCGAAAGTGCTTCGGGGTATTTCTTGAACACGTCGGCGAAACACTTCGCCTTTACAACCTTCGTGCCGTTGGGCAGCACAACCTTGAACTTTCTCATATTCTTTATTGTTGTGAGGGGTTGGTTAGACCCCTCGTTGCCTTACTTAATCTCGTACACCACGAAGCCGTTGCCGTTGAGTACCTTCACCTTGCCATCTAAGCAGTCGGCTCGGTAGCAGGCATCTTCAAAAGACAGATGCTCGGTTGTCTCATAGGACTCGGCTACAATCGTCCACGGGCCGATATTCGGGTCTGAAAGCTCGTCCACGGCTTTCTTGACCATATCCAGAACCTCTTTCTTGTCACCCTCTATCTTCGCGTGTGCCACAAAGAAATCGAGGTCGAAATCGCCCATAAAGTCCTCTACTGTGCCAAGGGTCGAATACCCGAGGATGATGCTCTTAATCTTTTCGTACATAGCCTTATATTATTGTGGGCAGATGGTTGGTCTGCCCGTGACCTTTTTATGCCCAGTCCTTGAGTTCTGGCTCGCTATTCTCGGTTTCGATGTCCCAGCCGCTGATGGTGTCCAGCAAGTTCATTAGATAAGACCTGCGAACCGCATTGATGCTATCGCTCTCTTGCTCTTTCTTGATGTATGCCTTCAGCTCTTCGAGACAATCCTTGATGCTGATGGACGAATGCTCGTAGGCATCGTCTTCGGCTTTAACATCGTCAGCATAGTCGATGTGCCATTCGTTAGTCATAAACTTATCTCTCTTGGTCATCGTTACCGTTACATCGGTCTCGAACTCTGCATAATGTCTTGCCATATTCTTTAGTTTTGGCGGGGTCGTTGCCCGTGCGGTCGCAAGAACTTTTCTTTTGACACTGCAAAGATACGATATTTATTTTATATATCCAACATTTTAACGATAAAATTAAATAGTTTTAATAAAATATCCTAAATTTTAAGAGTTGTTAACACTATTTTAACGAAAAAACACCCGTAAGATTGCTCTCGCGGGTGTCCATTTGATTAGTTAAATACTTTTAGTTGGTCTGCTCAAGAAATGCCTTGAACTTCTCGACAAGTTTGTCCTTGTCAAGTCCCTTGTGGCTCATCTCCTCAACGAACTGGTCAAGTGCCTCGTTCTCCTCATTGGTGATGTAGAACTCGCGCCCGTTGGCCATGCTGATGAGATACTGCTCGCCCACCTTGCTCCGCGATGCGATGAGCCGTGGGTTGATGTCCGCTTGGATGCGGTCGATGTGAAAGAAATTCTTCATTCTGGTACGTTTGAAACTGCCTTCCCCGACAATACCTTGCCGAGGTCGATACATAATAACTTGTTCTTCTTGTCAATCCGAAAACCCTTTATCTCCACCAGACACGTCCTACCCGTGTTGTGGAATCGCAGGTGGGTATATCCAGAGGGTCGGAAGGTAAGACTCCCGTTGAGGAGTCCGTCCCTCACCTCCTCAAGGCTCTTGCCCGTGTAGGAGTCCACGTTGCAGAACGTGCTGATGTAATAGAGGTTCTTCAAGTCGCGATACTCCGTCTTCTTCTTGCCCGAGGCAATCTGGTTGTATGGGCTTGAATGCAATGCTAAATCTTTGGTTTTCAATGTATTTTAATATTGTGGTTCAACTTTGCCTATGCCGATGCAGAAGCAATGATGTCCTTTGAAGACTTTGATATATCTCACTTCGGCCTTCAATCTCACCCCCGTCTTTGATTCGTGGAACATGATGTGGGTGATGTCCTTGGTCTTGAGTTCGAGCGTGCCGTCGTGGAGTCCGTCCATTATCTCCCTTATCGGTTTATTATAAGACGCGACATCGACCAATTTATTTACGTAGTATTCCGTCAAGTCGCGGTATTCGATGGTCTTCACCCCTCTCCGCATGGGTTCGAGGTAAACCGCCTTTAATGCCATGTCCGTTGTCATTGCTCTGGATTTTGTGCCACGGGACGGATGCCAGTCTTGGCTTCCTCCTCTTGCTCTGCCATAGACGGAGTAGGCTCCCCCTTGGCCTCATTGGCGGTGAATATCTCGTCCATTGCTGCGGAGTGCAACCTCGCAACCTCGTCCTCGGGTGCATCGGTAAGCGCAAGCATTGATACTGCGGTCTCGAGGGAAACGAGTCCAGAACCATACAATGAGGATATCTGCCCCCATCTCTGCTCCTTGTCCGAAGAGAACGGGTCTGCGAACTCGTGCTTGATTTTGGTCGCGTCTATCTTGCTCCCCATATTCTCGTGCTGAAGCTTCAAGATAGCCATAATCACTGACCTCAACCTGTCCACGTTCTCGTCATAGTCCTCCTTTCGGTTGTCCCTCTTGATGTAGCCTATCGCGAAGGTGTTCTTTATCGCTGCGCCCGTGAGAGTGCCGAACCCCCTCATCTTCTCAACGTCCAAGTTTGGTGTCATCGTGTCGAAGAGGACGGATGTCTTGAGGTCTTCCTTCTCCTCAACCCTTGTCTGCGAGTTGCTGGGAGGTTGTATGTATTCGAACTTCGAGCTTGACCCCGTTAGCTGGATGAGTCGCCCAGGCTTGTCGGGAGTAGCCATATTGTTGATGACATCGGCGGTGGCTGCGGCTATCGGGTCGGAGAAATAGTTGTTCGTGTCGGCGGTCTTCGAGTCGAGCATCTCTATCCTGTCCAGCCTCTCCTCTGAACCTGCCCAAGCCTTCGGCTGCGTGAAATAGATGGCGGGAATCTTCCCTATAGAGTTCTTGTACGGCTTGACATCCCAACCCAACTTGCCCTTCTTGCAGTAATATAGTGTGTCCTTGGTGAAGATGTCCCAGTGTGAGACGTTGACCATACCATCCCCTGCGATGTTCTCCTTGAGGGTGTAGCCTATCGCAAAGGCGGTCATCTGCCCATACTGGTCGAAGAGTGGTCTTAACTTGTAACCCGTGCTTCTTGCCGCCACGAAGGGGATGACCTTGACATCATCGTTCTCTTGGTAGATGTGGAAGACGAGAGCGGCTTCGGTTTCCGCGCCAGCAAGTCTCTTCACCTTCCTCATCTTTGAATCAAGCCTATGCTCTTTCCAGAAGTCCGTGAACAACGTGAACGCCTCATCCTCACCATCGGTCTTCGACCATATTATCGGCTGACCAAGGAGGAAGAAGAGTTCTATCTCGTTTATATATGACTGAAGATTCCTCGGGAGCTTCTCGGTGATATACGGGTCATCGTTGTCCCTCTCCTTGTTGGGGCGGTGCATCACCTTGTGCTGCTTCGGGTCATACTCCGAAAGAGCCTCGTCAACCTTGTCGTCCCTGTTCTGTAGGAGGTCGATGACCCTGTCAACGTCCTTGTCATTCAAGAGGGTGTGTATGTCCCTCTCTATGCCAAGGATATTGAGTACCTTGTTGCGGAAATGGGTCTTTATATCGTCTAATACTACCATAACTAAAATATTCCAAGTCTTTCCTTTGTGACGTTCTTCGGCTTCATCACCTTGCCCAAGACTATCGCCAGCACTACATACCTCACCGCGTCAATGAGGTGGTTATATGCGTCAATAGGTGAGTTTATGTAGTTGCCGTTCTTGTCGGTGTCCCAAGTGTAGTTCCTCAACTCCTCTTGTAGGTTGAGGGACTTCTCGGTCACGTACAATTCCATCGTCTGCATCTTGTCGATGCCAGCCATTATCGACCCTGGCCCCTTCTGAACGGGATATATTATTATCCCTCCCAAGGCTATCTCGTCTATCAATCTCGGGTCTGCACTCTCCGAAATGACGTGATAGGGGTACTTCCTCAACTCCTTTATTATGTCGGAAGAAAGCATCGCGGTCTTGTAGCACAACTCCTCCATATAGATTCGGTTGTCCACGAAACCGACCTTGACGATAGCCGTAACGTCTTGACTGTAACCTAAATCCATTCCGAGGTACACCTTCTTGCAGTAGTCGGGGAACTCCTTCACTACGCCCCACTTCTTGAAGATAGCACCCTCTGCGACATCTGCCCATCGTCCCATAAAGATGTGTGCATACCTCTCTGGGTCGCGCTCCTTCATCGCCTTCGCCTCCTCTATGAACTGCGGCGCGAGGTGTTCGAGGTTGTCCAAGTAGGAGGTGTGGATGTGAAGCACATTAGGGTGGGTGGATATCTGCACGTCAAAGCCGTCATACTTGACCAACTTGTGCGTGTCCTTGATATATCTCTGGTAGATGAAGTGGTTGGAGTCCGTGGGGTTCATGATGATTATCACGAGATTCTTTAGACCCGACTGACGGATGGAATACACTATCGTCTCGAAGTCCTTCTCGTTGACGAACTCCTCTGCCTCATCACACACGAACACACTCAATCCCTTGATGGATTTCAGTTTCGCGGTCTGGTTGCCCGAAGATGTCTTGATGCCTCGGAACATTATCTTTGAACCCGTCTTGACATTGATGATGTCCGACTTCGACCTCGCGAAATACTTCTGCGTGCCGTCAGCCTCTATCTTGTCATAGACCTCGGGGATGATACTTATGTTCGCGGAGACCATCGTATATCTTGAGTAGAGTATCTGGTGCGCTATCTTGTGCCCCGTGGTGTCCCTGCCCAACTCGAAGGTCAATCTCTCGATGAAGGTGGACAAAGCAAACGACTTGCCCGAATTGTGCGTTATCGTCCCATCGGAGTGTACGTACCTCTGGTTTCCGTCAAGGCTGATGCCGCACCACTCTTCCTTGTCTATCGGGGTGATGGTCATCTCGGTCTTGATAAGGGAAAAGTCCCCATTGAGAGGGTCGGAGAGTCTTGCACCGAAACACTTGTTTGGCGCGTAGCCTACCCGAACGTCCTTTAATCCACCATTGTCATATAGCGTGAGGATGTGGTTGTCATTCACATAGTACGTTTCCCCGTTGCTCTGGGTGACTTCGTACATCTGCCCATACCCCTTATGAGTCTGGAGTACCTTTCGCGGTGTGCCGTCATCGCCTAAAACCATATCTCCAACCCTAACGTCCTTGAGCTGCTTGACGGAAAGGTCAGCCATAATGATTTCTTGCGTTGGTCTTTCACACCCACGGCCTCCCGTGACAAGAATGATGAACTTGTCCTTGTTCAGATATAGTGGCGTGTATATGTCGTGGTTGAGTATCATACGGACGAGTCTCCTTCGTCATGGGTTTCCTCCGATTCGGCGGCTTCATTCCTCTTCTCCTTGGCTTTGGTTTCCTGGTCTATCCACTTCGAGATGTCGATGCCCTCCTCTGCCTCGGTGACTACATTCGGGTCTTCGTTGTCCTCTGGGACTACTCCCTCCCTCTTGCGCCATTCGGGGTCGTGGTGGTGCAGCCATACGCTCATCGCCTGTAGTGATGGTGCGTACTCTATCTCCGAGGTAGAGGTCTGGATGTCCTCGTCATCGGTCAATACCCCGTTGATTCTCATCCTCCTTGACACCGTTGTGACGTTCTTCGTCTTGTGCAATCCAAGTGCCATCTTGAGGTATTTGTTTCTCACCGCGGCATTGATTTTGCGCCTCGCACGTTCCAAGACTCGTTGCATTCGCTGGGAGCGGTAGGCATTCTCCTCGTCCGTCCACGACTGGTATCGTCCCGCCTTCATCGCGTTAAAGGTGTCGGGGGAAATATACACATGGAGGTCGGAGTCGAGGAGTCCGTCGGCTATCTCCGCGTCAGTCATACCTTGGTAGGCGAGTGTCCAGATTATCTCGTAGAACTCGTCATCGTCGTAGTCTATCTTGGGTTTCAGACCGCCCTTCTTGACCACATCCTCCTGCCGTTCTTGGTATGACCTTGGTGGCTTGGGGTTTGACTTGGGAGGCTTGTAGTTCCTTTTCTTTGCAGCCTCTTTCTTCTTGTCATCTTTCTTCATAGTGGGGTTATTGTATATTTTTCGTGTGATGTGATTTTTGCGTTTTGTCGGTAAATCTTGTTATGAGGATAGGTTTTTTATTTGTGGGTTATTGTACTTTTTAACACTTATTTTAGCCGTTAGAGGCTGCTTTTGCCTTGTCGGTGTTGTAATTCTCATACTGGCGATTCCAAGCACCCTTGTTGAGTTTTGAGAGATAGTTCCCGTAATCTCCTTGGACACCTCCAGTCTTTTCCACATCGTTCTTGAATGCCTTCGTGCCTATTATATTCTCGATATACTGGTCACGAATCCTCTGCGCCTTTTCAAACCTACCAATCCCCCGATTGTCATTTTCGTTGGCTATAAGCGAATTGGCGGCATTCATCCATATCCTCCCAAGCTGCGCATCTATGTCATTGATGGACTTTGTTCTTTTCCTTGTTGCCATAGCCTTATCCGTTAGAACCCGTCATATACGCCCTACGGGAGTATTTCGTTGCAGATGCAGTTCGCCAGTTCTGCGCGTTCTCGTTCTTGAAACGCGACTGCTTCTTGATGTTAGCGGAGTATTTCCTCTCCGCACCGATTGCCCTGTCGAGCATCTTGTTGTACCTCTCCTTCGAGATAGTGCCGTCCGAATATCGGTCGAGAACCAGCTTGTAGATTCTATCCGTCTGCTTGCGGATGTCATCCAGTGATTTCCTTCGTCTTGTTGCCATAACTGTTTGTTTTTGCGCAAAGATAGTTAAAATTATCCTAATTTTAGATTTGCTATTTGAAAACTATCGCACTTTGTGGTTTTGTGCTATAAAAGGCGGGAGTTCATCGCCCCCGCCCCCACAAACACACACTAATCACACTATGAAGATTATATTTTTATCCTTTTCCTCCCTTGGCTTTCGCCATATAGGTCTTTTTTATCCGTTTGACGCGGCTCTCGCCTTGTCAGTTGTATAATCTACGTACTTTCGGTTAGACACCCTTTTGACAGCCTTATCCAGTCTTTCTTCTGCCGCGTCATATTTGTCCACTGGGCCTCTACCTCTATAATAGTTTCGCTCGCGTAATGCTCTGCTATGCTCTTCCATATCTTTTTGATGGATTGCGGTTTTCCTTATGTTGTTGAAATACCTTTGCGTAGCATTTTCGACCGCTTTGAGCCTCCTTGTTAATATTTGCTCATCTCCACCTTCTCGCCTCCTTTTATCTAAAAGTTCCGCGATTCTGGACTCTTGATTTCGCAAGTCTTCTAATGACTTTGCCCTTTTCTTTCTTGTTGCCATATTGTTATCCTTTATTAAGTCCCATTTAACCTACTATTAGAGATGATTTGCCTACAAGCGAGGAGATTCTTCTTTCAGTCACGTCACGCAGCATATTCTTTGTAGCGATAGTAACATTTGAAAGGGACTCCTTTAGGCTTGATATCCTCTTGTAGAACCCAGCAGTGTGCATTGTTTCTATCTTGAGGTATCTGGTGTCATAGTGATGCACAAACTCGTGTAGGAGTGTGTCGGCAAAACTCTTTATGGACACCTTCTTCCCAGTCTTGGCAGTGGTGTTATAGATGACAATGGAATCCTTTACCCCACCTCCGTGACGATAATACCCGTATGTCTGCCCACCTCCGCTACTTCTCCTCGGTCTTTCAGTCACATAGACTTTTGGGGAATTTATCTTGTATTGCTTACACAAGTCATCGACCAGAGCTTGAGCAGCCTTTTGCCTACTGCCCTCGTCCTCCTTGGCTTCAAGCAGCTTTGAGAATAGCGATTTCTTGAATCGTTTCTTCTCAATGGTCTCTATGCTATTGCTCCTCTCATAGTCGGTCGATGTTGTCCTTCGCGTTGCCATATTAAGTTGTTCCTTGCGACTTGGATGCGGTGACGTACTTTGTCACATTGTCACGGAGTGCATTACTGCCCCTATCTACCGTGTCATACTTGGTATAGAGAAGACGCTTTGCGGTATTATTTCCGAGCCTACTCATATTGTAGAGCCTCTGCGCGGTATTCCCAGGCGAGAACTCTGGCTTGAGTCCTCCATCGGAGGCTTTGCTTACATCAATCATAAGCCTACCTGCAGATGTCTTGTTCAGCCTCCTCTGCATCTCGTTGCCCAGTGCGCGGTTGATGCGGTTATAGTTGCGACTTCCGTACCTTGCCCCGTATGTTCTCTCCATACGATTAGACTGCTCTACCAAGTCGTTGATTGATTTCTTTCTTCGTGTTGCCATAATTAACCTTTGTTTAACCCCCGATAGGTGTTCGGGGAGTATTTCCTATTCAACTGCTTGCTGACGATTTCGTCCCTCTTGACACCCTCCGCGCCCGCGAACTTGTCATCAAGCCTACGGAAGGACTTCGAGTTGGATATATTCCTCTGGTAGTTCCTCGCGGCGGTCAATGCCCTCCTATATCGCCTGTATATTGGAATGGCAATCTCATCGGGTTGGTTCGCTCCCCTACTCAATGCCATCGTCCTAATTCTTTCAAGCTGCGCCTCTATGTCGTTTACGGATTTCTTTCGTGTAGCCATATTATCCTTTGTTTAGTCCAACCGCCTTGGTGGTGTCGGGATTGTTGTAGCCAGTATATTTCTGATTCAAGTTCCTCCACGCCCTCTTTCCGTATTCGGTCGGGGTGGCATCACCATTTCGAGCCTCCCTCACGCGGTTCAACAACCTTTTCCCAGTCTTGCTATTGTCTATGTTGTTCACATAGTTGGAATATATGCGGTTTATCCGCTCCGCTCTTTCGGGGGAGGGGCTGTAGTCATACAATAACCTACCGCGCTGAATGGATAGGTCGTTCTTGGATTTCGCTCGTGTCGGCATAACTTTTATTTTTTTTCTGCTGCAAAGATACACACTTATCATATTGTGCAATCAAATACCCATCCGATAGTTTGCACGATAAAAATTTGTGCATAATGTAAACAATTTTCGGACTTGTGCGTTATAGAAGAAAAGAGAGTTATGACAGTTTTAGAACAAGAACTTTTAACAATGGCAAAGAGTTTCTTTGCGCACTACAACAAAGAGGGACTGCGTGAGAGAGTAGCGACACAGGTCTTCTCCAATGTTTACGCGACTTATGACCACATCCCGAGTGAAGAACAGACAAAGAGGCTGGCATCCGAGGCGGTAAAGGCTGCGGACATCCTCATTAAAGAGTTGGACAAATGAAAGAGATTATCGCTAACGACATCCTCAATTACATCGAGGATTCACTTAAAGGACTTTCCTTCAACGACTACACCGAGGTCGCCCTTATGGTGGGTGACAAGTTGGGCAACGCAATGATTAAGGACTTCAAGGCTTATGACAACATCCGCTCCAAGAGGATGGAACGGCTCGAAGCCGAAATCGCGAGACTCAAAGAAGAACTCGAAGAAGAGAAGGCAAAGAACGACCATCAGGAGAACTTCTACCTCTCCCAGATAGCCATCCACAACATCAACACCGAGAACGCGCACCTCGTCAAAAGACAGAAGGACGCGATAACCAACATGAGAAGGTCTTACCGAGCCACCATCAAGGGACTCCAAGACCAGATTGACAATTACAAGAATATATGATTTTCTTCGCAATTACTGGCATCGTCTTCGGGTTATACATCTACTTGAAGGATGCGAGAAACTTTAATGAGTTTGATTGATTATGAGAGTTTGGAAACCGAAAGTCGGGGAAACATTCTACCTCCCCCACTTCATCTATTCTGGATTCACCACGATTAAGGCTACCTACAAAGAGGGGTACAACTTCATTACCGACAACAGACTTGCATTCCCCACCGAGGACGAATGCCAAAAGTTCTGCGAGTATCTTAACAAGAAATTCAAGGCAGCAATAAATGAGTATTAACGAGCATTGGACGCAAAAGCACGGCAGACACGTTCCCAAGAAACAATTCACCTCTCTTGAAGAATGTATCGAGTTTCTCCGCGAGAACAAGATTCGGGGATATCACCCCTATGTTTGCAGCGTCTGCGGTCAATGGCATATAGGTCACGACAAATGATAGAACTCCTTCTAATCGGTATGTTGAGGTTTTCCGCAGACTCCCTCATAGTCAACTCTACCGAAAGGGTAGAGATAGGCTGCGAGAAAATCTCCCTTGTGTTCCGTCCGTCTGGGTATGTTTTGAAATCATATTTCCCGAAGAAACTCAAGGAAGGTCTCAAAGAGTCCGCATACATCAAGGTCGGGGACAAGAAATACGTCCTCAACGAGAAAGAGAAATGTGTCTTGCTTAACTGGTTAAAGTGATGGAAGAGAAAGAAAACGGATGTGCAGACATCTTTATCATACCCCTATGTATCTTCGGTGGTGCGTGGGTTATCATGTGGTCTTGGAATGACCTTGCCCCTTTTTTCCTTGGTGAGGTGAACACCATGTCATACAAGTTCGCACTCAAGTGCATGTTGTACTTGTTCGTGATGCGTGTATTGCTGAAATAGTTGCTTTCTACGGCACTTTCTCTTTTCTGACGATAAGGTTATCGTTTGGATTGAGAAAGTCCGTTAGAAACAAAAAAAATCGGGATATCCGCGATACCCCGATTATGTTAAATTTTGTTAACACTTGCAACAAATACGTTTTTTCTGCGTCTTATATATAGAAACACCTAAAAACATACGATTATGAAAGAAAAAAAATTCCCAGAGTGCATCTTATCTTCCGAAGAACTCGAGAAGATGGACAAAGAAGAAATGAAGAAGGGTCGCTACCGCGTAGGATTTGAGGACGGACTTCCCATCTATCTTGCTGTTGGTGGCGAATGACTATCGCTTTGTTGGATGGTTCTGGCGAGATGTATAGTTCCAACCGAATCTCTTGGCTACCCTCTTGTTAAGTTCGTTGGCCATATATACATCAGTTCTATCAGTGACTTGGGCATCCCAACCCCTTCCTTTACGAATTAACTTCAATCGACCCCTTTGGTGCTCGTGTAATGCTATCTCCTTTCCAAGTTTTGCCGCCTCTATTTCATAGGCTCTTTTTACTTGTGCAGGAGTTGCTCCCCATCCGTTTTTCGGTCGTTTGAAGGAGAAAGTAAAGGTAGGAGTTGCGGCACGCATTTCTGCCGCATTCCAAGCCACCGCAGAAATCATATCGTCTTTGCTGAATGAGTGCCCAATTCCACCGAATCCTTTTTTGCCTATTGACAAAGGATGGTTGTGAGTCAAAACGATATTCTTCTTGGCTCCGAGCATCATAAGGGCAAGTTGTTCATACTGGTTAGGCTCAACCTTATTGCCCTTTCCTTGTTTGCTAAAAAGTTTGTTGCCATTCTCATCAAAGACGTGAAGCTGCTCATCGTGAAGATTGCGAGTGTTTTCCTCTACATCTGATAATGCCTTCTTGAGACCCTCGCTATGACCTACCTCGGTGTCATGCTTGGAAAGTTCCCTTTTAGCCTTCATCTGGACACTTACCGATGGCTTCTCGTACTTTTTCTTCTTGTCGGAGGCATAGGACAGACTACCGAAGCCTATCTGCGGTTTCGTATAGACCTTCTTCGGTTTCTCCTTGCGATACTTGTAGATTCCTTCTGCCATATTATCCTTGGTTTCTACCCATATAGGTGTTACGTGAATACTTGCGGTTCATCCTCTGCCAATAGTATTTTCCCGCCTTTTTCATTATTTTCCTATGCTTCTCCAACTCTTTGCGCTCCCAAGGTGTAGGTTCGTGGAAGATAAGGTCAATCTTACTGGCTCGGTTAAGTTCGCGATTTTCCTTCTCCCTCGCATTGCTCGCACTTTTCGTTCTTCGGATATTACCCGAATACCTAAACGTGATGCCCTCGGCACGCCTTGCCCTCTCTCTGCTACTTTCAGTGCCAAGTTCCTCGGCAAGCCTTTCTATTCGTGCCTGCTGTTCTATCAAGTCTTCTATTGACTTTTTACGTGTAGCCATAGTTTTAACCCGCTGAAAGTCCTTTTGATTTCCTTTTTGCCCTATACTCTGCGCGACTTGACGATGGAAGGGAGTTTATCACCGACCTTGCTTTCTCTGCGGAGTCAATCCCCCATTTGTTTGCATCAATGTCAAGCCGCTTTCCGTTGCGGAAAATCTCATAGGCATATTTATCTACCCTTTTGACCTCATATCCGTTATGGGAGAAATTGTTGGTGTTATAATCCCTATCAATGGCAGCTTTCGTCTTGGTTATATCAAACTGGTCACCGATATTCAGGTCGAGGCCTTCTCCATAAGGTGTTTCCACACTATACTGCCTACCGCCATCGGCTGATATGTTGCGTATAGTGTACCCCTTGTAATTCTCACTATAAGATGATGGGGAGATATAAGCCACATCCCCATCGTCACCGCTTGTAAGTCTAATTCGTCTTGCCATAGTCTAATATGTTATAACCCTCTTCAACGGAAATACCCAAGTCCTCACACCCACACTCAAAACCATAGTTGGTGAATGAGTCGGCATTGAACAAACCATTGTCGCCATTGTGGACTTTCGGAAATCCGTTCTGCGTAAGAAATATGAGAACCGATGCACAAGTTGCTTCGTCTATGCTGACAAAAGGATTGAAAACGAATCCCTCGCCATTCTTGAACTCAAATGCTTTCTCGCCATAGATGTTGTAGATTGCTCTACCCTTGATGATGTACTCATCATTGAAACACTTGTTGTAAATAGTCTTGATGTTCATAATCCAATATATTTATCGTTTGACGCTGCAAAGATATTGGATATTCGTTGGATGTTCAACGAACTATTGTGCAAGTGCCCCGAATTTAACATCTTTTAACCTGCTGATAATCCTTGCGCTCTTCTGCGTGCGCGATATTCCGCTCTTGAACTTGCCTTTGGTTTGGGTGCTCTCGGTGTGTCGATGAGTTTCTGGGCATACCGCCTATCCTCGGCTTCGCGTTCCTTGTCGGCAATGGCACTCATAACGTCCTTGAGTTCGCTTGGTCGGATTCTCAAGTCGCTATGCCGTGTCCTTGTGCGCTCCCCATCAAAATAATGCTCCGCTGGGATGGTTTTACCCCTTTCAAGTTCATCAAGCGAGATAGCTTCGTCTCCGTCAGTAGAATCACCTTGCCAATAGACATTCGCCCAGTATCTTCCCTTGTTGTCTTGATAGACACTATCTATGCGATGATTCCAGTTGAACTTCGTGTCTATACGTCCCGTGCGCTTGTCAGGTTGAGAGGACACATACCGCTTCAAGGCATCCATTCCTCCGTTTCTTAATCTCTCGGAGTTGGTGTGTTCGCTTTCGGGGACTCTGTTAGACCTACGGAGTTCCCTCGCATAGGCATCCACATCACTCACGCCAGTTCGCGTGGCTCTATCCACCTTGAAATCGTCGTTGTAGGCAAGGGGAATGCGGTCGTACCTTCTTTCGTAGCGATTCCACTCCTCGCGCACACTCGTTACTGGCGACTTCTTTCTTGTGGTGTTGAGATAGGAATTTGCAGTTCGTCCAGCATTCCTCACCCTTCGCTCCATATCGTAGGTGTGCGGATTGTAGTCATTGGTGTCCCGATAACCGCTCTCCCTCCACTTGCGTATCTGGGAATCGGTCATACCGCCAAGCCTACCGATGCGCTCTATCTGCCTAACGATGTCGTTGTAGGACTTTCCCCTTTGTCTTGTCTTTGCCATAGCTTAAAATTGTCTTACCTTGCCGCTCCCACCGATGGGATAGGTCGGGGAAGGAGTATTCTTTCCCCAACTGATGCTCCTTGTGGTGGAGTCGCGCTGAATGTCCTTTAGGACGCTATTGTTGTGAGTTGATGGTTTCATGCCGCAAAGATACGCGATATTACATTCCCACAATCAATTTTCTTTCGTCAAGATGCACAATATCATTTTGTGCGGAAATTCCTCACCATTTCGGCCAATCCGACACGCTTGAGGACATAAAGGAACTCATGGACATAGCGGACATGGATGCGCCAATCGTCATTGTTCTTCTCATAGACCTTGGAGTAGTACAACACCCCGCTCTCAAACCACCTGATACACGACCCACCAAATATCATCTCAACGAACGCGCCCTTGTCCGTAAACCCGTTCAACAAAAGCATTTCCCTCGTCAAAGGAATAGGCTCAAGCACCGACGCGTCATAGTTGTTCATGTTCTCGTCCGTGACCTCGTTGAAAGTGCCGTTGATACCGCACACCACGATAGGTTTCCCCTTATAGGAGACCCTATCAAGATAACACAATTCAGTGATATTCATCTTCTACAAAATATTTGCAAATTATACCATTCTGCTCAACAAAGAACTGGAAGGAGGCATTGAAATAGTTTGGTTTCGGATAGTTCTTATCCCAAGTGTTTCTGCCCATCTTTCCGTCTTGTTGGTTCTTTATATCCCTCATCTCGGTCTTGTTGGACGCATAATGCAACCCCAATCTGTATCTGGCATAGAAAAGACACTTATTGCGGAGGTGACAATACCCGTTCACGCAGCTTATCCGCTTATCCTTAATCTTGTAGTCTTGCGGAAGGTCTATTGCCCTCACAAGTCCTTCATATTGCTGCCAGAAATACTCTAATGTTTCTTCATCATTCATTTCTCTATCATTTTTAATGCAAGAGGCTTTTGGGAGACATCGGTCATCTTCTGTATCGCCCACCACCTCAAGAAATCTCGTGAAATATCTCTCTTCACCCACCGATTCGATGAGGAATACTCAAAAATCACGTCATAGCCGTGGTTCATGCCCAGACCTTCGTTGCTTATCTCGGCATAATCCACGACCCATAGTTTACCATCGGGACAGACCTTCTTGATATACATCACCTCGAAGGAGTATCTGTTTCTCTTGAAGATACAATCCCCGACACCTATCCTTTTAGCCTCTTCGCGGTTCATGCTCTTCGAGATATTCTATGAGGAGTTCACCCCGTTCCTTTATGTCTTGGATGGTTTCAAGTATATCCACCGCCAAGTCCTTGTCATCCTCATCGGAGGAACACAATAGTTCGTCAGCAAGGCTCTTGACCATCTCGGATGTCTTTATGTACGCATCCAGCAACAGGACAAGGGCATTGTGGCTTTTCAGTTTGCCGCCCTTGACCTTATCCAAGCATTGCGTCTCCATCTCGTTGTAGCCATTGAGCATAGCCTCGGAGGTGTGACGCAGTTTATATCCGCTATCCGTCATACTTTTCTTTTATAACGGACAAAAGGGCATTTTCTTTACGTGTATTGCAAGATAATCGTTTGATTTAATGTTTACGATGCAAGGATGTTCTTTCGCTCTTCGGGGGAGAGTTCTATCTTCAGCCGTTGCCCGAAGATGTCCCAGAGTTCTACCTCTTTGCCCCCGATGATGTCCATCATCCCGAAGGGAGTGTCGGCTTCTGCCTCGAAATAGTCCTTCTCGACTATCGTCAGCAGAATCCTCTCGTTTTCGAGCCGTACCGCGTCTATTTCAGCCAAGGGTACATTTCTACCGCCCACAAGGTAAAACCCCTCAAAAACGGCATCTATCGGCTTGTACGAGCCTTTAACCTTCGCGTTCATACAACTCGAAGTGGATATCGTCCACAAGGGACTTGATTCGGGACTCGTACTCTTCGTCATTCTCTTCTCGCTCGTGGGTGAGCCACACCTCGCGCAGATGGGTCATGAACTCGACTTTCCAGCCTACAAACGCACCGAAGAACGCGGAAAGGTTTCCAGCATCTTCGGGCAAATCGGACACCTCAAATTTCTTGATGTCCTCGACTCTTTCTCTCTTCACCTCTTCGGGTGTGAGACGGGCAAGGCACTCTTGTACCTCGCCCTCTGGGTAGTTGTACTCTATCATATTAAAAAGCGATATAGTTAAAGGCGGTTGGTTAGACCGCCATACCCTTGATTTTCTTGTTAGCTTTCTCACACTCACCGAACTCGACCTCGAAGGTGTTGCCGAAGTTGTCGGTAGCCTCGCCCGAAACAAGGTTGAACCCGATGATGTGGTTGTCGGCTATGTCAGCACCGCCATTTGCCACAATCTCGAACTCGCCAGACTCGCCAATTACGTCTAAAATGTATTCGGGGTACTCGCCATCTATTGTGAAGCCATCTACCTCGAAGTCATCTACCCATACCTTCTTGATGTTCTCTATGGGGACAATCTTGCCCTCGATGATGTAACTTTCTTCGCCAGTGACCTCGATGTTGCGCCACTCATTGTTTACTAATGCCTTCATATTAAGAGGTATTACTCGGGTACGTTGCCCGCTCGGTCGCAAGACTGATTCTTTTGACACCGCAAATGTACGATATTATATTGGATTAAGCAAGATTATTTTATAGTTTTATCCAATATATGTATAGTTTTAACCAATATTAACGCGATTTGTAATGTCCAATAGACAAAAAAATAGAGATGACACCGAAATGCCACCTCTATTGTCAAAATAAGCAATGAAAGTTAACCAGTTGATACTGCGCGGTAGGGTGCTGGACGACCGTTGCCGCGTCCTGTGAGTGCGGTGATTTCGTCCTCGGATGCTCCGTTTGCCCTCAATGTGGCTTCGAGCCTTGCGAGTGCTTCGGGTGAACGCTTGTCGTTGTTCAAGCCTACCCTTACGTAATAGTCGCGCTGGCGGCGGTTGGCTTCGCTTGTCATCCTTCCGTTTTCGCCCTTGCGTGTGCCGCTCTGCCTCTTGTTGCCCTTGGAGTCGAGAACTGCCGTTCCGTCATCGTTCTTCGGGGTGAAGAGGTTGGTCTTGGCGTTCTTGGTGTCCGTTCCAATGAGCCTTCCGTTCTCATCGCGCTTGGCTACCGCCAGTTTGCCGCCCTTTGAGGTGGTGGAGTCTGCGGTGTACCTTCCGTCCTGATAGTTCTGGTTCATTGCGCCCATAGAGGAACGTCCATCGGTACGGGTGTGGTAAGGAGTGTTGCCGACCTTCGTCACGTTATAGTGCTTGACCTTGACACCCTTGCCCCTCAACTTCTCGTCGAGTTTCTGCCCGAGTTCTGCTGTCCTTTTCGGTTTTCGTGTTGCCATATTATTTAGTTAATTTAAGTTTCACGCTGCAAAGATAGGGGTTTATTCCTCTTCGCAATCATTTTCATCCGTTTCACTTTGCACTATTCTTTGTTGTTCAAGTTTCCTTCTCTCCGCTTCGTCATACTCAAAGAGAATAGTCCTCGCAAACGGAAAGACTTCGTAGATTTTCAGCAGGTCTTGGGGGTAGTTCTCCCTCAACCAGAGAAAGCAGTCCTTCGAGAATCCCACACCCGATGATGCCTTTAACGAGTACCTCACGGGTTCGGGGATGCCCCTATTCTTCATATACAAAAGAATCTCCTTCTGCGTCCAGCTCGCCAACGGATAGACCAGACCCTTGTTGATGTAGTCGCTCTCCTTGTAGGTGTTGAGCATAAGCCTTCGGTTCATCGAGTCGGCTTTCTTCATACCCAAGAAGACATACTCCACATTATAGGTCAGCCTTATCGTCTTTATCACGTCGTCCAACTTAATCAACTTGACATTCGGGTCGGGTGCGCAGTAGAGTCCGCTCCTCAATACATAACTTAACGTCCAATGGGGGATTTCCACGAACTCTATATTCGGATATCTCGCCTTCGTCCAGTTTATCCATCTTTGGATGTGGTCTAACCCCTTGACGAAATACATGAAGAAACACACTATCCTATTGAATTTCGGATAGCACAAGTCCAAGGTCACGAGGGAGTCCTTTCCTAACGACAGTCCTATCGCTATCGTGTCGGTCTGCTCCCTCACCTTGTCAATGACCAGATTGGCTTCTTGCAGCTTGTTCATCCCACACCCATATAAGTGGTTCGCGAATACTTCTTGTCATACGCATCCCTCCCCTTGAATGAAGGGTGCTTGATGATGTTGTCCGTGTATCGGTCTGCCGCAATGTTCGCCCTGTCCACACGTTCCTTGGTGGCGCGTGGGTGGTTCTCAATCCTCTCTGCTTGCGCGAGGATGTCGGAAAAACTTTTCTTTCGTGTTGCCATTACTCTTCGTCTTCAAATGAATCGTCAACCAGTGGTTCGCATCGCATCTCGAAGTCCTCCCCCTTGATTGTACGGCTATAAGGGTCGTAGTTGAATTTCTGGCAGAAGGCGGCTTTCGCGTTGAAGGTGGAGAAACTCAACACGAGGAAGGCATCCATATTCTGCGCGTTCTCGACGGCTTGCTCACGGACTTGCTGCTTGACATCCTTCATGTGCTGCACCCTCTGCTCCCTCGTCATCTCCTCCTGTGCAAGTCTTTCGGCTTCCTTTGAGGCTTCGCGGATGGCGGCTCTCTCGGCTTTCTCCTGCTCATGCTGCTCGTTTACTGGAGCCATAAGGTCATCCAAGGCATTTCGCGTGTCTGACTGCCCAGCCGTCTTGTAGAGGTCTTCCAAGCCAATCATTGAAAGGTCGGCTTCGGTGAGTCCAGCATCCTTGTAGTCGATGTCGGGAACGATGGCGGCTAACTTGTCGAAGTCCCACTGCCCTTGCGCGTTGGGGTTGTTCAAGAGGATAAGGAGCGCATCCGCATCCTTCTTGTCCAAGTCCACCACATCGCAGCGAATCTTGTAGTCGGTTTCGGGTGTGCCGTCGTACTTCTGAATCTCGTCCATGATGGTGAGTCGCTGGTGTCCAGAGAGGAGCGTGTAGCCGTACCTCTTGTTTACAACGATACCTCCCACCAGACCGAACTTCTTGATGCCCCTCTTGAGCTTCTTCTTGGATTCGGGGTCGATACGTCTTGGGTTGTTCTCGCTGAATTGGATTTCGGAGCGCATCAGTTCGATGTTCTCCGAGGTGAAAAGTTCTGATAGTTGCATTGTGTTTGTGTATTTAGTGATTAACCTTCGTTTCCAGCACGCGCGGAGTAAGACCGCTTGGTCTCATAAGCCTTGTTCACGGCTTGCCCAGGCATCATACCGCTCTCCACGTTACGTTTGTACTCCCTCTTGACCCTTTCCGAGTTGTTGATGTTTGAAACGTACCTTTGGGCGATGGCTTTTGCCCTCTTGAGCCACGGGTTGTTGGAGTCATAGTTCTCCACCGCGTTCTCCGCAATCCTGTTGTACTGGTCTATGATGTCCTTTGCGGACTTTCTCCTACGTGTTGCCATATTATCCTACTCCCATATAAGTTGAACGGGAATACTTCTTCGTGTTGATTTTCGCGATGTCCTCAAAGCTCGCGTTCTCGCCTTGGCTGGCTACATTCCTATAACCGCTCTGCTTGGCGATGTTTGCCGCATACCTCTTATATGCGTCCTTGATGCGCTTATCCCTCGCGTCAAGCACCGCAGCTTGTGACGGGTCTTGCACCCACCTCCTATTTATCGCATTGCGAATCCTCAATGTCTGGTTGATGAGGTCATCCAAAGATTTCTTTCTTGTTGCCATATTATCCGTTGCTCAATGCCCTCGTTGTCGATGCGTTCTGATAACCCGTGTACTTCTTGCGATAGCCTTCTGCTGCGATAGTCCCGTAGGTCTGACTCATAGGTAATATCGTTTTTTTGAGCAGATTCTTCTGGCTTCTCGTACCCACGATGTTCTCGCGATACTTGTCACTGATGTCGTATGCGCGGAGTGCCCTATTATAGGCGCGTGGTGTACCAAGTTTTATTGCGAGTGCTCCAATACGCAGCCTCTGTCTGGTAATATCTTCCAGTGACTTTGCTCTTTTTCTTGTTGCCATAATTAGCCTCCGTTTTTACCCATGTAGGTGGATTGTGAATACTTGCGGTTGCGATAAGCATCATAAAACCTATCTGCATCCTCGTAGTTCTTGTTCTTACGGGCTTCCTCATACTTAGCCATCATCTTACGGACATAAGGAGACCGCTTGATGATGTTTCGAGTATAATGAGGTTGTGTGAGTGCATTGTATTCCCTATTACGGGTGCGATTCAATGCCTCCTCGTCATTGTTCCTCTCGTAACGACCTTGTAATTCCGCCGAAAGGTCTTCTATACGATGCCGTTGGTCAATAATGTCCTGAATGGATTTCTTTCTCGTTGCCATATTATCCTTGTGATAAACCTTGTGACTTGCGGCTTTCTCGGTATAGTTTCCGTTGTGCCGCACGATACGTGTTGTTAAGTTCACTCTCCGATGCCTCAGACTTGAACCGCCAAGTCCCGTTTGCGCCGTACTCCGTCTTGAGGTTGGTATTCAACCCTTGTCGGGTGGCTGCGTTGTTAAGCATCCTCCATAGGCGTTGACGTTCAATGTCCGCTTTCCTCTCGTTTCTCAAGGTCCGGTTGTACTCGGCTCTCGCCCCTCGCGCCCTACCCTTCTTGTTGGTGAACGCATCCCTCAAGTCCCGATGAAAAGTGTTGTTGATTCTGCGGTTTCCCGTCAAATCGCCTGCATAAAGCATATTTACAAGCCTTTCATATTGCGCTTGTTTCTCGGCTCTCGTCTTTTTTCTCGTTGCCATAATAGTTTACTTTCCGCAACCCTTGCCTTTGCCCTTACCTTTCTTCTTGCACATAGTTTTAAGTGTTTGAGTTAGACTTCGATGCTATGCCCATTCGCTGCTCACGGGTAGCCGATGCTCCCTTGTAGGCTGCGAAAGCCACGTTATCTCCATACCCCGCTGCTCGCGCGGTGTTCCTTTCGTAGTTGTCACGCGCATTGCGCACACGCGCCATCCTTTCACCCAACTGGTTGGTTCGGGCGACTGAACGCCCATATCCCCTCGCCTCCCAAGGGCTGCGGTAGTTTCTCCGATACTCGGCTTCTACACCCCTCTGGAAGTCCTTCCTTGCTCCCCACTCCCTATCAAGGCTGGTGAGAATCCTATTGGCTTGCTCGGTGATTTGCTGAATAGTTTTCCTTCGTCTTGTTGCCATATTACCCGTTACTTGCGGCTTTCGCTGCGTTAGTGTTATAGTTCACATACTTGCGGTTGTCCATCTTGTCGTAGTACCGATAGGCTTTTTCATCCTCATCCCAATATTTTTCTTCGTTGTCATCCATAAACGCCTCGTATTTCGCCGCTTGTGCCTTATTAACCCTTTGCAGGTCGCGCTGGAAAGTGGATGAACCAGTAATGTTGTTGTTATACTCCCTTGCTATGTTACGCGCCCTTTCCAATCTTCCTTGGTTGCGCTCCCTTTCCCTTGCATAGGGTGAAGTTGCGAGTAACTTGATTCTTGCAACTTGTCGCCTTATGTCAGCGAGGGATTTCTGCCTTTTCCGTGTTGCCATAACTTTATGTGTTAGAACCCGCTGCGGTGGCTCTCGTGTAGATTTCCTTGTCGAACTTCCTATCGAGCCTATCCTCTACGGGGGTGTTCTTGTTTTCCCTATCTATCGCGTTGTTTATGTTGTTGCGATACCTGTTCGCGATTCTCTCAACCCTCCTGTTCCACCTTTCTATGCGGTGTCTGTCCGCACTCTTCGGGTCAACTGGTCGGATGAGCCTCTGCATCTGCTCGAACAAGTCCCTTATGGATTTTCGTCTTGTTGCCATATTATTTTTTGCCGCAAAGATAGCCGTAAATATTCCTCTCCAATCAAAATTCTTGTCTCTCTTTGCACTTGTTTTTATTGTGCAATAATACGGGGGATTTAATTCCTCTCCTTTATGAAATGTGCCTATCTTTGCACCAAAAAAAGACATGGTGACAGAACTAACTTTCACGAAAATAGAGAACGGGTACGAATCCCAAGTGGTAACGGTGACCAGCGACTTCAACCTCCACCTTGAAAGGGAGAATAGGGGCGCGGTGTATATCTTCCAGAAGACGGACGGAAACAAGTTCGGGTACGGCACATCGTTTGACGCGGGGAATCTATGGAAAGACCTCGACGTTGACCTTGACGCAAGACTCTATCCCAAGGACATAAAGATTGTATCTTCAAGCGCGGTATTTTACGGCAGCATTTCGCAAGAATGAGACATCTATCGGGATATAACAAATTAGGAAGAAACCTTTCGCGGGTACTGACAAGACCAGACATCCTTCTCTCCGAACAAAAGAGGGAAAGGTTCTATCTTCTCGACTCCGAGGGGTATAGATTGAAGGATAGTGACGGAAATTATTTAATGGTAAATGGATAAGACTCTAACACGCAAGGCTGCGGACATAGATAGGATTCTTTCAAAAGCCGACTCCATACAAGCCACGTATGACGGAAGTGTCTGCTCGATAACCTACAACGCGGCTAAAACCGCGATAGACAACGGAAGGGATGTGACCATAACCTACAATGGACGTAACTACATCTACTCCAAGTTCTCAAACAACACCCTTTTCTTCGTCTGCGCGGACAACAACCTACATTATCTTACCGCCACCCAAGACGGATGGCAATCCTCGACAAGGAAACTCCTTTTTGCGGAGGACGGGGAAAACACCTATAACGACTTCTAATATGGCAAAGGAATTAAGAATACGCGATGAGCAAGGCAATCTGCTCTACCCAGTAACCGTTACCGACCTCGTTTTTGACGATTCTACGGGTAAAACCGCAAAGGAACAACTTGCAGAGAAGCAAGATACCATCAGTGACCTCTCCACCATTCGCAGTGGAGCATCTGCTGGTGCAACGGCATATCAAAAGCCGAGCGGAGGAATACCCAAGACCGACCTCGCAAGTGCGGTGCAGACATCATTGGGGAAGGCAGACACGGCATTGCAAACTCATCAAGACATCAGCGGAAAGCAAGATGTCCTCGTGTCTGGAACTAACATAAAAACTGTAAACAACACTTCTCTGTTGGGAAGTGGCAATATTTCTATCCCAAAGGGAGACCCAGGAGAGGATGGTACAGATGGCGAAGATGCCTACCAACCTTTCAAAGGTTGGTTCGATTCTTCCTCTGCCCTATCTGCGGCCTATCCTTCCCCACAGGTGGGAGATTTCGCCTATGTGAAGGGTGCTACTTCCACTGACCCCGTTGCTATCTACGCTTGCGCTACGGCTGGCACTTGGGCAGATAGCGGAAGCGAGTTCAACCCTGCCAACAATCAAGAGTTCGGTAGCGGTGAAGCGTTGAACGTGACCAACATTGTCGATAGTCTTACTTCGACAAATGCCCACGATATTCTGTCAGCCAAGCAAGGTAATGTGCTTGACCAAAAGGTAGCCGCTTTAGGCCTGGATTTAGGTGAGGTCACTGATGTAATCAAGCCGCAGGATACGAATAATGTTTTCTACATAATTGATGGAAACGGCAATGTCATAGCACAGATTGACTATGAAGGACTAAAGACGATAGCTTTGTTTGTCAAGAATGGAGAGGGGGAGTTGCAAAATATATTAGACCTCATCCCAGAGCCTTCATCTTCCGACATTGCTGACATACTTTCGGATTACTATACTGCAAGCCTCAAGGTATCTGACAAGTTTGGTAATGTGATATTCAACATTGACCAAGATGGCGTTGAATACATCAGCAAGATGGGAAGTTCACACTTCCTTTACAAGAAGAAACTTGTAACTATATGTGACAGCCTTGGAGCTGCAAGTCAATGGCAGACACGCTTGGCAAAGATAACGGGTGCAATATATGACAAGACCAAGAATGATAACAGGCACTCATTCGGAGGAACTACCACAATAAGTTCAAGCCAAGTGTGTGGTCAGGATAGGGCAAAGTTGATTGTATCTGATGAGATTGACCCCGATGTAATCATCATAGAGAATGTCAATGACAGTGCGTATATGTCAAATGTGGGGAGCGACGAAGATGTAGCCTTCTTCAAGGCATCGCAATCACTTTTGGACGTTACAAGCCAAGCATCGTCTTCTGACGCAGAAACCTATTGGACAAACAATTTCTCTACAATCGTAGGTGGCCTTACACCAACCATAGGGAAGGTAGTCGGAATCCCATTTACTCAAAGCAATGCCGTAAAGCTGACCATAACTGGAGCAGCAACAGCAAGTGGAGAGTTCGGCATAACATTGAGTGGGACAGGCGTAGGAAAGCAGAGCATAAGCGTATCTGCTGGCGAGAGCGTTTCTTCCATCATATCGAAGATATACGAATATGCTTGGAACAACTTTGTATGCACATATTCGAACAATGTGGTCACATTTACTCCCACATCTTCATCTGCCACTCCTACGATAACCATTGATGCTGGAGGAACGGGAATCACCTCGACAACTGCAACAGGGCAGACTGGCAGCAATGCCGTTTGGAAGTATTTTAACAGCCACGACGCAAGTGATTGGGATGACCCGACAAAATGGGTGGACAATATCTCTTTGTGGGCAGCATGGAAAGGTCTTGTCGAGTATCTGCAAGGCCAGTTTCCAAATGCGTATATCTATTGGTTTATCCCAAAGACCTACAATTTTGACTATACAAGCAGCTCATACAAGAGGGCTGATGGCACGATAGACTATGATAAAGTCCTTTCAGAGAAGGATTATGCAAAGTCATTGTTCACAGCGCAACTTGCATTTTGCGAATACTACCAGATACCTGTGATTGACATTCGCAACGAGAGTTGTATTACTCCTGCCAATATAGCGGAATACTGCAACGTGAACAACGTGCATCCCAAACAGGCGGCCTATGACCGATGGGCAGATGTGATTGCAAAGATTATGTAGAATTATAAATATCAGAATACTATGGTTTTTATACTTAAAGACGCTGATTTTTCGGCAAACAATGTGGGAACGATAGAAATTCCCGTAGAGCTTAATGAAGAGACGCTGGCTATTCTTGCCAAGACAACAAAGTATAGCGAGAGTTCTTCGCAGACTTTAGCACTTGATGCGTTCATTACAGCCTTGAAGCGCAATGGCTTGTGGTCAAAGATTGCCCTATTTGTGCCTACATTTATGGCAGCATCTACAACTGAAATGGCTTACGATGTCATCAGTGACGCATATCTTGTATGGACTAACGCTGGCACATACAATTCTGCCAATGATACCTATGCCTCTGCATCGAAGTATGGTTCTTATGTGACTATTCCGCAGTTGAAGGCCATTGACAACTTCCATTTGCATTTCAAGAAATCTACTTGTGCATTGTCGATAGATTCCAACAAGATTAACATTGCAATAGGCCGTTACTATAACACGAACTATCCAGGTGTGAACGTGGGTACATTCAACGTGAACAAGAACTATTACGATGCAGAATTGTCATACTACAATTATGGTAGAGGTTTGTTTAATTTGAAGTCTGCCAGTCTTGATTCTGATGGGAGTAAGTTCTATGGCCATGACCATCAAGGCGAACTTGAGTCTTGCACATTGACACAGAGTTCGACCTATGATGCTGGAGTGGTATCTAATTACAGCCTCTCAACCAAGATGATAATCGGTTATCATGATACAAGTGCTAAAACTATCAAGCAGGAGTTTCACATTATCGGTAACACAGCATTAACGGATTCAGAGGCTACGGCATTGATTGAGGCAGCCCACACACTGTTTATCTCGCTTGGCGGTGAAGATGACAACTAATCCAATTAGAGAAGACTATGGAAGAAGATTACAAAAACAACCCCATCTATCAGCAAGGTTTGAAGGATGGCTACAAGAAGGCTCTTGCCGATTTTCGTGAAATGCTAACAAAAGTGGAGGTGAATCACGAGATTGAAATCGGTGTGGTAGCACGAACACTTTAGATTTAAATATGGAAGAATTAACTGACTATCAAAAGGGAATGATAGATGCTGTTTGTGGCATTATCGAACTCATCTTTGAGGAGTGTGACGAACCTGCAAGGAAAATCATCTTTGAGAAGATTGAAAAGTTCAGACCCTCACCTAATTAGAGCCCTAAAGCGGTTAGGCATCCTGCCAACTTCTTGGTAGGGGAAGCGGGGTTATAATAAACAAAAAAACTAAAAAATTATGAAAGATTTAGAAAAATTAAAAATTGAACAAGTAGAGCTGAAAGAAAAGCTAATACGACTGATTGACTTCATGAACGGCGAGGAGTTCGCTGGTCTTGATGGCACTGAAAAGGGACTTCTTGCAAGCCAGAGGGCAGGCATGGAGGTATATCTCAATGCTCTTACACAGCGGATTTATGGGACTAATGAAGCTCGCGTGGAAACGATGCTACCCATCATGATGATGAGTCTGTTGGGTTCTCCATTTGGCGCATCATCACAGAAGATTCCGCCTTTGCCTGAAAGCCTTGTGAGCCAACAGGCAAAAGATAGCGGCTCGCAACCATTACAGACATCGTAAGCCCTAAAGCAGCAATGTTCAGTTGTTCACTTTTTCCGAACAAGTGGTTGGTCGGGATTCCCGACTGACCACCATAAAAGAAAACTTAAAACTTATGGAAGAAAAAGAACAAAAAGATAACCTCGAGGAATTGATTGAATCGTTAAGACCAGATGACAAAGCTCACGAGGAATGGATGCGGTCAATGCTGGAGAAACTCGCACCTCTTGACCCCAAGGAATTGGCCGACCACAATGCGAAGATTGAAGAGGTCAAGTATTGGAGGGAGTTTGAGGGTAATGTATTTCTTGAACTGCTTCGACAATATCCGCAAAATGACATTGATGACCTGCTTAACCTGACGAAATATGTCATTGAGGTATTAAAGCGATAAAATGGCACAAGACGTTGTGCAAGTCCAAGGCGCAAGCCTTTGCGCTCAAATCGCGCCTTGGGCGATTTATAGACCCTTTTAATTAACTGATATATGATTAGCGAGCAACTGAAAAAAGATGCCGAGGGTTTCATCAAGAACGTGGAGTCCGAGGCTTACGCGAAAGCGAAAGAGGCTTTCGACAAGCAGGTAAGTGACATCATCGCCCAGCACGACAAGGAAATCGTGTTAGAGAGGGATAGGTCTTACAACGAGGGGTTCGAGGACGGCAAGAACTCCCAAGTCGAGACTCCCGAGATTTTCCCACCCGTTACCTTTGCGGACGGCACGGAGTATCTCGCGGACGAGACGAGGCTTGTCACATCATTCACCTACTCGCGTGTGTTCAAAGCAACCACGTGGGGGACAATCATCCTCCCCGTTTCCCTTCATTATTCCGACTGGTCAAGCAAGTTCGAGATTGCGGAGATTGTGGGAGTGGAAGTAAATAATGGGAAAATCTACGCGAAGAGAAATGTCCTTGGAGTGGGGTCGCAGACTCTTCCCAACACCCCCTATCTCATCAGGGCGAAACTCACCAGCAATACCCCTCAAGCCATCACCAAGAAAAACTGCCTTATGTTCCCCGCCGAGGAAGGAAAGGTGGTGATTCAGTACAAAGGAAAGACCTACACCTTCAAGGGTTCGTATCTCACAATGACATCCGAAGACCTCGCAGGGAAATACTATTCGAGCGGAGGGTACTTCAAGGAGGCTACCTCTATCCTTAAACCAATGCGTGTTTATCTTGAAATCGAATGATTATGAATGAGCAGATGCTTGCCCTTCTGAATAGGGCGTATGTAGAGGGCGCAACCGAATCAAAAGCCGTCTACGAAGAGAGAATCGGCAAAATCACCGCCGACCACAAGGCAGAGATGGAAACCGCCAAGGAGACCGCTTACAGACAAGGCGTGTCGGACACATTATCGTCAGTCAACCTCAAGCCGACCACCGAGGACGAGGAGATGCCAGAGCATGACATCACCAATCCCCTTGTGAAGGCATTCTTCCTCTCTATCCCAAAGGGAGGGTATGCGCAAGACGATATTTCGAGGACGTGGTATTTCTCGAAGTTTGTCAGCGGTTCTTCAAAAAAGAACATGGCAGACCGAGGGAATCCCTATCTCGTCTTCTGCAAGGGCGACTACCTCCTCTTGGAGAGTGCGGGCGAGAAACCCCAGACCATCCTACCCGAGAACAACGTCTTCGCGTGCTATCTCTTGATGCCCGAGAAGGTCTATCACTGGAAGGTGTATAAGAGCAAGAAAGTCATCAAGGAGGGGTCGTTCAAGACGGTCGGGGACATTAGGCTGATTCAAATCCCCACATGGCCTAACGTGAGGGACATCGCCTACACTCCATTGATGAAGGCTGGACTCGTCTATTCTGGTGCAAACCCTGACAACGTGGTTGTAGGGAGCGATGACTACAATACCATAAAATACTTGGGGATTGACACGCAGATTAACCTCCGCAACCCTTCGGAGGACTCCAACACAGAAAAGCCTTGGCGACCAGACCTCTTCACCTACGGCTATGACATCATGATTGCCGACTACATCTCCGCTTTCTCGAATGCCTCGGGTATCAAGACGGCTTTCGAGACCCTTGTTTCCGAACTCGAAAATGGAAGGAAGGTTGCCTTCAACTGTTTCGCTGGCGCGGACAGGACGGGAACTTTCCGCTATCTCCTCCAAGGTCTTTGCGGTGTGCCAAGGCATATCGCCCAAGGCTATTACGAACTGACCTCGTTTATGTTCTGGGAGAACTTCAAGCGTTGGGACAAGGAGGACAAGTTCAGAGCCTTGGACAAGGAGCTTATAACGAGGTATGGCAAGGATTTCCAGTACCAGTGCCTTATGTTCTTCACGGAGGTCGCAAAAGTCCCCATCGAAAAGGTCAAGAAGTTCCAAGACATCATGAAGAAGTGAGGTATCTTTTCATTCTCCTGTTTCTTCTTTCCTCCTCCCTCTATGCGCAGAGAATCTATTTGGGTACGGCTCTTCCGTTGAGAAGGACTTTCATCGGAGCGGAGGTAGGAAAGAGGATTGAAAACATCTCCATCGGTCTATCTGGGGAGATAAGTCCCACGGAGTCGAATTTGTCCCCGAAACTGAATCTTCATTTCAAAAATGTCAGTTTGGAGGGCGGTATGGGTTGGGGACATAGGTTCGGAGAGAATAACGACCACAACTACCATACTTATACCTTGGGCGTGGTCTATGAGAGAAAGAGGTTGTTCTTCGGCACTAATATGTTCTGGCGTTCATATCAAGCGCACATCGGTTTTCATAGAGGGACTTTAAGGTTCATAATCGGAATACGGCTATAAAAAAATACCCGTCCTCTTTTTAGGGGGCGGGTAAATTGATTTATGGCAGCGAATCAGTTGTTGAGCTTTGTGAGAACCACCTTGCCAAGGTCGAAGGTAATCTGCTCGCGGAAATAGGCTTCGTAGTCCTCGATGACGTTGTTGTTCTCGTCCAGAGCCTCGTAGGTGTCGGCATCGTAGTAGTGCGGAAAGACCTCTTTGCGGGTGTTCTTGTCGATGAAGTAGAAGATGGGTTCGTTCTCTTCGTCAACGAGAATCTGGGTGGACGCGCCCGTGCATTCGATAAGTGCAGCCTCGCGGTCGGGGGCATAGCCGACGTAGAGCAGCAGAAAGTCATAGTGAAGGGGCACGGTGTTGCCGTTCTCGTCTTCGATGGGGTAGCCGTCATTGTCGAACTTGATGTACTTGCGCTCGGTGCTCGGCTTGATTTCGCGGAACTCTTGAACCTTCGTCCCTGCGATAATCTGGTCGAAATACTTCTTCTTGATGATGAGGGTGAGGACAGCCTTGCCCTTCGTCACCTCTTTAACTTGGTCTTTGAAACTCATAATATAAAAAGTGTTTGGTTTGACGCCGCAAAGATATGTAATTTTATTGACATATCCAACATTTTCGCGATAATTTTAACGAATTTTAATCGAATAAGCCAATATTTAACAATCATTAAAGGTCGGTGGGGTTGTTTGCCGCCAAAAAGTTGACCGCTCTCGAATAATCGGGTGCGATGTCCATCAGGTCGGGGTTGTTGTAGAATTGTTTTGATACCTTCTTGCAAGCGTGGTGCGCCAGCATCTCGGCAAAGTCACTTGAGGATTTGCTCACGATATACTCTGCCGCCTTTTCCTCGCCCAAGTTGGAAACAAGTTCCTTTAGGCATTGCGCGAAGTCAACCGATGCCTCTGCCTTAACTTTCATAGCATCTGAACTTTCTCACCTTGAAGATTTCCTTGACCTTCCCCTCCCTATGAAGTTCTTTCAACAGTTTTAGGAAGCACTTGATTTTAGACCTGTCCTTCACGTAGGCAATCATATCAATGTCCCCGATGTCGGTGGTGTCATTTTTTGAGTCCCAGATGCCCATATACCACATCCCGACAATCTTTTCCGAATAGAAGATGTTCATATCAAAATATAGTTAGTTGTTGTTTTTCTTGCTCTACGCGCGAGGTCAGTTTGTATGGAGGGTCGGTGACTACCAAATCCACACTTCCGTCTTGGAGAGTGGACATAAATTCAACGCAGTCCACGTTAAAGATTTCATTCATCGAATAATGTTCCTTGTTTTACTATTTGTCCGTTTACCTTGAACTCCCCGTGGCACTCCTTTTGGAATCGTTCGTTGCCCTTGTCGAAGAAGTCCTTGTTTATCTCACACCCCCAGAAGTCAAAGCCTAACTTGTAGGCAGCGATTCTACTACTTTCACTGCCCATCATCGGGTCGAAGATTTTACCCCCCCCATTGAGATAAGTATTCAACAACCAGCCGTATACTTCTACTGGCTTGGATGTCGGGTGAATCTTCCCCTTGAAATAGCACGAAATCTGCACATATCTTGACACCGTTCCGAGGTTTTCCGAAAGCGAGGCTATCTCAACTTGTGAGTACCTATCTGCTCCCCTCACCATCTTGTCCCACGCGACAAATCCCTTGAACGGATAGCCAAAGTTGTTTGCACCGAAGATTATCTGCGCCTCGCTCACCCTCCTTAACTCCTTGAAGAACTCCTCATTAGGCTTGTTTCCGAAGTTGTCCATACCAATGTCGCGCATCTCCTTTTGCGGTGCGTTCTCGCTCTCATCCCTATACGGAGGGTCTGCGATAGCCAAGTCAAAGAACTTGTTGGGGATAGTCCTCATATATTCCATGCAATCGCAATTAAATACATCGCTTATCATATTTTCTTTATTTAAGTGAAACTTTATCGTTTGTAAATAGAAAGTGGCTCATACACCCATTAAAATGGCTCTACGCGGCTAAAAGAGTGTCGGTTGTGCCATTTCAGCTATTATGCGCTTATTGGCAATGTCATATAAACAGTTCCGATACATATCTACTTGCAAAAGGCTTTTGTGTATATATCTTTTCTGCCATTATAGATTGTTTCCCATTTGCCGACATTATACTTCTTAATCCGCACATAGCAATAGGAGCGAAACCTTCTGGCATATCATACTCGCTAACAAATATAGGAAAATCCAATGACAATGCCCATTTATAGAAGGCATCGTGGTCAAATGGGCAATTATACTCATTTGTCCCCTTATATGGAATATCACAATAGACAACATCGCCTTCTTTTATTTCAATATCACGATAATCGCTTTGCAGACTTTCCAACCTTTGCAGACTTTCCAACCTTTGCAGACTTTCCAACCTTTGCAGACTTTCCAACATCTCTATTGATTGTAGTCTTTCAACACTACACAATTCCGAATCTCTTCCGACAAGTCCGTTTGCCAAGGTTTTCCAAGAGGTATATCTTTGTGATATGTCTTTTCCTTTCACTTTACCACTTATGCCTAATTCTTCTGCGGCTTTCATATCGTCATAGAAAATGGCGAAATGTGCGGCTCTTTTTAAGGCTTCAACATCTCTTCCGTAGGCATACGTCCGTAGGTCGTTGCCGAACGAGAAACAAATTGCCGCATACGCATCGGTGTCTTTCAGTTTGAAGAAGTCCTCTCGGCTTATCCATCTATCTTCACCCTTGAAGCCTCCGTGAGCCGCGCGAAGAAACGCATCGGGCATCATCCCGTTTATGTCGTTGATGAGGAAATCGTGCCACCTTCCGCTTAACATAGCGCAATGTGTGACCGAACATCCACCGCAGAACATATCAACCAGTCTGCGCCCCGTGGGTAGCACACTTACCACCCATTCGGCTATCCTTGCCTTACTGCCCTTGTAGGGCATTCCGTATTTTCTTGCCATAGACTATCCCAAGCATATCCAGAGAATCGTAGATACAATGATAACCAAGACAACAAAACACCCGATGAGGAACTTCGCGCACCCCCAGAAGAACTGCTTGTCCTCCTCCTCTTGTCTTTTTCGGTCGAGTTCGTACAACTCGTCCCAATCGTAATAGTTACTTCCCATACCTCGGAACATTACAACCAATGAAATTTCCAAAGACAATCACACACCAATAGGGCAGATAATCCCTCACCAACTCCCAGTCCTCCAAGGAGGAGAACATATAGAAGCAGTCGGCTATTGAGTGATAGAATCCGCACGAAATGAACAAGGTTATGCCCCAGATGAGGGGTAACTTGTTCCCCTCCCTCGCAGCACCCACCACGAAGGTCATTATCATACCGCAGAGAATGGAACGTGTGAAACAAGTAAGATACCCAGCCTCTATCCGCGTGAAGATGATGTCCGCTCCGTCAAACCCTATCAACAAAGCACCGACAAGACACCCCACGCAGTTCAAGACGAGGGTGAGAACCAATTTTTCCCACTCTTTTATTGAGGAGTAGTCGAAAAACCCAGCCATACCCGTATATAAGGGGTACTTGTAGTGGATGATGGTCAGTAACCCGAAGGCGAAGAGTACCGCGCCCTCCAGACCTCCTAATTTCAGATATGCCGCACCTCCCAAGGAGATGCAGATGCCAGCCAATATACCTTTCATTTTCCCAAAATGTAAACCTCGAAAAGTAACTTGATGTATTCGATAAATGATTTCAGTAGTTTCATATTAGAATAGTGTTAGTTGTCCCTCTGGCTCTGGAGGGTAGAATAAAGATTCAAAGATACAAGTGAGTACATTAACCGTAATAGAGTTGCCGTACAATTTATACATAGCAGAATTACTCAACCCCGAACTCTCCAAGATGTCTATTTGTTCATCATCCACATCTTGCAAACGTCCGCATTCCCTTGGGGTTAGCTTGCGTATTCTCAACCTTACGGGTGTGATGTCGGTGAGGAACTGGTCTGCCGCATTTCCTTCGGAGATTGTGGTCAGGAGTTCTGCCCCTTGGAGAATGTGTGTTGCAACCCATTCGTTCTCCTGCTCGGTAAACTTGTTTCTCCACTTTGCGAAAAGTTTGGAGAGAGCATCCACGAAAGCGGTTGATAGGTTTCTGTCACCCTCTTCGGACAACCTCTGCTGCTCTTCGGAGGTGAGTTTCCAAATCTCCGCAGCCTCCTCTTGGACTTCATCGTCACCATACTGTTTCTTCAGTTTCAGATAGCCGATTCTCAAAGCCTTGTTGAGTTCGGAACGATTTTGATGCTTGAACATATTATATCTCGATTAAAATGAATACTTTCGGTTCGTGTGCCGTTGTTACGGTCATTGATTCGTTGTAGGGACTATTTATCTGCAATTCGCTTACCCCTCGCTTGTCTGGAGTGTCCTGATAGAAACGGATATTCCCATTCGGCATAAACTTCCAGCGGATAGACTCCTTACGTTTCATAAAGTTCTATTAGTTTCCACCCCGCTCTCAAGGCATTTCTGCTCCAAGTCTGCGTGAGTGTGCCTATGTAATGTCGCTTTTCTGGGGGAGGTATTACCCCATTGTAGTCATCATAAGGAATATATCTACGTTTCATATATCTCTACAAGTTTCCATCCGTGGCGGGGAGCGGGATTGCCAAACTGCGTGGTTATTGCCCCGATGAGCTTCTGCTCCCAGTTTGGCGGTGATGAATTATAATCGTCAAAGGCGGTTATCTTACGTTTCCTCATATTCTACAATCAAAGAATCCTTGGTGAAGAAGGTTGTCACGCACGAGCAGACACCATCGTTGCCAGGATATGCGTACTTCGCGTTGAATTTCGCCCCGTTCTCTCCGTGGAGATGTCTGCGCTCTCGCTCCTCGTCCGTGCGTTGCCTACGCAAGCCTTGCGCGTCAAACCTCGTCATATCCGATAACCATATAGTCTTTTTGCAGACTTGTTATTGCATTACTTGTCCCACCTCCGCGAATCTCCAACCTTTGTCGGTGTTCGGAGTTGTGCCAGTCGCCATCGGAGCGACCACGGAACGCGCAGGCTTTAACATTCGTCATAGTATGCTATGTTATATCTGCCAAGCACTTCTCCAGAGCAGATGGACGGAGCGATGCCGTATATACCGTGGATGCGGTGGGGTTGAGAGTGCATCCGACTATTGAGTATCGAGCCTTCGTTGAAGCGGAGATTGCCGTGTATGAATCCGCAGAAGATGTCGTCATTGCTGATGCTACGGATTTCATCGTAGAACATTGTTATCATACCTCATTGTACTCTACCACTCTCATACAAGTTTGGAATCCAGTACCCTCCAACGTGTGAACAACGTTCGCCACAACCAAAGGATGAAGATATAGGAGCGACCCCTCCCTATCTCGGACGTGTCCCAAAAGATGTTTATGTTTCATAATACTCTAACACTCCCATCTCTCTTCGCCCACCTTTCGAACAGACAATATTGAGGGAATAGTGGTTGGACGTAAGAAGTGCTGCTGCACATCCGTCTGCCGTTTCGTTGAATATTCTACGTTTCCTCATACTCAATAACAAGTTGTCCCCTATCGGACATAGGATTTGCAGGGACGCAGAACGCGATGTCCTTGTAGGAGTAGTACCCAGCACCCCTATCACCGACCATCTGGCATATCTTATATTTCCTCATACCTTACGCAAAGCAAAGGAGATTTATAATCGGTCTGCAATATCGTTGGCGCGATGTTGAAAGACTCCCTTATCTCGCCGAACTTCTTGAGAGGATTAGGACAAATGGAAGCCTTACTCATTCTCATAGACTATGATTTTCGGTTCTACGCCAGAATGACAACCTACTCCGATGGTAGGGCACAAACCCCTCGGATGACACACCACCCCATTTTGTCGGGAATGATAGCAATATCCCACAATGATAATCCTACTGCTCGCCATAGACGCTCACGAAGAAATGATTTCTGAACGATATACCCACGCAGATTGTTCCCGCGATGTCATTCGTTATCTGGTTGTAGTCATCTATCCAAATGTTCGGTCGGTCTATCCTGCCCTCTCTTATCATCTTGTGGAGAGTCTTGCAGCCGTTAATCTTCCGCATAGTCGCTCACGAAAAATATTCCTGCGTCATACCTCGCCCTTATCGTACCAGCATATCCATCAAAGACGATTTGGTTGTAGGTGTCCAGATACTGACCGCCACGAAAGACCTTACCGCTCGACAATAGCGATTTCAACCTTGTCCTATCGTTCTTCATATTCCATTACTGCCGTTGCCCCAAGTCCGTCACTCCTGATGAAGTTCGCGACTCCATTCTTGAAATACTGCGCCTTGATGGTTCGTGCCGTACATCCTTCGGCAGGGTTGATGATTCTCTTATTGCTCATAATACTCCATTGCACCCGTTGCCGCGAAAGTACCCTCTCTAACGAGGTTGGCGGTGGAGGTCTGCTGATATTGCGCCTTTATAGTTCGACATAAACCTTTCTGGTCATTCAAGGGTTTAACTCTCTTCATAGGCTATCACCGCAGTCATAGGGAAATGTCCGAGGGAGAGGACATTGGTGTCACCCATACCAGCACCGTATCTTGTCGTGATGGTCGCGGTACATCCGTCCCTTGTGCAGGGACAGGCCCCGTAATACCCCCCCCTAAATCGGAACAGGTCAATCTTCATGCTGTCTGCGGAAATAGCTCAACATCTTGTCGGAGATGAAGTATTTCTCGTCAACCTCGTCCTCAAGGACATCAATCAGGTGTTTCTCCAGAGGGAAAGGCTTGGGGAACGTGTAACGTGGCAGCGGGTCTTCATCGTCAATACGGATGGAAACCAAGAAGATTCTCTCTCTATTCTGCGGCACGCCGTAACTCTTGGAGTTGAGGATTTCACCGCTTGAATAATAACCCTGCTTTTCGAGGTAGAGTTGCCAGTCGAGAAAGTAACCACGGAATCGGTTGCTTACAAGGTTCTTCACGTTCTCCATAAGCAGATACTTTGGTTTCTTCTCCTCGATTGCTTTTGCGCATACCCAAAGGAGAGAGGAACGTGTGCCGCTATCCTTTTCAAGACCTAACATTTTACCCGCTTGGCTGACATCGGTGCAGGGGAAAGAGTAAGTGAAAAGGTCGAAATCGGGAACCTTGCTCCAATCAATCTTGCAGATGTCACCGTAATTCTTGTCGGCAGAATCAGGGAACAATGCCTTATGAGCAATTACCGCAGGTTGCTTGTCGATGGGTGCATTGCTTTCTGGGTCAAACTCCGACCAACCAACAAGTGTATAGTCGAAATCGGGGTGTATTTTCTTCAACCGCTCCAACGCAAGACATTGAGAGTCATAGCCTGCGAACGCCGTGAACACTCTTAAAGGGTTTTCCTTATTGTACTTCATCTTTTTTCAGTTTGTAATTTGCGAATCTAACTGGGTTGCCCGTAATTTTTGACTTTGACATCATCTCCTCGGTGTCGATGACATACCCCTCCTTTTTGAGAACATAGATGATGTGACTCAACCGAAAACATCCGTACTCTCTCAACGCATCAAGCGGGGTAATAGAGCCGTAGGCTTTAAGGTGGGCAAGCACCAGTTTCTTCTGGGTTAGTTTCTCTCTCATATTTCTGGATAATCTCTAATGATTGCGTGTGAATCTTGTCGCAGTCCTCTCTAAAAGACCTATAATGCCTATACCGAAATAAAATGTGTTTGGTGAGGTGGGAGATGTTGTTCTCGCTGACACCGAGAACCATAGCCAAGTCCTGCCTCAACCCCTTCCGCATCTTTCTCACGATGGAGGTGGGGTCAAACACATATAAACTAACAAATAGGAAATACTCCCTCACCTTGGATTCGGTGAAGTTAAATTCCGCAGCCTTGGCTCGTGTGACGGCATAGATGACCTTTAACTTTTCAAGTCCGTACTCGACATCCCCCTTGATTGAGTTCTGCTCTTTCCTTATCCGCACCTCCTCATCACGGAGATGCTCTATGCGGTCTATCTTACCTACATCAATCACAAGGAACTAACTTGATGCCCAAGAAACTCATCAGCCTCTCTACCTTGTCTATGCTCATTCCTATCCTCCCGTGGAGGAAATTAGTTAGTGTGCAATAGCCTATGTTAAGAGTCTTCGCGGTTTCACGGACATTGATTTTCTTTGACCTAATCTCCATCCAGCAGCTCTTCTGGATGGATAGCGGTGTGTCGGACTTGTAAGTCCCTACGGCTGACAACCCTACTACATCCAAACAACTCTGCGCCCTCTCAAACCATATCCCCTTGTGTCCGTTGAGGAAGGTGTTGATGGCGGTGTATTCTATACCCGTGGTGTTGGATAGAGTCCTCTGGGTCATATTCAGGTCATACAGCCTCGATGAAATATTCTCTCTAATCATGCTGCAAAGATACAACATTTTCCCAACATTTCCAAGACCTCATCCAATATTTTCACGATTTATAAACAATTTTTAACATTTAACCCAACATTTAACTCAAAAAAGGGGCACAATCCTCACGGACTATGCCCCTCCCAAGTAAAATCAAATTATCTGTTGCGTTTCTTCGCGTATTGGTTTCTATTTATACATATCGGTCTGCCTTCACGTATGCAATGCCAGCCGATACCCATCACTGGTGAGAACTCCCAAAATACGCAGTCCTCACACCTTCTTGTTTCGGGGTGCGAATCCTCCCTTATATTTGAGTCGTTCGGAAACATGTCGCTTGTAGGTTCTTACGTGGTCGAAATCCAGATAGAACACCCCTTCCTCAACCCTTTGGTCAAGGAACTCATAGAAGATTTTCTTCGCAAGTTTCGTGGCATCTTCCCAGCCTTTATCGTAGTCGGTCATTTGAATTGTCTTAATGGTAAGGACATATATGAATTTATCTCTCTCATGAACTCCTCTATCGTTCGGCACACGACATACTTGTTGCCCGCCCTCTCGCAGATTTCCTGCCACTCCTTCTGCACGGGTCTCTGGTAGCCGCCCCTCTGCTTCATCTCGATATACAAAGCACCATAGCCTCCCCTCGGGATGGCTAAACACAAGTCGGCGACACCAGCCACCACACCCTCGGCTTTCAGCTTACCAGCCGTGGCTTTCCCCCTGAACCCTCCGTTGGGTATGGCGAACAACAATGAGGCATAATTCCTGTATTGAAGTCTAAACCACTTGACGCAGTTCACTTGTATGTTATGCTCCTCCTCTATCCTTTTCGGCGGTGTCTTGTCGCCCCTTATCAGTGCGCGGAGGAACTCATCGGTGACTTTCTGCATAGCTGCTTGCGGTATTCATTCGCCCACTTCAAGGCTTCATTCTTGTCGGTCTCCTCATGGGCAGGAACCCACGACACCTCTTCCCTTCGGTAGATGATGTACTTCTTCACCTCCCCTTTCTGGAAATAGGTCACGAGAACATATCGGTTCTCATAAATTGTTGATTCGGTTGTCTTTTCCATATCTCGAACTTTGCTCCTTTCATTTCCTTTCCGTAGATGAGCCTTCCAGTAACTTGCGGTATGAACGTATCGCAGTCATAGTCCCCCTCTACTCTTGTAATGTAAAACAGGTCGGCATACTCCCAAGCCGCCTCGTATATCTTCTGCCCGCCGATGATGAAGATGTCCATATCGGGGAGAATGTTCTTCAACTCTGGGATGTTCTTCGGGTCTTTGCAGATGAAGTCCACGTCACTCGGCTTGAAATTGGGGTCTTTGGACACCACGATGTTTATCCTCCCCTTCAAGGCGTGCCCGATGGAGTCATAGGTCTTTCTCCCCATCACCACGGCATTGTTGAGGGTGTATTTCTTGAACTGCTTCAAGTCCTCGGGGAGATGCCAAGGTATCTTTCCGTCCTTGCCTATGCCGTTTCTCTCATCGGCGGCTGCTATTACAATTATCCGCATGAATTTCTGTATATATGTTCATCGCAACTCTCTATATATTTCTTTATCGGCTTGTCAAAGAGGGTGCATGTGTTTACTCTCCTATGCTTGCACACGTAGCACATCGGGGTGAAGTCCTTGCAAATCATCTTGGACACCCGTCTATACTCGCACGTATTTTCGTGGAATCTCACGCAGTCAGAACACGTCTTCATCCGAATAAGTTTAATTGTCGCTTGTCGGCATCCTTCTGCTCCTTTTCATTGAGGTATGCCTCAAGCCATTTCTTTTCTTTGTCAAGTTCGGCGGCATTGAGTCCCTTCGACTCAAAGAACTGGTCGATAGTCCTCAACAACCGCCGCACTCTCTTTTCAAACTCGCTCATATATATTCCTTGTTCGCCTCTATCACCTTCTCCGCGTGGACAAGCATCTGCCTATCCTCTGGGGAGGGGAGATAAAGACCGAATTGGGAGGATGACCAGTTGCGGAATCGGTCAATAGCCGTGGTCAGTTCGGAGGTGGTCAGTTCGGCGGTGCTTCTCAAGTACCTCACCATCGTCCCGAACCTGTTGGTCTTGTACCTCACGAACAACTCTGGGTTGACCAGTGCCTTGAAGTAGTCGTTCTTCGCCTCTTCCACGCTCACCCCATACTCCGAACCGAAATACCCGAAAAGAAGATACATGTACCTATTCTGCGCCAAGGAGCGTTGCGGTGACTTTCTCGTTAGGGACACCACCTCGCCCTTGTCAAGCATCTCCTTAACCTTCTCTTGGAACTTCGCCCTATCGAAGGGGTTGTTCTTGCTCAAATCATAAATTGGCATACTCTATCTAAATTTTTTAACATCAAAATAAAAAAATCCCCTTGCGGTTCGCGCTACCGAACTCTTCGGCAACTCGGTGTGTAGGTGCTGCGTTGACCTGTATTTACTTTGAGTTGTTTTGTCCTATTCGACATACGACACATCGGGGATGAATCTTAATACGGAGGATTGCCCGTGTTCTGCGGTGTCCACCCAGCATTCGGATTCCACCCCGTGTTGGGATTCCATCCGTTTTGCGGAGGGAACTGGGGTTGCTGATACTGCGGGTTTGGCTGCTGCGTGTACTGCGGAGGATATTGGGGCTGCGGAGCTTGGAACTGCGGTGCTTGCTGCTGCGGTAGCGGGTCTTGCGCATCCTTTCTGCGGCATAGGTTGACCTCTTCGGCAACAATGTCCGTGAACCTCTCCTTCCTGCCGTCCTTCTCAACCTCGGTGTACTTCAACGAACCCTCCACATAAACGGTGTCACCCTTGTGGATGAGGGATTCAACTATTTCTGCCAGTCCTCGCCAAGCCGTCACGCGGTGGAACTGGGTCTCCTCCTTGACGGGTGTGCCGTCCTTCTTTGTGTAACCCCCAGTGGAGGTGGCTACGGAGAACCGAACGACCTTGACATTCTCACTACCCATCTGGATAGTCTTGACCTCTGGGTCTTTTGCCACATTGCCCAAGAGGATGATTTTATTTACACTTTTCATAATTTACATTTTGCGGTGAAACTTCCATCGACCTGCGACTCCTTGTAGTAGGGAGTGAGGTCAATCTCGGGGTGCGCTGCCTTGAACGCATCCATATCGAAACTCTTCTTGGTGTAGGGAGTGCCTCGGGTGAAACTGAACTGCTCGGTAGTCCAGCTCTTGATGTTGAGCCTTTCCATCGCGTCCTTCATCTTGGCTACCATCTCCTTTTTGGCTTGCTCGGCTTGCTGATAAAGGGAGAAGGTCTTGACGATGTAGTTCGTCATACCCTCGATTTCTGCGGGCATCGAATCCGCTTTCTTGACGGGGAGGTAGTCATCCCTATCCGACCTGCGCACCGAATAGTCAAACATCTTCTCGTTGCTGATTTCGGCTTTCAGTAACCTTTGCACCTCTTCTACGGGAATCCTCTTTAATTCCTTGATGCAAGGTCTCTTCGTCTTTGTCCAGTATTTCGGGTCGGGCAACCAGATGACAAGGAGTTTCCGAACCTTGATTGTCGGGTTCATCTTCTCAAAGAAATAGGCATAGATGGAGTCTTGCCAAGTCACTTTCTTCAGCGCGGTTTCATCCAAGGAGGATATGCCCTTGATGTCGGCGATATCTACCTCGTTCTCGCCAGCCTTGAAGAGTTTGTCAATAGGTGAGGCGAAGTTTTCGTCATTGACTATATACTCGCTCTCGATGTACTCCATACCCTTTGTGAGGGTCTTGTACTCCAAGAGGTCGGAGATAGCCGACTTATACATACTCACCTTATCGTAGATTTCCGCGTATGGATAACCCTCCAACTCCAGACTCTCTTCGTACCGCTTGACATCATTCTCATCGGGAACTGACCCGAAATTGTCAAATGTCTCGCAGAGGTCGTGAACCATAGACCCTCGCTGTGCCGCCCTCTCAAGGACGTAGGAGGGTATGCCGCTAAAAGCATCGGGCGCAATTTGATAACCAATCATCTTGGTAACGCCCGAAAGCAACACACCATCCAGAGTGTAGGTGTGCTGCTCGCGGTCATATATTACGGGAGATTTCGCCAGTTTCATGATACCTGCTTGAATCGCTCATTAAGGGCATTGCGGAACGCATCGTTGGTCTTGTAGTCGGGGTTCGCGTTGTAGAGTGCCTTCAACTCGTCTTGGGTGTTACACTGGGCAACCTTCTCGACCAGAGCCTTGATGACAAGTTCGGCACTTTCTGCCGCCTTGCGTTCGTTGGCATTCTCTTCGGTGTCGGCATCCTTGGAATCGTCAATCGCGAACAATCCGTTCAGCGCATACTTTCGCGCATAACTGGATGTTGAACCAGTCACTTGTGAGCCGTCCATGCCCTTCTTGTCATCATCGTGGCGGGCAAACGCGGTGGCGGTCTCTTTTTCGCCCTCTTTGTTCGTGAGGACATAGGTAGCCTTGAGGAATACGTAATTGCCGACGAGGACAATATCGTCACTACCTACCAAGGTACACTCGTTCTCTTTGAGGAGCGGCTTGACTGCCTCAAGGATAGACTCGCACGAACGATACTTGTACTTACCGAAGTTGTTATACTTGTCCTTCGGTGCTTTCAGATACTGCTGAATGTTGAATAGTTCTTTCATCATAGTTTTAACCTCTAATTAAGTTGTCTAACTCACTTTAATAACGCACGAAAGTCAAAAAACTTTACAGTGCGATAAAATTTCTTCGGCACGGAAACATCTTTTCGAGTTGGGAGCATCACCGCCCGTCTCGTGGAGTTTCCCCTCGGCAATAAGCTCATTCAACCTTCTTCGCCCGACAAACGATACCGACTGGCGATAGGAGAATGTTATCCCCCTATGTGAGAGCAGCCTCATCAGGTTGTCCCAAGCCTTCGCCTTTATCTCATTCTCGGACATTGTTAAATAAACCTAATTTTAACCTTTCTTAAAACCGAAAATGTTGGATGGAATAATACATTTTACTATATTTGCCACAGACATTTATCGGTTTCGCGGTGCAAAGATACGATAAATATCCGATATATGCAATACCTGTGCAATAAAAATGAGATTCTTTCACAATATTTAACACTTAATACTATAATTGGACTATGAATGAGACTATGACAACCCCGCAGAGCATCCTCCGAAGGATAGTGGATGAACTGCACATGAGCGTGCGAGCATTCGCGCTGGGAATGAATGAACCCTATTCCAAGATTTTTGATATCTACAACGGACGGACGAAGGTGATAGTCCCCTCGGTACAGAGGTCTATCGTGGAGCATTACGGAGTGGATGCCAACTTCTTGAGGACGGGCAAGGGCGAGGTTTTTGCCAACCAGAGCCAAGTGCCAACGACATCGGATGACCTGACGAACTCCTTCCTAAAGGTCATATCGGTATTGTCCGAGGAAAACGCAAGACTAAAGGCAAGAATCGAGGAGCTTGAAAGGGAGAGGATTTCCGAATCCTTGCCCCATACACAAAACGGAGAGAACTCTTTGCGCTGATATTTAGAAACTTACGGGGAGTAATTGCAAAAAAACACGATTTTTGCACTCGAAAGCCGAAAAACGTGTCTGGATGGCGTGTAATTGGGATTTCCACATTACCTCCGACACACTTTTAGGTGCAGAATCCTTGTACGATGTGCAAAATTATTTCCGAATCCTTGTATGAAGCAGATATCCATCTACCCAGTTATCGTAAAGAGCAAAGTCCTCAATGACGGAACGCATAGGATAAGAATCGCGGTGTCCCACAACAACGCAACAAGATACCTCCTTACCCGTTTCGTTATCCCCTCCCCCAACAACCTAAAGAGAGGCGAGGTGTGCGGTGTGCCCAACTCAAACGTGATAAACAGGAGTTTGCGGAAACGGATAGACGAACTCTATTTATTATATGACACCATACCCCACGGGGAGATATTGTCTTGTTCGCAGATTATCGAGATATTCAAGGACGGGGGTCTGGAACAACCCACCACGATAAAAGAGATACTTGACGAATGGGTGTCCTCAAAGCCTAACATCAAGGAATCCTCCGCGAACCTATACAGAAAGGGGATAAGCTACTTTATGGACTATATGGGCGAGGACTATGTTCTTTCCCGACTCACTCCCTCGGTAATCAACGGGTATATAAGGCATCTAAAAAAGACCCTCAACCCCACCACGATAACGATGAAGATAAGCAACCTTCACTCCTTGGTCAACTTCGCGGTGCAGAGGGGATTCGTGAAATTCAACATCGACCCGTTTATTGATTATCGCAAACTCCCCTCCATAATAAGGGACGTGGCACTTACTGTCTCCCAGTTAAGAAAGATAAGGGACGCGGAGATTGATTCAATACCGATGAGAGCCGCGAGGGACTACTTTATGTTATCCTTCTATTTGTGTGGTATGAACTACGCAGATTATTCTACTCTTGACTTGACGAAGGATATAATAAGGTTCAAGAGGAAGAAGACCGAAAACCGAAGGGAGGAGTACACGGCTTTCACTATGCCCAAGGAGGCAAGGGCGATAGCGGATAAATCTCTGGATAGAAACCGAATCGTCTTGGGTATGAGGTACACCCCGTCCTCCCTACATTCCATCTTCTACCTCCAACTTCCCAAATTGAGGGATATGGTCATCCCCGACTGCGAAAGGCTCATTATGTACTCCGCTCGAAAGACGTTTGCCCAGATATGTGCCGAACTCGGTGTCAGCGATGCGATAATCGAATACTGCTTGGGTGATGCCTCTTCGAGGTCAAAGGCGATAACTTATTATAGGAAGGTCACTATGGAGATGGCAGATAGGGAGATTAGGAGGGTATTGGATTTCGTGGCTTCGGACTTGAGTGTCGAAGAATACCTAAAAGGCGCATCCGCCGAAGAATCACTCCCCAACGGATGCTGAATGTTGCTCTCTGTCTTATCCTGCTCGGTGCAAAGATATACAATATTATCCCTCTACGCGCATTTTGAGGGGTATTCATTGCACTTTTATTTATTGTGCGGACATACCCCCCCCTAATGATTGAAATAAGGGATTTTAGGCTATCTTTGCAGCGAAAAAGTTTAACTTAAATATAAAAGGATATGCCACAAAGACGAAATCGAAATTTTGAAATTAGGCCAAACGAAAGGTCAAGGAGGGGCCGAGCAGCCTTTTTACGTCAAATTCGCAAATGGCGCGGCACTCCAAAATCCATCAACGACCTCGACTCTCAAGGTAATAGGATTGCGAATGAAATCAAAGCAGCCTACGACAAGGCGAAGTCGGAGGGGAACAAGGCTCGTATGAAGCAACTTCACAAGAGGCTTATTGGTGTCTATAAGTCTTGGGACAGATATGCGATGAACACTCGAGGTTATCTGAAGAATAGGATGCGAGACACCACAGGATTAAGCTCTTTTCCTCTTACCAAGGAAGACCGCACCGACAACAACAATGCCGCAAAGTGGCTTGGCAAGGGTTTCGCACGTGAGCTTCGGAATGAAGGTATTAGAGCCGCGAAACAAGATGCAGCGAATCTCCTCGGAGCGAAAGTGTTGAACGAAGGATAACCCTCCAACAACAATACACCCTCCCACTTTATCGGTGAGAGGGTGTTTGTTTTTATCCATTGCCGCCTGCGAACTTACCCAGCAGACAAACCTTGAGCCTTACGATGCTCGCGATACTCTTTCCGTTTTCGTTCAGGACTTACATAGTTCCTATTTATTCTCTCCATAAAATCGGATGGACTCTCCCTATTAAGCCACGCGGCCATTTCTGGCGTAACTCGTCTTGGTGTTGCAAGCATTTTTGCTCGTTTCAACCTTCCATCCAACCCCCTATCGAGTTTATCAAGGGCTTCTTGAAGTTTGATATTGTCACCAAACATACCGCGACCACTACGTTGCTTCTTCTTGTAGTCGGCTATCAACTTCTTTCTTTCCCTCTCATAACGCTTGCGTTCCTTCTCTTGCGCAAGGGCAATCTTGTCTTCTTGTCTTTCTGCCATACTTAATACTTACAATTAAAAGTTAAACATTTTTCTCGCTGCAAAGATAGCGCATTTTAGCCGTTTGCAATCACTGGGGGGGGGAATAACGCACAATAAATAAAAGTGCAATGAAGGGTTGTCTATGAGCCTATATCGGGGTCTTACCACCAGTGATTATACTCTTTCGCGCGTTCTTTGCGGAGATAGTCGCACATCCAGCTATACATCCAACCGCCCTTGTTCTTGTGGGACTTCCACCTTTGATGGAGCAAGGCAATCTGCGGAAGATTATCCGTGGAGATTTCGGGCCATATATCGAAATAGATGGTGTCATACCTCTCGTCTTTTTGAGGCTTGTATTCGAGGATGTCAGCGCAAATAACCTTCAAGGGGAGGTCTTTGTATTTAGGATAGACCAAATCAATCACGTCTTGGTACTTCTCATACACGGTTATGTCGGTGATAGTCCCGTCATTGACCTTATCGCGGAGGTTCTCGAGGATAAGTCCGATACCCAGACCACCAATCATAACCTTGCCCTTGGCTTTCTGTATGAATAGTCGGTTTGTTTCCATCTCCATATTGGTGTCGGACATCATCAACTCCCCGTTCACGGAAAGCCTTACGAAGTCACCGCTTGTGACTTGCATAAAGTACGGCTGTCGGCTGAATAGAGAGCGCATATTATACATCTGCGCCTTCTCCTTGTCGATGGAGATATGCGTTATCTTTGCACACCCGATGGTTTCGGGTACTGGGAAATTTTGCTTCACACCTTTCATATTCCTTTCTTTTTCATTTCTTCCAGAATCTTTCGCGTCTTCTGTATCGTGTCAATCTTGCTTGCTTTCCACCCAAGATAGAAGAAGAACAAGCAGAGGGGGATAATCAAGAGAACCATATCCTACGGGTAGTAAACTCCGTTTATGAATGTCTTGTAGTGGCTATCCGCATTGGGGACTTTAACCAGTTCAAACACACGTTTCCAGAAGGTGTTCTTCGGGTCGGGTTTCTCCTCAAGCATCATATTGACGATGCCTTTGCCATTCGGGTAGCACGCGGTGAGCGCACGTTCCCTTGACCCTTTTTCAAGGGTGTTCCAATACTTGATGCTTACTTTCTTCATAATCCTTAATGTTTATACATATTTTTCGGTGCTTCGATGAACATCCCTATTGGGAGTCGGTAATTGAAATGATGCTCGTCAAGATAGTCCTTCACCTCGATGGACATCCTGTATAGATTGGTGTTGAAGTCGATATCATCGTCACCCAAGATAGTGAAGCCATCCCACCCCTCATAAGCCTCGAAGTCGTGAGGAAGGAGCTTGTTGAGTTCCCTCTTCTCTTTCTGCGTGGCATTCTTCCAAGAGCGGAGATAGGGACGGCAGTCCTCTATTGGATAGAAGGAGTCCAAACACTTATCGTTAAGGTCGATAAGGGGTATCTCATACTCTGGCGCACCTTCTTTCCCCTCATAGGCGAACCTCATCTTGTAGGGGTAGCCATCGCAGAAAACGCGGAAGAGCAGCTTCTTCTTTTCTTTCTTGGTCATTTCTTCACGATTTTGATGGTGTCGCCCACTTGGTAGAGGGTGTTGGTATAGATGTTCACATTATCAGCTCTTCTATTGCAGTCGGCAACGGATATTTTATACTTTTTGTCAAATTGCGGAGAGAGCACCTTGACCTCCTCTACAACTCCCGTGTCATTTATATTGACACAAGACGAAAGCAGCAGACATAACAATAAAAATTTCTTCATTTTCTTTTATAACGTATAAATAGGATAAATGTTTACTTGTTTGCTTTTTTTAACCTTTTAACAGCCTCTTCTTCCGTGTCACCCCAAGCCGCGTTTATTTTCCCGTTTTTGGAGGCATTGGCACACCACTGGCGAAACCTCTTGTCAAAGTAAACTTTCATTTGTTTATGAGTATCTGGTTGCCTTTGCAAGGGCAGTCTCTACCTTGAAAAAAATCGCACCTCTTGTTGGGAGAGGCATCACCCGCGTCACAATACGGGCATCGCCCATTTCTTGCGACCAGACTCGGAGTCATTTCTACCCTCTTGTAATGGTTGCGCCATCAAGTCTCTTTCTTAATCCAGTCTATCAGTTTGAATAGTCTTTCCATAATCATTCGTGATTACATACTATCGAGTAAATATTATCCTTGACAAAATGTTCACATCCTCTGCAAAAAGTGCCTCCTACCAAGGCTATATGTCCAAGGAAGTTCTTGCCATAAGGACACCTATCCATCAAGACATTGTATTGCTTGTTATACTTTATTTCTTTCATAGTCCTTTATTTCCTTTATCTTGTAGTCGGCATCGTCGGTCGCGTCCCTCAACTCCCTTTTAAGAGCCTTCTTCGCCTTCTTTATCGTGTCGAAAATCTCACTGCAATAACAAGAAGACCATTCGCCCCAGCCTTTGCCGACATAGTAGTGCCTAAATATTATCGCGTATTTCATAACTTGGATAGGAACTCATTCATCTTTCCGTACAACTCCTTGTAGGTCTTGGCTTCAAAACCGACTTTGGATGTGATGTTGTCTTTCGTAAATGTGATGGCAGCCACCCAGCCGTTTCCACCATAAATGGGCGATTCCCACTTTTTGCAGTAATGGATATAAAGTTCGTTGATACATTCGGGGTTGAACTCGAATACGACAGGTTGCTTGATTTGTTCGAGGAGGTTCATAGTCTTATCTTTTTTTCTTGTCATTGGGAACGCGGGCAAAGTCCTTGCAGTAGAAGGTCATAAGTTTGCCAAGTCTATCCCCATTGGTACATTTGCATAGCCTTTGACAAAAATAGCAGCATTTATACTTTTTCATTCGTTTCGGAGTATTACAATTTCCTTGCCAAGTGATTTCGCTATCCTCTCGGCACAATCCTTGCAGAACAACTGGTTCAGCGAGCCTTTAATCATCCCGATATAGGTGTATTCTTCATCTTGGAACTTGTGCCCGCACTTGAAGCAAGTCTTCTGGAGGGAGAGGCTATGTCTTGTCCGCACCTCTTTGTGGACATCGTATTTGAGGAATCGCGCTATCTGCGTGACCTCATACCTCTTGATGGTGGTCTTGGTGATGATATGGTCGTTCATAGTCTTATTTGAAGTTACTCATATCCCAGTACCCGACAACGGCTTTCTCACCGCAATTCCAAGTGTCTAACACCACCCCGTCCACACACGCGCAGACGTGATTCGCGATTTGGATGATGTACTTACCCTTGTGGCTCTTCGCGAAGTTAAGCACCGTCATTCTGGGTTTGCCCCTCTCTGCCTTTACAGCCGTCCACGGACACCCACAATCAACGAACCACTTGCGGCAAGCCGATATGTCATTAGGCACATAGAAGTCGGCTCTCGCGCGAATTGTGAGCCAATCGAAGGACTCTAACCAAGATATACCCGTAGAGTTGGCTAACGCGCGTATCACGCAGTCAGCTCGATTCCAGACCATCGTCTTTCGGGACTTGTCGGCAGGATTCGGGTTAGTGTACCGAAAATTGCTCGTGGGAGCATAATATTTTTGAAATCGCTTATTATCCATAGTCAAATAAGTTGTGCGCACCAATAGCACGTTTTGTATCTTTTGTCGCTAACTCTACGCTTAAGGCAGCACTGACACCATTCTGGATTACCCTTGCGTGATTCGAGTGTTTCTTCGTCAAGTGCCACGTTGAAATTTTGAGGTCTATCCGTTATCTTGTTGCAGCTTGGGCGATACTTTTTGATAAGCTCATACTCAAGTTCGAGCATATCTTTCTCGTTGTCAAACCTCTTGTACTCTTTGAACACAAGATTTTTGCCATGTGTCTTGTGGTAATACCACCGCGACAAGGGAAATTGGATTGTTGTGCCGACGTAAATTATCTTGGAGCAATCCTTGTCCTTCTTGCTATACCCGACATACACAAGATACTTGTCCTTTCGGTACTTGTATTCGGACATGAGCCTCATAAAGTCGGTGAACGATAAAGGATTTGGCTCTTGTCCAAGGTAGTCATTGTAAAGACCAAGTTGGTAATTGCGGAAAACGTATTTTGCCATATTAGGAGTTCATAGCCTTAATGGTTATCTCTACCATCTTGTCAAGATGCGCCCAGTAGATATCCTCTACCAAGGAGTCCTTGAGGACGTTTCTCGCGTTGTTGCCGAAGAGAAAGTTCTGCGACCACTCATACGCCTCAACCTTGCCACGGAAGTTGGCGCGGAAACTCTGGTAGGCATCAAAAACATTCTTGCTATACTTGTTCTCAAGGTGATAGGCGACATACCCGCCAAGGCGGGGGTTAATCTCATTGAAGACCTTCTTTATCTTCTCGATGTTCATTGCTTTATTTTGTTGTGGGTAGTTGGTTGGACTACACGTGACCTTTGACATAATCACACTCAACCGCGTTCTCTGCGGGATAATTCTTCTTGTTGTATGGGCAACAAGACTTGCACCATATAGACCCTATATAGGCAGCACCATTGCGCTCGTTCGGGCATCTTGTGAGGCATCGGCATTCAAAATCCGTCTTCTTTATATCATAATACAACTTTGCCATAATAGAATTATTGTGGGCGGCTGGTTAGACCGCCCGTGACCTTAAAATATCTTCGGCTTTGACTCTATAAGCCGTTTGCCGTAGGCGCAAGCCTCTTTATCGTCAGTGTAGCACACAATACCAGTGAGGTGTCCGAAAATCGGGTGCTTGTAAAGAAAGAAAATCACTGGCTTGCCGTCCAATGTGTAGGCTACAAGTCCGTTGTTGAGGTGATAGTCACCCTCATAAAGATTAACCAAGTCAGTGCCAAGGTCATCTTCTAACTTGCCGTGGGCATACACGTAAGGCACTCTTTTGCCATACTCGCCATCACCATAAACTCTTGCATCGTGTACCATACATTATAGTATTAAGAACTCGGCTCGCCCGCCGTGGGATTTTTTTAACACCGCAAATATACGACATTGTGTTGGATTATCCAATAGTTACATAGAATAATCCAACAATTTACCTATATATTTAACTTTCGTTAACTTGTTTTGACAAGTCGAGTTGCTTAAAGTTGACAAAACTATTCAGGTAGCACCGCGAAGGATTGCCCTCACCGATATAATTGATGATATGTTTGCCCTCTCGCTTGTATTCGAGGTGTCGATGATAGTGTATGCAGTCCTTTTTCTTCGCGCAACACGCACCCGTACACGGCTCACGATACTTTTGCATTCTTCTTTCCTATGCTTATGTTCTTGTTTCTTCTTTCCTTGAGGGCGGCGGGCAGTTTCTTCCAGTTCGCCTTGTACTTCTCCACCGCCCCGTTCTCGATGGCCTTTCTTCGTATCTGGCTCATCTTCTCGCTGAACTCCCTCTTCCTCTCCTCCGACCAGTTCCTCTTTGTCTCCGCGCCCTTTCTGGCGATGTCAATACGAGTAGCGAGTTTCGTCTTTCTTCCCTTCTCAATCCTCGCCTTTCTCTGCTCGGGTGTCTCGTTCATGATGTAGTCGGTTATCTTTCCGTCCCTATACTTGTACCTCTTCGGGGTCAGTCGGGAGCATAGCGTCCCGTAGCGGAGGTTCTTCATTCTCGTCTCGTGGAGGAAATACGGGTCTTTGACCAGACCGAGTTCCTTGACCTTGTATTGCAGGGTGGATAACCCGATGCCCAACTCGGCAGCGAGTTCCTTGTTGGTGGTGAAGGGATAAAGCCTCTTTAACTTTTCAAGCATCGCGGGTGACCAATATAACTTTGTGCCATCGCCAGAACTGCGCATAACGAGTTGTCCTTTGCTATTCTTCCAGATTTTCATGTTTTCTTTTATAACGCACGAAAAGGGTTTTTATTTACAAAAAAAAGCAGCCAATCTCACGACTGACTACCTTCTGTGAAATAACACAACCATTAAAACCAATAAAACCAATATTCCTATAAACCAATAATATCTATATGAGTTCTTTATCGTTGTCTTCTCCGCGTCTATTTTTTCTTTCTCCACCTCGACCTTCTCCTCCACATAGGTAAGGGTGTCCTTTATCTGGGTTGTTGTCTGCGTGGTGTCCCTCTGGACTATCTCCGCGACCAATGGGGAATAAAACCCACCGCCCGTGTCCTTCGCCAAGGAGGTGTCATAGATGTAGATGTGCAGCTCACCTATCTTGCTCTCGTCTATCACCGAATACTTTCCGAGATTGAGCTGCGAGGCTAATTCCGTGGCTGAATAGTGCGTTCCCGTATAATGTTCGACTTTCTTCGTGGTCTTGCACGATACGAACAGAATTAGGATAAGGAGCAATATCTTCTTCATGTCCAAGTGCTGCTTATTTCAATGACTATCTTCTCTCTTGCGGACTTCAAGATGTTGTAGAGTTTCTTGAAGGCTGGTACTGACGAACCTCCCTTGAGCATATAGGGGTATTTCTCGTGCCTTTCCCCAGTTAAGACACACCCATAGGAATCCGATGTAAAGTTCCCGCTATGCAGAAGGATGCCCTCAAAGAAGGGAACATTCAATATCCTCGGCATATATCCCTCGGTAAAGGCAAGCGCGTGCCTCGGGTTCTTCTTTATCTTCTCCGTGTACTTCGGGGACGGGGAAATCCTTATCTCATACACACCCTCTGGGATGCACGTCTCCCCGTACACCTTGGTCTCCTTTTTCCCGAGGACACCCATGAGGTCGCGCCATTGGTCTTCGAGGGTGTTGCAGATGAACCTGTCCTTGTTCCCCTCGTTGAGATACAAAGAGCCAGCGGTGTATGTCTTTCCGCGAATCGTCCTAATCAGTCTTATCTTCATCTTTCAAAGAGTTAATGGCTTCCCCGAACTCCTCGATATGCCGTGATGCCTTGTTCACCATAAACTTCTGAAGGAACTTCGCCCAAGAGCGAGGGTTTTCCGAACTCTCGTTCTCAAGGATGCTCCACACTTGATACAATGAGAATCCACCAGCCATAAAGTTGGCGAGGTACATGTCAAGGAACGGGAAAATAACGGTATCTATCAAGTGACAAGTCAGTATGAGGGAGTAGATAATCAAAAGGGTAGGAAAGCACTTCCACGCCTTCTCACTCTCGAACTTGTCATGGATTTTATCGTCAGGGATTTCGGGATGATGCCTCCTCACCCTCTTGGCTAATCTCCACGCGGAGATGGCATCAATGAATACTGCAAAAAGACACACCAGGGCGAATGGGAGCGTTGGCTCAAGATAACCCCATACTCCCCCTAAAATAAAGAAAAGCCATCTGGCGATTATGCTGGGAATTTCGTTCATTTCTTTTTTTGGTGCAAAGATAGAGAATATTTCCCACATGTCAACCGAAACGGCTTTTTACTTTGTCACAAAAAATTATCGTGCAATAAAGAAAGGGATAGTCGGTTGACTACCCCTCTATGATATCCACCCATCCAGATGAAATCGTTGTCAGAATTGCAGGGTCAAGATTGCCCAGAGAATTGAACACCTCGTCTGCCGATTTTTTGGAGTATGTGGTGACGATAAGACTCGCCGCCTCGCCAGTGATTTCGTGGTATTCCGTTTCGTGCGTCTTGCACCACTCCACCGCCTTGTCGTGCCAGTTTTTGTTGAAAAACACGAACGCCTGGCTGATAGGTTCGCCATCCTTGTACTCTTCTGCCCTCTTTCGGGGGTTCTCTACTTCTTGGTATCGCATAACTTTCCGATTTTGATGATTATTACTTTGCAGTCTGGTGCGCCCCATTTGGGGTTGCCGACACCGATGCTTATATTTCTTATCTCATAGGTCATTGTCCGCTTTGTATAACCGTAGCGGAATCTGACGTGGGTAAAGTCCTTAGGCTTGAGGTACGGGGGTATCTCGCAACGGCAGATGTTGGAGCAAGGTAACTTTGCTGGATTACAATCGAAGATGCGTTTCATCCAGAAGGGTTTAATCTCGCGGTACTCTTCTCTCTTTATCCCCGACTCAATCATTTCGTACCACTCTTTCTTGAGGGGGAGGTCTAATACTTTCATTCTTGCTTATTGATGCAGCCATCGCATCTTTTGATTATTCGTTTCTCGTTATCTACACACGCTTCGTTTATTTCTCCACGGCTTGTTCCAACCCACGGGAGGAACTTGGGGCAATGATGTTTCGGTCTCATCTTGGAAAATAGTTTTTACATTCGTCACACCGATTACACAAGTATTCGTGAGGATTGTTATATCCTTTGTCTGCAAAGCAGTATGCGCCATAAGAATCGTCTGGCTCGTGCCACTCTACGCACGTCTTGCATAGCGGTCTTTTTGCGCCTTTATTCGGTTTCATAGGTCAATCGGTTTTATTTACATTCATTCTCTTTACCCACTCTTCAAGCGGTTCTTTGCTCTTGGAGCGGTTCTTGTAGTCGGGGCAATAACTATCATCATTGGTATTGTGCCGCCACATATAGCAATATGCCCCATCGTGCCACCAGCACTTTCTGCATCGTCCGTGGTTCATTCTTCGTCATAGTCGTTAAGTCCGTTCTCATCGCGGTAATATTTCGCGAAGAGGGGACACCTCATACAATCACACCCGCAGTCGGGGTTCTTCTCACACAATCTCTCTAATTCGTACTCGGTCATTTTGTTTGCCCTACACGGGACTTTGGTTTATTGGTTGGTAGTTTATGCGTTTGCTTGATAAAGTCGCACTACGTGCGATAATAGAGGCATCTACACACCTTTGTTCAGATATCGGCGCAAAGCCTTGATATCAACGGTTGAATGAAAGGTGTCGGTTGTTGCATCATACTTGGTAGCATTGTTTTCGAGCCACTTGCAAATAAGGTCAAGCATCGTGTCACTACCTGCGATATATGCCGCTCTCGCCAGATTTTCGCTACTTTTATCATAACAAAAGCAGTTTTCATCTACCCACTTGTCGGCATACTTGTCTATCACATTCTTGCTATTCAACACAATTTCATTTTTATGCTCATCAAAGAACTTTTCACTTATAGCCTTAAGGTCAATATTCTTTTTCTTCATAGTCCTATTCGATTTCGTTTTGTGGGCAAGTGGTTGGCTTGCCCGTTACCTTAAACATAAGAATGGTAGTCGTAGCCATCGTGCAAGTTGCGGCACATATCGTCCGTGTTCTTGACATAGGACTTGCAAGCGTCGAGGCTGACCTCAATCGGGGTGAAACCCTCGATAACCTTGCAGTTGTCGATGTTGATGTAGAGCTTGTCCTTGCCGTTGGCAAAGGTGTCGCCATACACCAGAGGACGCACGAGAACGAGGTTCTCATTGGCGCAGGGGATAGTGTACGGACGATAGTTCGCGATGGCGAGGATGGCAGATGCACGCCACCCCATATTGGACTTGCGGGTAGTACCACCGAACTGGCTCTTGCCCACCCAAGTGACCTTGCCCTTGATGCCCTTGTACTTGCCAGATGTGACCTCGACAATCTGACCGACCTTCTGGACGCGGCGAGAGGCATTGTATGCCTCAACCTCGGCATTGTACTTGGCTTGGCACTCGGCTGCACGCTTCTCGATACGCGCGGCTACCGACTTGTGGTAGAGAGCCTTGATTTCGTCGGTCATCGGGACAATCTCGGCATTGGGTTCAAACTTCTCGCCCCAGCCAGAGCCGACCTTTTCGCGGGTAATCTCGCCCGTCTCGATGTCGATATATGTATAGACCGTGTACCAAGCGCAAGCCATATCGGTCATTGGGTCATCGTAGTTGTAGGTGCTGATGATAGCAATCTTCTTCATAGTAGTAAGAGTATTAAGAACTCGGCTACCCCGCCGTGGGTTTGTCTTGTTTGACACCGCAAAGATACATATTATCATTTAACCATCCAATAGTTTTATAATAATATCCAATATTTTTCCAATTATTTAACTTTCTTTAACTTGGTTTGATAACTATAAATAACAAATGAGGGCGCGTTGTTCACGCACCCCCACAAATAACCATTGCTGCTGCTGGAAACATCCTTCTCGCTATCTCGCCTTGAAGATACGCGACCTTCTCGCCCCACGGGTCTAAATCGTAGAACTCGCTCAAGTGGTCGGCTGCGTGTCTTGTCTCGTGAGAGATGGAATCGTACATCTCTTCCGCGCTATCGGTCTGGGATATGGCGATAATCGTGATGTGCTTCCGAAAGTTCGTGAACGTATATCCGCAATTCACGTCTTTAAGAACCTCACAAGCCTCGTCCGCTCCCTTGTCACCCGTCTTTACAAGCCTTCTATGTACGGTGGGCAGATTCCCCTCCCTCACGTCATAATAGACGATGAAGTACCAGTCCTTCAAGCCGAACCCTTGGGTAATCATAGAAACCTCTCCCACATGATAGGCACACCCGCCTTGGTCGTCTTCGCTTGAAAGCAATCCAAGACATCGGACGGGTCGCCATCGGGGTCGATGAGGGTTTCCTCGACAAACGAACACTTGAGTTTGTCAGTACCCAAGGTCTTCGGGTAGTCGGCGATAGCCATCATAAAGAGGTAATAGGCGGTGTAGATGAGCTGCTCTGGGAGTTCCACTCCGTTGGTCTTGAGTATCTCCTCCACCTCCTCCACGCTCCTTGGTGTCAAAGGCTTCATCTTTCCCGACACATCCCTCATCCTCATATTGTCAACCGCCCATTTTGCGAGTTTGCGGCTGAACAACCCTTGGTAGGTGTCGCGGTAGATGGCCTCCTCATCGGACATATACCTCATTTGTGTTCCTTCTCGCAGTCCTTCCAACCCTGTTCGTAACCCTTCTCGTAACCATCGCGGTAGTTGGAGCCAGTGCCACGCATGTTCCTGCGCATTTGCGAGCGCATCTCTTCTTCGTTTTCCTTATCTACGAAAATCCATCCCATAGTTTTGTAAGTTTTTTAGGATTCCTTCTTCTTGGTGAGTTGCCGAAGCATTTGCAGCATCTCCGTGTTCTGCGCCTTGAGTTCCGAGAGTTGCTTGTCTTGCGCGTCCTGCTTCTCTTGGAGGGACTGGATGACCCTCGCGTTCTGCTTCGACTCCGCGTACTGCGGATTAAGACCCTCGACCATCTTCTCGAACTCGGGGAGTGCCCTATTGTGGTAGGGTACTTGCGACAATGCCTTCTTCGACTCTTGCATCATCCCGTCGATGGCTTGGAGCATAGCCTCGCGACTGCCAGAGAAGACCATATCGCCCTTTGAGGCAATCTCCACACCCAAGGGTATGTCGGTGAAGGTGATGTCCTTTCCGTTAACGGATGCGATGATGTCAATCACTTGCTGCGTCTGTAGTCCCGCCATCAGGTTAGGGGTCTGTGTGGGAAACTTGACGTGAGGCTGGCTCTTTGACTTGACGATGCCCATTTCGAGGGTGGGAGTGCCTTCGAGCATGTCACCCCTTTTAAGAATGTAGAACGGATTACCGCTCCCAAGACTGTTGAAATCCATAGTTAGACGATTGTTCTCGACATCAACTGAAGGATGCCGTCAAATTTGTTGTTATACACAAGAATCGCACCAGTACCGCCGATGAGTTCTGCCACGGTTACGGGCGTGCCGTCGAAAAGGGTAAGCGGACGGATGACACCTCCCATCGAAAGATTGACGGGAAGGGTTGCCGTTGTTCCAGTTGGAATTGCATCGTTGATGTGCAAAGTAAAATATCCTACAGGCTGCAACCTGCGCAACCCGAGGGAAATATCCACACTCTCAGTTCCGACGGTTGTTTTAGTGGATTCAATCAGCGGAATACCACCTGCATTCGTTGTAACGTTGAAACAATTCATGCTTTTACCTCCTTTCCGCTAAATGTTAGAATACCACGTTACCGCCGAAGCCGTTGAAACCGAAACCACCAAAGGCAGAACCTGCGTAGGGAGTGGTATTGACCGCCTGAACATTTGGCCATTGCACTGGGATTGTCGAAGGCATCTTGTCGGCAATCTCCGTGATGGTCTTCTGGATTGGAGAAATGACGCTATTGACATAACCGATGATTTGGTTACTTTGAGCGGCATTGTCAATCTGCCCACGGAGCTGCGTGATGATTTCAGCCTGGGTGTCAATCTTTGTCTGGAGTTCACGCTCCTTCAAGGCACAGAACTGGTCGTTCATTGCGATGGTCTGCTGATTGATGGCGTTGAGTACCGCGTTGTGGTTGCGGTCTGCCTGCGACTGAAGGGTGTTGGTCTGCTGGCACATTGCCAACTGATTATCGCAACAGCACTTCTGGAATGCGCTCATAAGCGATGCGTCACCGCTCTGAATCGAGTTGATAATCTGAGGAACGCTTACGGCCTGCTGGAGTGCGAGGTTGGAGAGGGCGTTCTGCACATTGGCTACACCCGCGTTGACGAGGTTGAAGTCCTGACCGAGGGTGGTGGCGAGTGCTTGGATAGCGGAACGCGATGCCTCACCCTGCGATGTTACGGCCTGCATAATGAGTTCACGGCTGCTGTCGTTGTTGATGAGGTTGCCGAGGTAGGCCGAATTGCCTCCACCGAAGCCACCAAGGCCGTTGTTGCCCCACCCGAACATAGACGCGATGATAGCAAGTCCGAAGAGGTCGGCGATGGAGTTGAAGCCGTTGCCGAACATGCCATTTCCCCCGATAGGGATAGAGAATGGAATATTGCCATTGCCGCCACCATTCTCTGGAATCTGATAGATTTCTGCCATAAAAAATGAGATTAGGTTAAACAATATGTCTTTCGCGATTGACGATGCAAATATATCGAAAGACCTTCTTGTTTCCTAATCCCATTCGGAAAATTAGCCGTCAAAAAAAGGGGGTCAACCGACCTCCCTCTTGAATCTCCTTATTATCCTTTCTACCGATGTGGCACTCAACCCGTTCTTCCTTGCGAGTTCATCGACCGCCACGCGGTATTTTACATTATTATTTCTCATCTCCTCAAACTCGTCATATAGGCTCACGTATCTCCAGTCATTTATCGTGCCGTCATATTGTGACATCAATTTTAACATTTCGGCACATAGGAGGACAATGTTTGCAAACTTCATATTGCAGCGTTTACCCAAAAATAAGATACCTCAACAACTCTGCAACACCAAACACTCCCATCCAAATGATATCGTTCATGTCTGGCTGCTCGTCCATCTTCTCCCTCAAGTAACCGAAGCCTACCATCAAGCCAAGTCCGAGGACACCACCGAAGAACCCGAAATGCTCGAAAAGACAAATGACATACGCGGTAAAGAACCCGTGGGCGAGCTTGTCATGCCCGAGTTTCTCGACAATTTTAGTCGGAAACGTGTTCGTAAGATACGAAACAATACTCTTGAATCTCTCCTTCATTTTAATAGATTTTAATGTTTAGGTGCGCAAAGATAATAACAAATTGCCGTTTTTGCAAATTATTTGTGGAATAATTTTATTAAAACGTGAAAATTTCTTAATTCTTGTCCAGCGAGAGGTCTATCACCGCCTTGGCGAAACCCTCCCCCTTCTTTTCTTGCTTTGTCCTTGGGACGATATCAAACACGTCGGAGTCAAGCGCGGACATCATTTCCTTCATATAGTTCTCGAAGACATCGACCCTATATCGACCCGTGTATTTCTGGTCTTTCCCCTCGTAGATGAAGGTTATCTCATTTTCATCTTCCCCGCCGATTGAAAAGTCCTCGATGAAGGTCTTGTTACCCCTCGGGTCAACGAGAATAACAGTTATATCCCTACCAAGGAGGCTTATGCTCTCCCCCTCGGTAAGGACTGCCATCTTGATTTCAAGTGTCGTGTATATCCTCTTGCTATACATACTAATGATTGTTATACGTGTGAGTGCCTATGTCCAAGGTAAAGGGTAGTGACTGAATGGCGGTGTCTGCTTTCCCCAAGGATGTCTGCACCGCACTTGCGAGGTCGGTCTTGGGTATTCCTCCGCTCGGCTTTTGATATGCCGTTGCACCAGCAGATGCTCCACTGCGAATGGTTGCCAAATCGCTAATGGTGTCTTGCTTGCCAGAGATAGCAGTCTTGACGAATGCCGTGGTCGCTATTTGCGTGGAGTTCGTGCTTGCGGCTGCGGTTGGCGCGGTTGGAGTTCCTGTTAATGTGGGACTCGCTAAAGGTGCATAAGAGGTAGAATCAAGAGTGCCATCACCTTTTACAAATTGTGAAGAAGTTGCCCCTCTCGTTATGAACTTGGCGGCGGTAACGTGGTCGCTATCGTTGATGGTCACTCCGCTATTCTGTACCGCACCAGATGTCCCGTCGAACCTCACGACGGCATTGTCGGTGGATGTCACCTTATCAACCTTTCCGTTCCAACTTGTTATGTCGGCACTTGTTATATTAGCCGCAGGACTTGCGCTGAATACGGGGTCGGTCTCTTGTTCGACAAGGTATTGCCTTACCTTCCCGTCCTTGAAATAGTATATCGGATGGAACGGATAGAGCTGAATGCAATAGGTGTTGTAGGCATTTCCAAGTAGGATATACACCTTTCCGTCATCCGTGGAGGGAAGCGTCTGTGTGTGCCACACGTCTGCAAGGTAGAATAGTCCGTCACTCCCAACCGTTCCGACAAGATACACCTCCCTATGCGTTGTAAGCGTTGTGCCGCAGTTCGTGGAATACCTCAAGTCCATAGGTATGGACAAATAAGGGCTACTAATATTCGCCGTGTTAGCCGCTCCCGCCGAACTTTATGACCAGTAATAGATGGGACTATCAATCCTAAATCCTATTGTTTTTTTGGTCTTGTTCGTTCCCACTCCGCTATTCGTAGCGGGGAAGCAATCCCATGAGCCTACGTTATTTTGCATAATCAGCGAATATGCAAACAACCCGTTGGCACTCATCGGCCCGACACCTCCGTTGTATATAAGTCTATCGGTTTGGTTGACATCACCAGAATGCGTGTCGCCTTGGGTGGTGGCATTGAGTGTGGTCTCTCCGCTATAATTGGTGCTCCCAGTTCCTGTTACGTTGGCATACTTCGTCATCGTGTCGAAGAGCGTAAACGTGCCGTTTGAGATTTCAAGTACCTCTACATCGAATGTCCTCGCGTTGGCTGCTGTTGTCGGATTGTAAGAGGAGTTGAGTCCTATTCCCAACAAATGACCATAACCAGCATTGAATCCCGTTTCTGTTGCGAGATACCTATAATGATAATAGTATGGTCTATATGAGGTGTTGCCTATGTAGTTCCACACTCCGTAGGCGGTCTGCGTGTTTCTCGTGAATGCGACCTTGAGGATAGATACGGCGGTTCCCGAGTTTACTCCGCTTATCTTTGCGGTGATTCGGTAGGTAATTATACAAGGAAAGTTCCAGTCCGTTGGATTGACACTCAAGAAATAGAACACCGCCCCAGGGTTGTTGTTGGCAGTTCCTATTACATTGGTGTAGGTCTTGGATTGGAGTATAGTTAATGCTCCCGCTTGCGTAGCATACGGGACTGTTATGTTATTTGTCGTGCCGTTCTTGGTGTAGGTGAGGTCATTCCCACTTACACCAATACTTGACACGAAGGCTGATTTTATCTTGCTCCATAGATAGGTCAGCCCAGCCTTGTCGAGGATAAACATATTATACCGCTATTGCGTCAATCTCCGCGTTGGTGATGGATTGGATGTCGAGGTTCGTCTGTACTACCGAGAAGTCGGATGCTTGATATGCCGCGTCGAAGTCAGCGATGCAGTAAATCATATCGCCCACCTCACACGTCTGCCCTACGTATGTTCCCGCCGTCTTGACAACCCAATACCAGCCTTTCTTGTAGTCGGAGAGTCCAGTGATGGCGGTAGCCGAGGTTATTGCCCCTTGGAACATTGCCGCTCCTGTCTGCGCGGTGGCTATCGCGCTCGTCACGAAGGCGGTGGTGGCAATCTGCGTGGTATTAGTGCCAGCCGTAGCCGTAGGAGCAGTGGGAATACCCGTGAGCGCAGGACTCGCCAAGGGTGCGCGTGTGGTGTCGGTGGGGGGTACGTGGTCGCCCTTCGCCCATTTCGTCTCCGTTCCCACTGCCGCCGTGCCGTTGGCTTTCGGGGTGGTGGTGGTGGCTACTGGGAGGTCACTCTGCTGCATTGCCGAGTCTGCCTTGTCAAGAGATGTCTGCACCGCAGTTGAAAGGTCTGATAGCGGAACACCGCCACTTGGTTTCTGGTATGCCGTAGCACCCGCCGAAGCACCGCTCCTTATGGTGGCAAGGTCACTAATGACATCTTGCTTGGAGGAGTCGCTCGGGTGCTTGTGGTCGCCACGCGCAAAGGCGGTCTCGCTACCTGCCGATGCCACTCCGTCCATGAGAGGTGTAGTAGTGGATGCCGCAGCACCCTCGGGGACTTGCGAAAGAGTGATGAACCCAACATCATTGGTGAGATGCGAAGTGTTGGTGGGGATATTCATCTCCGCAGCACCGTCCGTGACATTGATGGTGGTGTGCTTGCCCGCCGTGGTCTTGACACTCGTTATAGTACCAGTATTGGTGGTGTAGCCTTTAGCCTCCACCCAAGCCTTGATTTTACTCCAGAAGTAAAGTAGGCCATTGGAATCAAGATATTTGCTCATTTTTCTTAAAAGTTTAGTAATGCGTCTATTTCCATATTTGTCAGTGCGTCACCCGTGGTTATGAAGTCGGATGGGTCGGCGGCTTCGCCATCGTCGCCCTTTTCGCCCTTCTCCCCGTTCTTCACATAGAAATCCTTCTCTACGTCATTGTCGAGGATAACGGTGACTACGTTTGTTCCTCCGCTCACTTCCGAGGTTGTGGTCTGGACAATATCCTTTATTCCTATGCCGTCCTTTCCGCACACCATAAGGTTTCCAGCAGAGATGTCTATCGTCTCTATCGCGAGGTCATCAATGTCATCATTCTCCATCTTTGTCCTCGGGACAAGCTCAAAGCAGTCCACGTCGAGGGAGGCCATGTTGTCCTCCATGTAGTTCTCATATATCTCCGTGCGATATACTCCCGTGAACTCCTGAACCTTGCCCTCATAGACGTAGGTGATGATGTTGCTCTCCACACGGAAGGATGGCTCAAACTGATTACCTCGGGGGTCAACCAAGAACACCTTGATGTCCCTTCCCTCAAGGCTTCTGCTCTCACCGCCCGTAAGTACGGATATCCTTAATTGGAGTGTGGAGTTTATCCTCTTCTTCCTCATGTTAGAAATCGTTGAAGGTGTTTGTGCCGATGTCCGCGTTCATCCCGCTCTTGGCGCGTATCGTATAAGTGGTCTTTTCGAGTGTTATGTCCCCCTCCGTCTTTCGCGAGAAGTAATATGTCCCGTTGACTGGAATCTTGAATGACGTATTGCCGCTCTTCGAGGTGAATATCACCCCTTGGGAATTTAATATGCTATACCCGATGGGAAGGGTTATCAAGTCCCGCTTGTTGAGGGTCACGTTCTCGGTGGCATACGACCCGCTCCTTAATGTGGTTGGATAGACAAGTGTTTCGGTGTCGCTTTCCACGAACTCGCCAAGGACATCATCCACCTCCCCAAGTTTCTGGTACAACGGAAGTCTGCGAGTACCGTCCGTGACGCTCACAGCCTCCGCTACCGTTATCGGGTAAAATACTTGGTTCTTGTTCGTTATCCTCTTTATCCTTCCCATTAGAAGCAGTCCGTATATTCGGTATCGTCAACGTCCTCAAGAAACAATGCCGCGTCCTGCGCAATCTGTATCTGCTCCTTGATGAACTCCTGTATTCTTCGCCCCGACACCCTCATATTGTCGGTGGAGGCATCACCTCCCCAGTCTTGGTCGAAGCTGACCAGTTTCTTGTTGTATGTAGCCATCAGTCTATCCAGCCTTTAAGGTTGCTCCACGAGTTTTCGTTGTGCCACCCGTCATTCATTATCACGGGCATCATTATGTCTATCGGGCAGTATAGACCCATACTTGCATCGGTTATCCTCTCCTCGAAACTTGCCCTTGTATTTATCACCGCGCTCGTCTTGACCGATGCCCCGATTCTTGCGTACATCTTGGTCTTGAACCCGAAGACACCCCTGACCCTCGCCACTGGTATGTCCTGCCCTAATTTGACATCCGTGGATATTATCGGGGTGATTCTAACAGTTAGGCATCCCATATTAAGAAGGAGATATGGCGGTAACTCCCGTGGACACGATGAGAACCTCCTTGATGCTCTTTCCAGTCTGCACGTCGGGGTACTCCACGGTCACTACCGCGTTTATATTGCCGTTGGTGAATCCCGTGGTGTCGCAGATGGCGATGTAATCGTCACTGAAGTCCGTGATGGCATAGTCAACGTCATCCACCGCTCCCCCAGCAACGATATTCACCACCATATCGCTATTGGCTTGATACCTTATCGTTTCAGTAGTCGCAGCCACCAAGGTAGTGTTACCGCTCACCAAGGACAAGGAGTATATGGACGGGGATATGGTTATCCAAGCACCTTCCGAGAGGGAGATGCCCGCGCTCTTGTAACCCGCGCCAGAGCAGTCTGCGGAATATGTCGATTCGCTTTCCACCATCGTCATGTCCGACTTCTCCACAAGATAGGAACGCGAGTTGTATTTTCCGTTGATGTAGAACTCCGCAGAGATGTCCACATCATCGTCCGAGAGGTGTGCATCGCCCAGTCCGTCAATGTGGATGAGCATCTTGAACCTCGAGCCTAAACCGATATTGCTTGCCATAATGATTTTTATTGCGCAAAGATACACAAAACAAAACCTCCACAATCAAATTATGAAGGTTTGTTTGCACTTTATAATTTTGTGCGGTTAAGTACGATATTCGGGAATCGTAATGGTGAATCTATATAGATAAGCATTCGAGCTATTCACAAGAACGCAGTAGAGGACTCCGTTGCCAGCATATATGATACCATCATGCTCATAGCCGTTCAATATCCTATTTGTGGGTAGCCATCCGATGATGTTTCCAGACGATGTTCCCGCCCTATAAAATACCAATCCCGCGTGCTTGTACGGCATGTCCATTGTCGGGCCATAGGAGTTGACGAATATATCATCCTTGCCTGACTGGGTAATAATGGTGCAGTCTTGTCCCGTTCTTTGATAGAAACTTGGAAGGATTCTAACGGCATTTGTCATCGTTGACAAATCGAAGATGGTGTCCACATAGATTGATGAGTCATTGAAGCTCATAGGTATTCTCCAAAGTCCCCTCAACCTCGAATTTGAGTCACTCGACCTTGCCATCATGTAAAGAATATTTCCATTCACTTGGTTGTCAAGTAAAAGACAATTTGTGAATGTCCAATCGCAGATTCTTTGGATAGTGAAGGATGTTGCCGTTGTTCCCGCCAACCTAAATACAATTAGTTTGTCACTACTTTCCGACGAGGTGTGAACATTGGTAAGCAGCATCGGGTAATAGTCACTTTCCGAATATTTCTTCGGAAGGAAACATGCACTATTCGCGTGTATGTCGCTTTGATATGAGGAATTGGTTATCGTAGCCGCCACCTTCAAGGTGTCAAGGTTGATAACCTTTACTTGCCTCATTGTAGCGGAAAACGTGAGCATATACCCGTTGTAGAGAGCTGCGCTCTGATTCCATGTATTGTTGGTACTCGACGTGCCTACTGCTCCCAAGTCCAATACCTTCTCCCACTTGAAGGCTGGAACACCCCATGCCGATGTGCAAGCGTAGTTTATCTCTATACCCTTGATGTCGCTCTCCGACAACACTGTAGCGGTATAATCCGAGGCATAAGATGGGTTTAGTGCAAAATGCCCAGTCATCTTCGGGATTATAGTGCCTACCCCATTTGCATCAAGTTCGATGGAAAGAAGTCCGCTATTATCTGCGTTATATGTCCCATAAGAAGAGCAATACCATGTCCTCACCTTGATGGTCTCGTTGGAGTGGTTTGGCACTTTGATGATTAGAGGCTCATCCTTTACCACTGGGATTATTTCCGTCCTATAATGCACAGAGTCCGTGACAACAGTCTTATTCTCGCCCCACTTACCCCCGCTATATTTGATATAGGCCAAGTTGCCGTTGACTTTCGGCACTAATACCGAGTCACCAGTAATTTGGAACGGGGAAGTGACAATGTTTCCATTAAGCAACAACCCTTGGATTGTTTCTCCATAAACCGTGGGGACTGCGCTTATTTCTATGTCCGTATTTGTAAAGACCTCCAAATCCACGCCATTTGCCGAGGTATAGGAGCCTGACGTTGTGGTAGAGGCATCGCCTTGGTCGGCAGTGATATTAACATCGTACTTTCCTAAGATGGTGAGTTTCTTGTCCTCTATCACTACTTGCTGTGTCGCACTCGCAATAACCACTATATCTCCGCTGACATTACTGATGCTATACGTGTAGCCGCTTGTAGGAGTTACCACATTCCCGTTATGGGTTACGACAACGGAGTCCATATCATAACCGTTGTCTGGTGACAACGTAAACGAATAGTTCGCGCCCTCATTGACAACCATTGTAGTATTGTCGGAGGTGCAATTAGTGAGGTCGTATGTCACGAGGAATGTATCAACGGCTTGTGCCTCCGCTATGGCAGATATCACTATGTCACCCGATACACTATTGACCCTATATGTGAAACCGCTTCCAGCGGGCATTATAGACATTCCGTTATGGGTAACAGAGATGCTGCTTATGACATAATCTGCCCTTGGCATCAAAGTAACCACGAAACTTGAACCCTCCGCGATAGTAGAGACATCGGTGCTTGACATCACGTTGGTCAAGTTGTAAGTTACCGAGTAGTTCACCTCTTGGTGCTGTACCGCCGTGGCATTGATGATGATGTTTCCTATCACGTTGTCGATAGTATAGGTATATCCGCTTGAAGGACTCACCTCTTGCCCGTTGTGCATGACTGTAACCGAGTCCATGTCATACCCTTCCGCAGGGGTCAAGGTAACGGAATAGGTAGAGCCTTCCACTACGGATGTCGCGTTGTTGGAGGCGACAACATGCAAAAGGTTTCTTATGACGCTATATGTGGTCGATACCGAACTATCTATTGCGTTAAAGGAGAAGTCAGCTCCCTTTATTTTCACTCTTATGCCCATATCAGCTATTTATTTGACTTAATAATTGATTTATTAAAGCGTCTATCTCTGCTTTCGTGTAGTAGTTGGCACTATTGAAGTTCTTAGTTCTAAAATGCCCCTTCTCAAACCTTCCCAAGACGTTTCCGCTCTCATCGGTGATGTCCAAGTCGCTTTCAGCCTCCTTGTCAATCACTATCTCCGTGCAAGCATCCCCGCTATAGAAGTTCTTTGTCCGAAAATGTCCGTTCTCGAATCGACCCAAGACATTGCCATTCATATCGGAGATGTCCAAGTCGCCTTCACCTTCAGCATCAACCTCTATATTGGAATCACCGCCAATCGGCACAAGTCCGTCATTCTCCCACACGTAGAGTTTCCACTCCTCAATGCAGAAATAAAGTTTCTCCTCATAGGGTGTCTCCCCATCCGAATACTCGTCCCTATTCACCCAGTTGTTGTAGTATTGGGATAGAGGTGTCACGACACCTTGGACATACCCGAACTCGTTGTTGTTGGAGAAGAAATACACCTCGTCTGGGGTACTTGTCGCAGTAGAGGATGATGTTTTCACCATACCGCTTGTCTTGATGGCGCGGAAGAATGATACCTTGACCTTTTTAAGCTCTTCTCTTTGCCCGTCTAATGCCTCTGCCGCCGCCTCGTTACTGATGGGGTTCTGACTTGTCGGGTCTAAAACGGTATCAACATTATACACGGCATTCTCCGACCGCTCATATAGCTGCCCGAGGTACTCGATGATTTTGTTGTACTCCTCCGAGGTCTGCTTGTAGTTATCTGGGAGGGGTACAACCACCGAGGTTAGTTTCGGGTATCTGCTTGAGTTTTCAAGATACTCCTTGTTTTCGATTATCGTACTCATTAGAATCCTATTGGGAATGTGTAGTCAAATGCTGTGTTGTTCTCTTTTTGCTCGTCAATGATGTCCCAGCGCATCCTCAACCTCAATACCTGCATCAAGGTGTCGTGGGTGTCTTCCTCGGGTTTCATTCGGTTCTCCCCGACTATGTTCACCTCATAGTTGCCTAATCGGGGGTTGCCCGTCACTCTCAAGCATTTCATTGGTCATAGTATCTAAATGTTGCTGCCGACATCCTTGTCACTATCCAGTCGCAATACCCGTCATTCGGGACGGATTGGAACTCTATTAAACCATAGCCGATACATATATGTATTACGAAATAGAACTTTCCAAGTGGCACTGGTGTCAATCCCGAACTCTTGTCCGCGTCACGGCTGACTCCTATGAACGGATAGTTTGGTTGGAAATGAGGTTCAAAATCGCTATCGTAGAAGTCTGTCGAGAAATTCAATCCATACGCGCTGACATCGCCCTCGCCAGTAGAGTAGTATTTCGTATTGACAAAAAGGACACACGTACCATTCGGGCAATAATCCGAAAGGAGCATCTCCTCATCGCGGGTGAGATTCACAGCCAAATCATGATTCACAATGAAGTTTCTGCACGCCCCCACCTCGAATTTCCGATACTCGCTGTAACTTATCTTCTCATAGTAATTCCCTTTGAGTAGTTCAAGCAAGTCTATCGAATATATCTCCGAGTATTGGCTTCCGTCCTTCTCATAAAGGACAGGTATCGTCACGAACTCTTCGACATAGTTCTTTGCCGTGATTGTTCCCGTTATGGACACATCGCCCTCCTCGGTTACTTTGAAGTTCTGCGTGTTGACAACAAAGTAGGTTGCTTTGATGCCTATCTCGCTATAGTATTGCCCAGATGTTTCATCGTACTTGCAAAACGCGGATATTATCGCAGAAGCCTTTAGCTCGTCATTCTCCCACAAATCCGACCAAAGGGATGCGAAGTTGGATGTAGTAAGTACACCAGCACCATATAAGAGTTTTGTCACTTGCTGTCCCTCCTCCTCTACCGTTTCCCATTCCCACGAACTTAAAGCGTTGTAGATGTCCGAGAACTGCGTTAGAGATACCTGCCCCGTGAACCCTTGGATGTCAAGATGCTCCTTCAAGTCATCTATATAGACTTGCGTCTGCGCGTCTATTCCCGATTCGCTCGCTGCTGCAAACTCCCTCCTAATGCCGTTGGTGATGTTCTTCCTTAATAGGTTGAGCTGGTTATAGTATCTGCTCACCGCACCCGAATACTCATAACCTCTTATGGCTATCCCGCCCGACCTGTTCACATACGATATGGTATAGGTGTTCGGCACTCCGACAATAGATGCTCCCTCCGTGGCGAATAACGTATATCCGCTCGAATTGATTAGCGGTGTGTCTGCATTGGGGGATGCAAGGAAGTAATCAAGAAAGGCTTTCAGTGCATTGTATGCGCTCACGTAACCCAAAGAGGAAACGTGGGTAATGTTACCCTGCGAATCCGTGATGTTGATAGCCGCCGCCTCTGCGGTTATCTGCTCCTTCTCCGCATTTATCTGTGTCCTCCAGTTCTTTAGTTGAACCTTCTCTTGCTTTGTTATCACGGAGTCACTCGCCATATTGGTAAGTGTCTGCGCGTTGGCTTGCGAGGTCTCCAAGGCTTGAATAAGAAAGTCATCGGACTTCCTCTTCCATACATAATCTCCATTAAGAACCTCGAACCTGTAACATACCCCGTCCAAAGTAAGGGCGATGTCCTTAAGGTGGTCTGGGTACTCGGATTCCTCCCAATAGTTCTCGGCTGCTGGGAATCCCGCGTAGTCGGCTTGAAGAATAGAGATAATCTCCCCATTCTCCAAAGGCGCGTTGTTTTCCACATACCACACCAGGAAACTCTCGTCAAGAACCTCACCTACATCCTTCGATGCTCCGTTGGCTACGATTTTAAGTGACCCCACCTCAAGTTTGGAGTTCTCCGCGTTGAGGTCAACTTTCAGTTTGGTGCTATCAAGATGAAAGGTGTTTACCCCCTTGTAGATTCTAAAGAATGGTGAACCCTCGCCAGCGGAGTCCAAGAAGATGACGTTCTGCCTGTTCGGTTGGTCGGTCGCCCTCGAACCACATAGAACCACCTCGTCACCCACCAAAGGAATATCGCTGCCCTCCGCGTAGGTGTCGCCTATCATACCCGCATCCTCGGTGACATCGAAATCTATGTAATGTTCGTTACCCTCCGTACCTACCGCATCAACAAGTCGCCACCAGAAATGGTTTGAGAATTGCCCTTCGGAGTCGGTCAAGTTGAATGTCTGCACTAATGCTTGGTCGCCCACCATCCAGTTATTCGAGATGGAGTTGCCGTCCTCATCCTCTGCGGTGAAGTAACACCTCAATTTCTCATTGGGAAGAGGCTCGGTACGTGTTATCTTGCATCGTGTGGCAGATAATACTATCGCGCCACCTACGTGGGAAATCTTGTCTATCTCCACCTCGGAGGCGGTGAGTTTCTTGTTGACGTGAAGATAGTCGAACTGCGCGTGCCAGTAGCCGTTCTCCTTGTATATCCCCGCTCCTTCTATGCCCCTTATCAAAGAGTACCCGAAATCGACATCGTTGTTGATATCCACCTCGCCATTGAAAGTGGCAAAGGAGTTGAACGTGGCAGACCCCGAAGATACAAGACCTTTCTTGAAGGTTATCTTTCCATTTGCGGTGTCATCGTCCAACTTGGAGAGGTAATACTCCTTTCCGTACTCCTTGATGAGTTCCCTTATATCCGATGGATTGACACTACCAGAACCCGACCCCGAGCCAGAGAAGGTGATTTTAGAGGTTAAAGCCGAGATGCTCTTGGCGGTTTCCTCGCTCCTTGAGTATGCTCCGCTCTCACCGACAATGTATTTCGGGGTGTCCCAAGGATAATCCAGTTTCTGCTCAAAGCCGATAATCCTCGAGTCCCTATACGTGGAGAAGTAACCGAGATTGATTACCCTTACCTTATCTCCCAAGGCAGGCAGACCGCTTCCGTTATATAATCCCTTCGCGTAGGAACTCATCAACGGACACGTATATCGTCCCGAATCCTTCTTGACCTTATTCAGCGTTTTAATGGCTTCTGCCGCGAGTTTCTTCTCCGCAGAGGCAACTATACCCTCATCGCCAGTAAGTAGCATAGAGGGGTCATAGCCGACAAATACAAGGGTGTCACCAGTTGCGGGTTTCAGTACGTCATTAGGTAAATCAATTCCGTAGGTGTCATTGATGATTAACTCATAGCAATAGACATTCGTCTGGGTGGTCAAGTCATCGTGCCTATCTTTTAAGAACTTCACCTCGAAGCTCATTCCCGCCATCAGTCCCGACTGAAGCGTACACTCCAATTTATCAATGATAAAGTCCTCGTCAAACGGAAACTCGTTGCTATCAACGAAGATATAGTAGTGGGGAACGGTGATTTTAGATACACCGCTCTCGTCCTCGGGGTCATCCTCTTGCTCCGTCCACCGATAAACGTCCTTTATGGTCAAAGTCTTTGACGGGTAGATGTCATCATAGACCTTAACCAACTCCACAACCCTCGACTCGATAAGATGGGACTGGTCGGTATAGTTAACCTCTCCGTCTGAATAAATGTCCTCGGAGTCGATGTAATTAAAGGGGTACAAGTCAATAGGAAGCATCAGCCTCCTTTCGTAATTGGATATGTCCGTTGCGAAATCGTCCGTGAAATACCCCACGGGGACTTGTCCCGAAAGAACATCGGAGTTCTTGACATCGCCCGTCTCATCGCAGAACATATACATATCCCCCACACCCAAGGTCACGTTGTCATATACCGCGCTCCTTAAAGAGGTGACGCAGCAGCTATCGGGGTTTATCACCGCAGAGATGACCTGCCCTCTTCTTGAACCTGTTAAAGGCTTGATGTGGGTTTGAACCTTGTAGTCGGAGAATCGCCATGAAGCACTTATCGCCATAGACATATCCGAATACAAAGCATCATTCGTGAATCCGTTAAGATGGACTACGCACCTATCCGAATTAAGTGGGGTGAAGAAATTATCGAACACCTCATAGTCCATGTAGAAGATGAGGTTATTTTGGTCTCTCGATGCCGTAACCGAAGGAAGAATGTCTATGTAATAGTTTTCCGTCCCTTCCTCGTATTGTATGAGGTTGTTCGCGGAATCGTAGAACTCTATCCTTATCGTTGTTTCCCTCAAGAGGTTTAGGATGGTGCTTGACACTTGATTCCAATTAGTAGGGATGGGTTTAGTCAGTGTCAGCCTACCGACATTTAACGTGCATTGCTGGTACTCGTTGATTCTAAACGAACTAAATATATTTGCGTTTACGAAAGCTCCGTTAGAATAGCCGCTATTATTCGTTTTGTCGGTTGGCTTTACCCTCTTTGCGGACTTGAAGAAACAAGCCTTCATAGGTCTTGCGGAATCTTCGCCAGTGGTTGACGTGGCGGTGAGGACGAGTTTCTTCCTATACCTTAACGGGATGTTCTTGTTAGAGCCGAAGGCGATGAGTCGGGTGCAGAACTCGTCTTGCGAGTCGCCCCTCTGCATCTCCTCCACTTGCTCACCAAGATTCCAGACCAAATCGGATTCCCTCTCGCAATGACCGAAATGTAGTGTCCTGCCCTCGAACCACCATTCGCAGTTGAAGTTGTCCTCCTTGCACAAGAGGTTTATCGCGTCAGTTATCTTGACCGCCTCGAAAGAGATGCCCTTTGCCTTGTGTTCGGGTTTGCCGTCCTCCGCGTCCGTTGACCAGTCTATCACGCAGTTCACCTCAAGGCACTCATTATCCGCAAGCATCCTCTCATACCCCTCCTCGGTGCGTCCCGATACGGACATATATTCCTTGTAGGTATAGGGTGGGTTGCCCGAATAGATATTCAGATTATACTCTCTCAAGCACCTCAAGATGACCCTCCAGAAGCCATCCAAGGTGTCCGTAAGGGAAAACGAGGTCTCCTGTGCGCCATATTCGGGGTTCAATGTGAGAATCCTTCCGTTCCAGAAGTAGTACCACGCATCCAACTGCACGTCATACTCATATCCCCCAGTAGATTTGTTCCACTTGGGTTTGTAGTCCTCTTTGAGGATATACTTGTCCACATACGTACCCCTATGAAGAATGACTGGGTTGGCAAGATTGAACTTTACCCTTATGTAGTCACTCTTCATCAGTTCCTTGTGTAGAACGGAGTCGGCGGTGGGATTGAACTCCACCAGAGCATTATGTTGGTAGTCGCGCAGAATCATTTGTGCAAAGATAGAGAAATTCCCCCTTCTAAAAGAAGAAAGGGGAATGTTTAACGGCACTTACTAATTTCGTGCCAAAGATGATGGTATGACACTTGACCCAGCCGTCCTGTTATACGGGTTGGTCTCCTCGAACTTCATCGTCAGGGAACACATCGTCCTCAATAAATCCTGCGAATGAGTAGCACCCTTGCCCTTGTAATGGAGATGATAGACGATATCGGGGTTCTCCTTGGGAATACATATATCCATCGTCACTTGGCTTAACAGATTGTAGAACCTCTCCCTCTTGTCTTGGAAGTCTGCCCTCATAAGACAAATGGGAGTCACCCCGTCCGCTATGACCCTATCCGTGATGTCCATCCACTTTGAATTATACCACCAATACACCCCATCCACTAAATAGACGTTGTGTATATTTCCCGTGGTCGGTCGGGTACTCCTTGTAATAAGTGACACACTGCCCCCGAAGGTTGAACACAAGGTAAAGGTAAGGGTTATCTCCCGATAGTTGAACCTCTCCCCCATAAAAGGGGCACTGGTGTCCTTGAGGGTGATTTCCCGCCCGTGGTTCATTCTGGACTCGTTGGTTATGTAGTCCTTCATCTCTCGCGGTGCAAGGAGGGTGTCGAGAAACCCGTCACCCATCCTTATACCATACTCGGCATACGCATCAACAAGCGTCCCGCCAGTCTTTCCGATAATCAAATCTATCATATTGACCTAATGTAATTGTCCCAGTCGTTCATGAATGCCCTCATCTGCCTAATGGCGGTTCGCATTTCCGAAGTATCTTCGTGGATGCCCTGCACCTCAAGGTACGTTTCGGATATCTGCCGTGCGATGCCCAAGATATAATTGGTTCTCTCTGCGGCTATCGCTTGTAAAGTGGTTATCTGGCTCTGCGAGAGGTTCACCAAGGATGCACCGAAGGAGTTTATCGCAGACTTTATATCCTGCTGACCCAACTGGATGGCGGTCATTCTTCCGTTCGCTTCGTCTATGGAGTCTTGGCTTACGTTAGATGCCACCTTTGACGAACCGCTTGAAGATGAGGTGTCTTGGTCATACCCAGTCATTTCCGCGATGAGATTCCTCGCCTCAAGTGCTTCGTTGGCATACTCCTTGTATTGAGCCTTCAGTTTGGCTATCTGGCTCTCGCTCAAAGTGCCGTTTTGGTTGGAGAGAAGGGTGTAGTAGTTGTTGTACCAGTCCTCGAGGTTCTTTTGGAGCATAGTGCCGATTTGGTTGTTCACGATGCTCTGCATCATATATTTCGACACATCGTCAATGAAGTCCTCTGCGGTACTATTCATATCCATAAGGTTGGATGTGAAGTTGTCGAACATCGAGTCGAAGGTGATGCCCGTAAGACGCTCCTTGATTTGGTCTTCCAAGTCCTTTATCGCCTCGTCACCATTTATGATGTCCTCAAGGAACTCTCTAAAGTCATCGTCAAGTTTCGACCAGAAGAGGGAATAGTTGTCCCTCACCTCTTCGAGCTGCTTGCCCGTCATCTTCGTAAGGTCGGAGATGTCCCCGATACCTATCGAGCGGTAGTATTCGGACAGTTCCTTGTTCATCCTCACCCCATAGGAGTGTGACCCCATAGACGCGCCAGCACCAAGTCTTTCCCTCGCGAGTTCTGCTGCGGCTTTCTGCTGCTCCTTGACGAGGTTCATAGCCTCCTTGGATGCCTTCACCGCCTCATTGCCCCACGATTCGCTCAAATACTCCTTCTTCTTGTCTATGAGGGTGTCCCAGATGGATATCAGCTCTTGATACTCCGCTTTCGCGTCCTCGTAGTCCGAATCGTCCTTGGTGAATCCCAAGAGGTCTGCTGCTGCCGTTGCCAACTGGATGGCTGCGGAGATGATAGCCAAGATAGCGGATGCCTTCTCTATTGTTGATATAGAGTCGGATGCAAGCTGCGAAGCAGTCATCATCGCTCCTCCCACCGAAGATACCATAGTGCCGATACCCTTGATGTATTTGGCGGTCTCTCCTCCGAACTGCTCAAGGTCGCCACCTACCTTGTTCACCGCACCACCCAGTTTCTCAAGGTTTTGCCCCGTCTGGTTGAGGGACTTCTTGACGCGGTTGCCAGTGTTGGCGACATTATCCTCGGCTTGCGCCTGTCTATTACGTGCATTGGTGAGGTCTTGCGTGGCCTTGAGGACTACGGTTGTCGCTTGCCCCCTCTGCGCCCTCATCAAGTCCTCCTCTGCCGTATATACGTTCTGCGTGGCTTCGGCTAACCTGTTTTGAGCCTCGGCATAGAGTTCGGCATTATCTATCACCTCTTGGTTGGAGAGGTTCTCTTGTGCGTCTGCCTCTGCCCTACGTGCATCCTCTATCCTCCTACGATATTCCTCAATTTGCTCTTCGGAATAGGTGAATACCCCGTTGTCCTCGCTCTCAAATAGCGAGTTGCGGTTGTTCTCCGCACTCCTTACGCTTTCTTGGCTTCGGACGAGTTCGTCTTGGGCGGCTTTGTAGTCCTTGAAGTTCCTTATCAGGGATTTCAACGGATTTCTTTTGATGAGTTCGTTCTCGATTCTCCCCATCTCCTGCGCAAAGACCTTGATGTCCTTGGGGTCGAGGTCTGCCATAGACTCCTTGGCGGCTTCGATGTTCTCCCTCAAGGTTTTAAGGGATTCCGTGGATGCCGCCTCTATGTCGTTGAAGGCTTGGAAGAATGTCGGGTCGGACTTTATCTGCTCGATAGCCAATGATGCTATCGCCTTCGTCTCCTGCCCACCCAAGGTGAGGAGTTCGCCCCTTAACCTTCTGTTTAGTTCGAGCGCGGTGTTCTTCTCTATCTCCGAAGAAGTCTGCGAGGCGATGACCTTCTCGTTCTTGGCTATATCCAGTTCTATGTCCCTCTTCTTCGTGGCATACTCCCTATCAATAGCCTCCCTACGTTTGTAGTATTCGAGATACTTGTTCTCGGACTCACCCTTGTAGGCATTGGCGATGGCTTCCTCCCTCTGACGCTCGTAGAGCCGTTTTAACCACTCGTCTTGCGTACTTTCTATCTTGACCCTATAACTCTCCGTTATCTCGGTCAATCGCTGCTCCAGCGAACCGTATTTGGAAATGTAGTCGTGGAATGCCTTGTCAGCCTCAAACTCGATTTGTATTCTTCGCCCGTCAATGCCCGTGAGAATCCTTTGCAGGTCTTTTAGTTCCTCAAGGGCATCCCCGTCAATCTCTGGTGTGATGGTGATTATCCTGCCTAATTGTTCGGCGGTGAGTTCCTTGATTTCCTCTTGCCCTCTTTCCTTGAGAATCTTGTTGGCTTTCTCAACGGCTTTCCGTCTATCGGACTCGTTCTCCGCGAGGTTCTTCCTTCGGTCGGCTTCCTCTTTCGCGTACTTCTTGAGTAGTTCGGCTGACGAATCATATTTGAGGTTCGAGGACTTTATTTCGGACTGATAGGCTTTCTCGGCTGCGGCTGCAAGTTTCTGGTAGGTCTCCGACTTTTCAAGGATGGCTTTCTTGGAATTTTCAAACGCGGAATCCTTGGCTTCGGGATTGGCGGCTTTCCACTCGGCTTTCGCGGCTTCCTCGGCGGCTTTTTTCCTGTCCTTCTTCTGCTGCTCTATCCTCTGGAGTTCCTTCTTGTGGTCGAAGTCCCTTTGGGCGATGATTTTCTCCGAGCCGTCACGCATCGAATCAATCCTCGACTGCGTTTCCGCGTTGTCTGCCTCGCGCTGCTCCTTCTCGATTTTAAGTCGGTTGTCCTTCAATACCCTTCTTCGGTTCTCTGCCTCTTGCTCCAACTTGTCGGCGATGTCACCGCCAGCATCCTTATACGCACCTTGCGCCTCTTGCATCTCCTGCCCCAGAAGGTTGTTGAACTCCTGCGCCTGCACTTGGGAAAGCTGACCATTCTGTCCCTCAATCATTTCGAGGATTTTCTTCAGTTTCTCGTTAGACTTGAGGAGTTCCTTTTCCGCGTCATTGAAGACAAAGTTACCTTGGGCGAACTTCTTCTGGATGGTCTTGATGAGGTTCTCCCTTTTCTTGGCTTCCTTCCGTAATTCTTCGGTGGTACGGGTGTTGTTGAGTTCGGTTTCCGACTTCGTGGCTTGTTTCTCCGCGTCCTCGGCTTGCTTGCGTGCGTTGTCAACGGTGTTTTGCGCCTTCTCCGCAGCCAACCCCACCCACTTGGCTAATCTTCCGAGGATGGATTCTTGGTCTTTGAGCGCAGTTATATCAAGTTCGATGGGCAACTGGACGGGCGAGGTCTTGATTTTCTCTATGTCCGCTTCGTTCAAGGCTTCGAGGAGTTTCTTCCTCAAAGTGTTCTCATCGAAGTTCACCCATTCGGACACCTCTATGCCCTTTTCTTGCGCTTGGGTGAGAAGGTCATCCGTACTCATCGTATATCTGTCCTGCACATCCTTGGCGGCTTTGTAGATTTCAAACCTCTCCTTGGCTGCATCTGCCGCATCCCTCTCCAGCTTGACCCTCTCGCTTAAAGGTTTCTTGGCATACTCCTCCTCCTCGCGCATCTTCTCCATGCCCTTGATGGATGCTTCGTTGTTCTTATGGAAGTCCTCCATAAACTTGAGCATCTCGCTCATGGACTGCTTGCCCTCTTCGGGGTTGAGGTCTTGGTAGAGGTCGGCAAGTCCTTGCGCGTTTTCCGTGCCTATCTGTTCTAATTCCTCGCGACGTTTCTTCATCTCATCGCTCATCTTGGCACTCGTTATGATGGTTCTATATTCGTAGGCTTGCTCTTGGGAAAGGAGTTTGCCACCGATATTCTCATAGTCGGTGTATCTTCCAGCCTCCTCGACCTGCTGCTTCCTATCGTCCTCGTCCTTTCTCCTCCTTACCCTCTGCGCATCCTTCTTGACCTTATCAAGTTGTTCGGGTGTCATCTGGGCAAGTTGGTAGGCGGTGTACTTCTCCGTCAATTCGGGGAGGATTTCCGAAAGTTTCTTGTATGCCTCATACCTTTCGAGTTCGGTTGAGTTCTCGTTGCTTATGATGTCAGCAAGGGATTCCTCTTCTTCCCTCCTCTTTTTTAGACCTTCAAGATACCTCTGGTTCTCATCGGCTACCTTTCGCGTGGCTCTCTCCTGCTCGGTTTCTGCGGTTACTCCGTAGTAGATTATCCCGACAAGCGCGGCAATGGCTGCTGCCATCAATACATAAGGATTGGAAAGCGCGGCTTTGGTGTTCTCTATCATAGAGGCGGTGAGCATCTTGAATGACCCAGCCAAAGTGAGATTGGAGGTTGTATGCGCCTTCTTTGCTATCGCCGACCTTATGTGACGTTTCTCCGAATTGCTTGCGGCTACGGCTTCGATGAGTTGTGCTTGTGAGGCATCCTTTGTTGCAACGGCTGCTATCAGTGATGCTTTGGCATCGGCATCCCTCGCTACCTTGTTGATAAGCATAGCCTTGGTCTGCGCATCCGTGGCCACTTTGTTGATGACCTTTGCCTTGGTGTCGGCATCCGTGGCAAGCGAAAGCGCGATTGTAGCCAACCTCAACCCTGTCTGCCCTCCTTGTGCTGCCGTGTTTGTCGCCCTCATCAAAAGAAGTGCGGTTCTATAAGTACCGAAGGTAGCCACGGCAAACCCCATCCACTTGGCGATATCCTTCCAGTGCTCCACCATAGCACTACGCATCTTGAGGGACTTAATCTTCGCACCCTCAAACATCTGCCCCATCTCGTTATACATCGAGTGAAGGTTGTCTGCCAACTGACCTTCCTCTGCGGAGATGTTGTTGAGTTGCGCTGCCATGATGCCGTGGAACTGACCGCCCTCTTGTGTTAGGTGGTCTAACACTTGGTTGAGTTGCTCGAAGGTGATTTTGGTGGACGAGGAGGCAATACCCATCTCGTTCATAATGTCTTTTAGGACGATGCCTTGCGATGCCCACGACTGCTGCATCTGCCCGTTTACATAACCGATGGACTTCGCCCTGTTATACATGTCCACAAGCTGACCCAACGGCTTGTGTGTGGCGGTGGCTACCTCGGACAACTGATTAAGTCGGGGAATGATGGTTTCCACGGCTTGACCATAGGCGAGCATCTGCTTCGACCCCTCTACAAGGTCGGAGAACTCGAACATATTGTAGTACGCGGCATCCTCCAACTCACCGACAAACTTCTGCGACTTGGACTTGTCCCCAAGAAACACATCCATCGTGCTCTGGATGTCCTGCATCTCCTCCCTTACCTTGAGGCTCTGGTCATACACACCCTTTAACTTGGAGTATGCTCCTTCCAAACCCATAGTGAAGAGATTGCCCACGGACACGCCCGTAGCCACACTCACTATGTCATTGAGGATATTCTTTACCTCGTTTCCCCCTTCCTGTAATCTCGCGAAAGCCTCGCCAAGTCCGTCATCTATCCTATCCGCAGCATCGGCAGCACCCTCCGTAGCACCCTCCATGATATACTTGTAGATGCCATTCTCCTTGAGGTTGATGGCTCGCTCTGTATTGAGTTCGGAAAGGTCAAAGGCATATTCCCCCTCCTTTGTCTGCGCGTCTTGGAGTTCGGAATGTGCATCGGCAAGTTTCTTCCTCGCATCAGCCAGCTTCTGCACGTCACCAGTTCGGAAAGCCTCAAGGGAAGCCGCCTCAAGTTTTTCGATGTCCTTGATGAGCCTGCCTATCGTTGCCCTCTCCCCGTCAAGTGCCGACCTTACGTTGGAAATCTTCTGGGTGAGTTCCTTGTCCCTTATCGCGAAAGCCTCTTGCATCCTCGCCCCGTCCTTCGCGGCATCGGAAACGAGTTCCGCGAGCTTTCTTCGCGCATCTGCAAGATTGCCGTTGAGCTTGTCAAAGTTCTTCGTGCCGTAGTCGGCATTGTCGAGTGCCTTTTCCAGACTCTCTATCTCTTTTCTTAACCTCAAAGCCTCGGTGTAGTCGGCTTCGACATTGAATGCAAGTAATGCCATTATTTCTGTTTTCGTCTTGCGGCCATTTCACGACCAGTTATCTTTTTAACCTTCGCACCCATAACGGTGTGGAGTTTGTCCTTTTGCATAATAAGGAGATTGCGGTAAGGAATCTCATACACCACCTCTCGATAGGAAAGATGCAGCTCCTCCATGAACGTAGCAATCTGCCCGAGTAAAGTCGCGTTGCCCGCTACTTCGGTCTTGCTATCAGCATCGCCACGTTCTTGGTCAAAGCCGATAGCTTGAAGAAATTTTCGGTGGAGATGAGGGAAAGACCCTTCTCTATCCCGTTGACTATCTCGTCAAAAGTACCCTTGGAGAGTTCCTCCGTCAGACTTTCGTCCCCAGTGATTAGGTAGCTCAATGCCTTGGCACACCCCTCCGCTCCGTATAGGGCGGTCTGCAATATCGTGCTTATGTCACGAGCCTCGCCCAGCTCACCCAAGGAATGACCGACACCAGCCAAGATATGTATCGTGGGCGGTTTTATCACATAGCATTTCCCGTTCACAAAGCACGTTGCGATATCATACCCCAACAGGGCACTTGATACTAATTTACTCCCTTTGCTCATAATATGAAAATCGGGATGCACGGGATTTTCTCCCACACATCCCGAAGAAATGAATATGAAGACCTTATTTAGTCAACCTCGTCCTCGTCGAACCAAAGTTCTGGCGAAAGCAGCTCGTTCTGCGGCTCCATCGCAGTTGCGTTGCAAGCCAGACCGATAGCACCATCGGTGTTTGCTTCGCGGGTGTTGATGTTCGCGTAGGGAAGGACGATGTACTGCTTGTCCTCGGTACGGGCGACAATAATCTTCCTCAAGTCCACAGTGCCACGCGCACGCGCCCAGCCTACGGCATCACCGCCTTGGTTGGTGATAACCGTGCCGCCCAAGAGGTCAGCCTTGGTCTGGTAGTCATAGCGACCGATGGTGAAGTTAATCTGAACCTCTCCCATCGTCTTCGACCCCATTCGGTAAACCGAACCCGTGAGCTGGTTCTTGTAGGAGTCCTGCGAAGATTCGGTTTCCTCAATCTGCCAAGTGTCCTGATGGACGTTCTTGATTTCCTTGGTGGTGTTGGCCTCAATGAGAGCCTTCACGTTAGCACCAGTGACCTGTGCATTGAGGGAATCCCACGCGGTGTAGTCCGCATACCAAATCTTCTCGACATCTACTCCCGATACTTGTTTGTTTGCCATTTATTTTACATTTAGAATGTTAAACAATAGACGTAAATTCACGTAGTGACAACGAAGTTGCCTGTCCTCCTCTGTGTTCGTTCCCGCCCACTTAATCCTGAATGTTGTCCCATCATACTCTCCAACGATGGACTCAAAGAGTTCCATTCCCGCCCTTTCAAGCTCTTGGAGGGTACGCCTGTCCGCTTCACCCTCTATGTCGGGTGCGGAGAGGTTCACCATAATAAAACACTTGTTCCAGTATGTCTCTGGGGTAAGTGTATCGGAGAATATCGTCACCCTCGGCTCTGTCACCTCACCCCTCGGGATGTTGCCCCTCTGATATACGGGGAATCCAAGGGATAGGGCATAGTTGTGGACGATATTTACCGCATCGGTGGTGGTTATCATTCAAAGACTTTTTTAAGTTGCTGCTCCGCGAAGAGTGCCGCCGCGCCTACCACCGTGAAGCCTTTCGACTCGACATAGGAGGCATATTCGGCGACATTCATTATGGTCAGTCCATTGGGTGTTACAAAGTATCGGTTCGAGGCACGCAGATGTCCAGTGTGGTCTTGGTAGTTGCCCGTGGCTTTCGCGTAGGACACCGCCTTTCTCCCCACCTTGTCCATCTCGTTCATCACCTCTTCTACCCCCTCCTTGAAGAATTTATCTACATCGGAGAAGTCCTTCCTTACACCCATATCACGGAATAGTTTAGCTTGTTGGTTCGGATGACTCTGTTGACTTTCCCACGTCCCCTCACCTTCTCACCGTCATAGGCTATAACCTCATCCCCCGCTTGGATTTCGGTCTTTCCCTCTATGACGATTTTGTAAGTTGAGCGATAGACTGTGCCGTTGTCGCTGATGAGGTCTTGCGTGGAATCGTCATCACATCGGCATCCTCCCCCGTCAAGCCATTCCCCCTCCGAAGATACGGGTCTTCCGTACTCGTCGCGCGACACTTGGGGTCGGCGGTAGGTTAGCGTATGAGGTTTGTAGAACATATCACCACTTTCCAGTTCTATCGGTTATTACATTCATGTCGAGTGCAGCCGTGGCTTCTTCGTCAGGCTTTACTCCCCACTTCCGACACAACCATAGATAGAACTTGCCGAGGTTGGCATAATCCCACGTCTCCGAGAATCCGTTTTCCGAGATGCTTTTCAGCCTTGGCTGGAAAAGGATGCTTTCTATACCCGAACATAGGGCGCGACCCACTGCGGCTTGGTTCTCCGCAGTATAGTCATCCGTTTCCTCCATCCCCGACTCCAAGAGGATGTCGAAGATGGTGGTCTCGTTCACCCCATACGGGTTCAACGTGGTTCTTATGTACTCTCCTATGGTCATTTCTTCTTCCTCTTACGCTTTGGTTCGGGGGTTTCTTCGGTGACATCCTTCCCCGTTTCATCGGATGTTTCCGACTCTTCGGTTTCGGGATTTTTGTCCAAGACCTTTTCCGTGTTATCGGATGTTTCCGACTCCGTGGTTTCGGTCACTTCCGAACTTTCGTCCGTTGTCTGGGTGTTTTCCTCACTACCCTCGGTAGGGGGAGTTTCGGGAATCTCCTTCCACTCCTCCACCAAGTGTAAGCTAATGAGGGTCTTGCCCCTTTCCTCATCCACCTCAAGGGTTTCCCCAATATGGTGAACAAGAGTGAACCTCGTCTTGTCACGGAACTCATTGAGAACAACAACCTTCATTGTCAGAACGTGTTATGCCTGCACCGTCTTCGAGTCGAGGGTGTAGATGCGGTCAACATTGTTGATTACGGGGAGTACCATAGCCTGCGAAGCGGTGAACTCGCGCAGTGGGTCAACGAGAGAATACTTGGAAACCAAGATGTACTCGTCGGCGGTCTGGTAATCCACGTTGGGAACACGGCGGGTTGCCTCGGCTACGTCACTCCAAACGAGGTCGCCAAGTTTGGTGTCGCAGGTGAAGACAACCATACCCTCCTGCCAAGGATTGTGGTTCTGCTTCTTGCCGTTGATTTCGGTCTTAATCTTCCTTGCCACGCGGTGGATGTTGACACCCCACTTGGTCTGGATGACCTGCGCAGCCTTGTCGAAGTCAAGGGTAGGAACGGTGTTGTTGTTGGTGGTAACGCCCATGTCGAAGGCATACTGACCGCGAACTTGTTTGTTCTTGTAGAGGCGGGTGAGCGCGAAGTCATCAAGCCAAATGTCGGTGATGGTGTTCTGGTCATCCACGGCCTTGTCGAAAATCTTCTGCATGTCGTCGATGGGGAGGGCATTCTCCACGTCATTCCACAGGGTTGCTACACCGAACTTGTGGGAGTCGAGATAACCCACGTCCACACGGACACCAGTGCCGTTGTTGGCATACGAAAGACCCACGCCAGTGGAAAGCTCCGAAAGGAAGATGTCCTCGATGCGCTCCCAGATGGCCTCGATGACACGGGGAGTGTCCTCGAAAATCTTGCGGGCAATCATCGGGAATGGACGCTGCTGTGCTACCATAGCGTCGATGTCCTTCATCTGCTTCTCCGAAAGGTACATCTTGAGACCCATCTTCGGAATCTCGCCCTGTGCGGTCGAGAGCGCGTCACGGCTCTTGAGTGGGAGTTCGGAGTCAAGAGAAACCACATCGGCGGCTACGCGGGTGTACTCCGCAAGCACGCTTGCCCAGCGACCATCGGGCGAATAGGTGGTGTCAAGAAGGTCACGGAAGAAATAGGGAAGGGTCTGCTGCCTCTTCTCATTGAGCTTCTCCACAATCTCGGTGACGAGGGAGGGGAAGTTCTCGTGGACAAATTCAAAGTATAATGACTTGTTCATTTCTTATGGTTTTAGGCGTTATACACCGTCCCCACATTCTCGTCCTTCTGGAAGATGATGTGAGGCACTGCGGCAAGGAAGGCACTCTTGATGCTCTCGATGCTGACATACATACACTCTGGGTTCACCACGCCGTCATACATGATGGATGACTGGGGGTTGGTCTTCTCGATGGTGCGGTAGTTGATACCCACGTACTTTGCACCTTGTGGGAGCGACCCATAGACATAGGTCTGCTCGCCATCCTCGTTGAGGACAGGCTTGGTGATGGCTACGGGGTTCTCCACACCTGCTGCGGTGGCTGCTGCCGAGGTCTCGTAGGTGGTGGTGGCATCGGCTGATGCTCCATATACGGTGGTAGTGGCGGCACTTACGGGCATTGGAGAATATACACCTTCCTTCTCGATGATGACGTGACCCGCTGGAATTACCGAAAGGGGGAATCCTTCAACCTTCAAGGTACGACCCCCAGGGATGCCCGAGATGAACTTCTGGACTACAACCGAGTCCAAGCCGAAAAGAATCCCGCGCTTTCCGCGATTTGCATTTGCAATCATTGTCTTTGTTTTCTTGTTTTAGTGAATTAGACTTTCGGCGATTTTGCTAACCTCCTCCTTGGTCGGTTTGCCATCGCCCTTGGGATATGGTGTAGGACTTCCAGGCAGTTCGTGCTTGGTGATGTTGTTCGCGATGGAGGTGAGTTTCTCCTTGATGGCATCCTCCGTGGCATCGGCTGGAAGGACAAAACCCTCCTCGATGCGATAGTCGGGAATCTTGAGTTCCTTTGCCGTCTTGGTGATGAAGTCCTGTCTTGCACGTTGGGCACTCGCAGCCTTGGCAGCGTCAGCCTCGTCCTTCATGGCTTTGTAGCCTTTGGAGAGGTCATCGTTCTTCTTCTTCATCTCTTCGATGGTGGCGGCTTGTGCCTTGGTCTGCTCCTCGTGCTGCTTGCGGATTTCCTCGATGGTCTTCTGGTACTCCTCCTCGCGCTTCTTGCGGTCGTCTTCGGCCTGCTGCTGATAGAGCTTGAACCATTCTGGGATTTCCGTGTTCTTCTTCAACTCCTCCGCTTTGCGTGCCTCCTCCTCTGCCTTGGCTTTCGCCTTGGCTTCCTCATCGGCTTTCTTCTTTGCGGCTTCCTCCTCTGCGGCCTTCTTCTTGGCTGCTTCCTCTGCCGCTGCCTTTTTTGCCTCCTCTTCGGCGGCTTTCTTCTTGGCTGCTTCATCCTCCGCATCCTTCTTCGTCTTCGCAACCGCCTCATTGACACGCCTGTCATTCAGCTTTTGCAAATTCGCGAGATAGTCCGCTTGCTGTTCTACAACAAAACCGAGATTGTCATCTGTCACAAAACCGAGCTTCGCGAGGGCATCGGCGTGCGAAGTGAGAATCTCATCACCCAACCCGAGGCTCGAATACCGCGTTTTGAGTGCCTGAAAAATCTTTTGTTTCATTCTTTTTTATATATTGATTTAAGTTTGTGTTTGTTTTTGGCGCAAAGATATACCTTAATATCCTATTATTTGCATTTTAACGCGCCTTTCACGGCACTAAAAATTATTGTGCATAAATCACACGTTTTAGGGGCAGAAAGTCCAGTAGAACGCAAAAAAAGAAGGCGCGTCTCACGACGAACCTTCTCAAAATATTTCTCTCTTAATACTAATGGTCGGACTCTACGAACCTCACGGCGGGTAGAGGGTCTTTTGCATTGACTTACTTGTCTGCAACGCAAAATGAAATGTAATCAACTCAAAATTCTTAAACCAATTAAATCCCGAAACACTACGAACCATCGCGGCGGGTAGTGCTGGTGTGCGCATTGACTTACTTGTGTGCAAAACGCACGGTTGTTATTGCCTATGCAAAGATACTAATTCTCAAGCAAGTCACAACAACACGCACGGATGAAAAGCACTTTTGAAATCACTCTAATAACGTATGAAGATGAGATTTGTTTATAACCATACTAACTTTTTTCGGACGTATGCCATCCATCGAAAGTTAGAGTAGTAGCAGCCATTGTAGTTCTCGAAGTTGCCGAACATTCTCACATTGCCCGTAGGTACGTGAAGAAAGGCGAACTTTGAACCGCCGATGATTGTCTGGACGGCTTCGGCTAATGCCTTTGACCCGAACCCGTATCGCTTGATGTAGGGCACGAAAACGGTCTTGAAGACATATTCGCTATCGGTAATATCGTTCTTCGGGTAGTAGGGCAGACACCCGTTGTGGGCGAAGAACACACCGCCGTCAGCCCCCGAAAAGAAGGGGTGGCAGTTGTCGAGGTTGACCGAGCCTTGGGTGGCAAACCTAAAATGGATGATGCAAGCCTCATTCTCTGGCACTTTGCCGAGCTGCTCTACGAACTCGCTAAACTTGAGGGTCTTGAATGAACGGCTCTTTGTGGCGAACCCCATGCCGTCTGGATTGGCTTGGTGACACGCGCGAAGGGTGGTTAACGAGGGCATCTTTGCGCCCGCTGGCTTTACGATGAGAATGCACATATTTTTGCTTGTATTGAATTTTCTTGATTGAGGTGATAACTTATGCGCCCGAAAGACGAAAGTCCGTTAGACGCGAAATAAAAGGGGTAGGCGGGGCGGTTGCCCCAGCCTATCACATATTCTCGATGCGGGTCTTGAAGTACCGCTTTTCGGCGGCGGTCAAGAAGGGGACATCGTTGATGTCGGTCACGTAGTGGTCGAGCACGTGGGTCTTCGACCAGCCTACGAGGGCGGCGCAGAACTTTACCCAATGTGAAATCTTGGCAAAGTTGGTAGTGCCGTGGTGCTGGCGAAACTCTACCGTGTGGTGAGATGACCAGCTCATCGGATTGAGCTTGTGGTAGCGGTCGTTACCCATGACGCGCTGAACATCTTCGGGGGTGGTACAGCGAGAGAAGTTGTAGTTGCGGATGGTGTGGCAGTAGGTGTTGGTGTCACCGCGACGCGAGGGTGCCATCCAAGTGTCGATAAGACCCTCGAGCTTCTGGTAGTTCTCAAAGCAGTTGCAGAACTGGTCATCGGTGAAGTCGGCGCAAGAGATATGTACGTGCAAACCGCAAGACTTGTTCACTTGTGCGCCAGTGGCATTCAATACACCACAAGCCTTCTCAAGTCGGCTCAAACCGCCTTCGCTCGAAAGTACGGGCGATACCATCTCGATAGGATTGTTGCCGTAGGTGGTGTTGCGGTCAGGGCGAAGGCTGCTATCGGTCTTGAAGTCGAAGGTAGCATTGCCGTTGGTGTGGGCGTAGTAGCCGAGCCAGTTGTAAGACACGCCCGTTTCGGTGAGTCCGCGCTCAACTGAGCTACGATTGCAGAGGCACTCAATCTCAACACCAAAGGTGTAGGCGAAAGGTGCGATACGTGTGCGGATGGTCTGCGTGAGAACATCTACATATTGCTTTTTGATGTTCTCTATGTCCCAGCCAGTCAAGCCGAGAGCCTTCAGCTCGCGAACCTTGGTGTTGAGGGACTTGGTTGAGGTCATTACGTCGTTGATGGTCTGGTTGAGGGTCTTCATACGATTCAAAAGTATTAAGAGGTGAATCGGGGTCGTTGCCCGTGCGGTCTTGGGTTTGTCCCTTTCGACACCGCAAAGATAGGGGATTGTATTGGATTATCCAAATATTTTACGATAAATTTCCAATATTTTAACTCTTATTAACGAATATCGTGCATATATTGGGTTTTCTAAACACATTTTAACACAAATATTGCACAAAAATAAGATTTTGAGGTAAAATCTGGCGATATGAAAACAAAAATGCAGTAAGTCCTATTACATTATATAAATAAGATGGGGGCATCCAGAAGGACACCCCCTAACTTAAAACGGCAAATCATCTTTTGGCATCGGGTATTCTTTCCCGTCGAGCCAAAATTTAAACCGCGCCTTGATATAATTCCACTCGCATTTAATCCTGTACCAGAGGGACGGCTTGCATTCCTCGCAGATGACATGCGTGCTTCCGTCGGTGACGATACATTTCACCTTCAAGTCATCTCCTACGGCTTGTTGCCATTTCACGTACCTCAAATATAGTACGACCTCATTGTATGTGGCTGGTCGGTAGTCCTCGCTCTCAAGTGCGTAGTCACTCCACCACAATCGTTCATAGACTCCGTTCTCGTCCTTCTTGCCCATTACATCCCTCTGGGTGTTGATGGCGCAGTTGAAATATCCGTTTGGATAACACAAAGCTATTGCTCGCGTCTTGTCTTTGCTGGATTCCTCGTTCCACGACATGAAGGTGAGCTTGGTGTATTTCTTAATCTTCATAGATTCTAAATTTTAGATTATACTTCTTGGTTGCCTCTTGCAGGGCGGCTTCCGCGCGTTCCCTCTTCTTGAAGAGTTTCGGGGCAGACTCACTCACCTCTACCTTGGTGCAGACCACCCCGAACCTCCCCACGTAACTTCTAAACTTCGCGTTGGTGACAACCATCGAGCCGCTCCTTACGATATACCTTCTCATTTGATATAGTCCTTCCACGGGTTGGAGGTGAACCGCCCGCTTGTGCCAGTGATTCTATCGGCTTCTCGCATCTCCTGCACCTTGGCATCCTCCCTCATCCTCTGGCGTTCCTTGCGCGATGGTTTGACCGTCTTCTCCTCGGCATAGACGCTGCATTCGGGGACATCGGTGCGGTTGTGCTTGCCCAGTCCGCAATATCCGTCCATCGGAGCGACGTGCTTGGGCACTTTCTTGGTGAAGGGGTGGAAATGAATACAATTTCCGCAGCATTTTTTAGTTTCCATCTTTTTTCAGTTTTGAGTTAAGTAATTCTTCCATCACGCCTATCCAGAAATAGGCGACATTGTTCAAGTCCATTCGTATTTGCGTCTTGCCCTCTATGGTGAGGTTGGTTTCCGCGCAGCTCCTTACCGTGTCCACGGAAATCATATTCTCGTCGGCGGCATCCTTGAGGGAAGGCCATATACCCTTGAAGGTGGCGCGTCCTCCGTTCATCTTGAGTCCGAAGACGAACTCCCCGTCAGGGTATATCTTGTAGAGGTCATTGAGGAACACCCTCGCGCTATGGTAGTCCATCTTGAGCATCGACGTGGTGAAGGAGAACTGCTCATAGCACTCCATCGACCCGAAGTAGTATGGTGCGGAGAACATCTCGGAGAACCTCGGACTCTTGCCCTCGTCACCAGCCGCGATAATTAAATCTATGTTTTCATAGCGGAAGAGTGCCTTGATGCAGTCGAAGGCGGTCTTGTCCACATTGTAGGAGGTGAAGACACCCTTCACATCAACAAGAAGTTGCTCGGCTACCTTGATGCCCTTGTACATCCTTCGCGTCTTGATTTTCTCCCAGAGTTCCCTCTCCTCTTTCGTGTAGAGGAATCGTATCGTCTTGCCGTTGACGTTCTTCAACTCAAGGGCATTGGCGAGAGATAGGATTTGTGTGTGTACCTTGAGGGAGCGGAAGGTGTCTATCTCTGCCAAGTCCTTGAACGTGGAGCGGTAGTTGACGAACAACTGCGAGAAGAACATCAGTTTGAGGACATAAAGGCATAACGGTTTGTCCACTGGTGCGCACACCTTGAGGAGTTCCTTCTCTATGGCTTTACCGATGTTCTCCAGATGGGGGTCGATAATCTCCAAGGCTTTCTCCGTGGACAGACTCATACCCTCATACGCATCAGTATTGCCCACGAAGTTCATCCTGTTGTTGAGTGAGTACATGAAGTCCGCGAGCTTGTCATAATACTTGTAGGAATTAGTGTATATGGTTTCGCAGAGCCTCAATACCTTCTCGTCAGTATATTCTTTCTTCGTGTGGAGCTTGTTCTTCACATTGCCCCTATCGAGGATTGCCCGTGAAAGTCCTATACACTTGTCGGTGACAATGGAGGCCATCGTGGTCATCGAATAGACTGGGATAGCTTCCAGTGCCCTCAATCTTGCAAGGAGTTCCGCGTTCTTGCTCGTATGTGTGGGTGGGGTGCGCGTCAAAGTGCCTGCCATACCAGACTCTCCAAATAGATGGACAACACGAAATGGCAGATTGTACCGAAGAGAATCCCGATTAGAGCGGATTGCTTCTCGTCTATCTCATTACGGAAATACCAGAAGGCGATTCCAGAAAGTGTGACACCGAAAACCAGACTGAAGAAATACGCCATAAGTGACGTTCCAAAACATTTACCTAATTTATACATATCATTTGATTTTGCCTGACCACTTGCCCCTTGATAGAGGGGAAAGGAGGTCTATTCTGTTTGTGAATCTCTTGTTCATAGTGTCTTGTATAACGTATCTGCCGTTCAGCGAATGTCCCTTGGAGATGAATAGTTGTATCGTGTCGCCATAGGAATAGGTCTTCAGCAAGTCCCGACTTACCGCGCACCACCTCAATTCTTTTACCCTCTTCGGGTCTATCCTCTTGTTGGATGCCGTGATTAGCGGAGTATCGTCACATTGCCCTTGGGTCGGATTGTAAACGGTTATCGTCACCTCTCGCCAGCCTTTCGCATTTGCGCCATACACTACTATAACGCACAAGAAAAGAAAAAATTTACGCATTGCCTACAATTCTTCCAACTCTTTTGCCACCTTGTCGCGTTCCTCTTGGATTATATCGAGCATCTTGTTGAAGATTTCCCTTTCGATTTTGCTTTCTCTTTCCGTTTCCGCATTGCTGTTCGCGCAGTCTATATGTATCTTCACCCAATAATATCTATCGGTCTTGCACGCCAGTAGCGCATCGTATCGCTTTATCTTTTCTTGTAGCTTGTTCGCCTTTTCAAGTATTTCTAAATCCATACTTTTTAAGTTTATGTTTTATTCATTTTCTTTGTACCGCCATTGACCAGATGATTGACCTTCTCACGGACTTTCTTGATATACCCCTCCGTCATTTCGATAAAGTTGGCATCGGTGTAGGACAGGGAGTAAATCAGAAGTGGGTTGTGGATGGTCGCGATAATCTGCGTGTTCTCCTTGTGGAAGTCCAAAACCGACTTGATTTGCTCGATATTGTCCAAGGAGAGGTTGCGGTCTGGCTCGTCCATAAGGATTGTCCACTCATCACCGATAATCTTGTGTGATTGGGTGTATTCGTAATACTGCGGATAGTTCTCCTTAAACTGGGAGTAGTCATATTTAAGACTTGCCTTGCCACCGAAGATGAAGTTGAAGAGATAATTAAGAGCGATTGTCACCCCCTCGCCAGTAGATGCATTGTTCTGCTCGATAGCCGTGCCGAACTCCTCAAAGGAATTAAGTGCCTCGTTGTGCATCTTCTCGTTGGTGTGTGATAACCTAAACGTATTCCTTACATAGTCGGCATACACGTCAACTCCATCGTGGAAACTCTTCTTGCCGAATCCCATGAACAACTTGTTGATGCTGTTGTTGAACAGACCCTTGTTGCAGTCGGAGTATTCTACCATAAGATACCTCTCAATCAATTTGAGGAGCGTTGTCTTTCCGCAGCCGTTCTCGCCTACAATAATGTTCACACCCTCCCTGAAAATGTACTCTTTCCCGTTCTTGAAGTTGGGAAGGTCTGGAAGATAATGAAGGGGAGTGTTGGTATTGTCTTTGATTATTACTTTCTCTACCATTTCACAAGGGTTTGTTAAGATTTATCACCATCTCATACACCGCATCAATGAGGTTATCTGCCGTTGTGCCTATTCCCTCGCCCCATCCTATGCACTCTCCGTCCTCGTCGATGTAGTCGCAATGGTAGGCATCATCATAATACCCCATCATCTTGCTATAATCTCCGATTGTTTTGGGTAAGGTGTCAAACAATGCCGCCAGAGACCAACAAGGAATAGTAAGACCTTTTCTGAACGAAAATAAATTGTGGGAAATTGAAAAGGATTCTCCGAAATGTGGAGAGTAATTTTCTCCACTTGGGTCATCCGCTTCCAAATACATATCCGCACTTTCAATAGGTAGGATTTCCATTAACTCGCGGCATTGTTCTATGTCAGTATATGCTTTTACCATTGTTGTTTTGTTTCGTCACTCATATTCATCTTTGATGTTTAATTTTTTAACACACATAGGACAATAATGGGTTAATCTTGACGTCCCCCTCCACCTATCAGGAAGGGGAGCATCAGGGTCAAGTATTTCGCTTAAAGTACCGCAGTTGTCGCAACTAAACTGCTTTAATTCGTATATCATATAGGGTTATAAAGCAGCCGTACTTTCGTATGGTTGGATAGATATGGGAAGTGGTGTTCCCATCGGTGGTTGAATTGAGTACATTGGCGGCATCTGAATCGCCCTACGAACATTTAACT